TATTAGTTCGATTATTAGTTCGATTATTAGTTCGATTATTAGTTCGATTATTAGTTCGATTATTAGTTCGATTATTAGTTCGATTATTAGTTCGATTATTAGTTCGATTATTAGTTCGATTATTAGTTCGATTATTTCTAATCGAATAACCTAGGAAGTTGCATTCGACCCTAACATCACCCTAATCCGAACGTAACCCCTTGCTAGATAGGTACTTACGCACGGACCCGACCAATTTGCAACTTCCTAGGTTTTTTCTTTCGGATTCCTGTCACGTTTCCGCGCGGAATACGACCCCTGATTCGTGCAAGGGATAGTCCCTTGCACTAACACTCGAAAGGCTACGACCGATGGCAAGAAAGTCAGACCCGACCCCGACCCCGACCCCGACCCCGACCCCGATCCCGACCGATGCGCTCGCGGACGTCATGGGACATGGCGGAATCGTGGACGCTCGCGCTCGTCGGACGAAAGCGGGAGCGAAGGCACGAGACGTCATGACGGAACAGTTCCGACTCATTCGGACCGCGCTGGACATCGTCTATCTCTCCGCTCCCACTACGCGCGGACCGGAAGCGTCACTCGCTCGCTCGCAAGTGTCGCTCGCTCTCGCTCACGCTTTCGCCAGCGTCACGGCATCGGCGGACTCTATCACGAAAGCGCTGGAAGCGCTTCCCACAGAAGCTAAAGAAGTGGCGGACGCTCTCGCTCCCAAGTCACACGGCAAGCGTGGGCGCAAGTCGGAGGGATGGGATGAATGACGCTGGCGAAAGCGTGAGCGAGTGATACTACGCCGGAAAATCTCGAAAGGGGTTTTCCGGCTTCTTTAGGTCATTCGCGCAATATACCTAGTACTATTATTTTAACATCCCTAATAAAAAAAATTTATAATCCAAATAAAAAATTTATAATCCAAATAAAAAAATGTTATGGGACTCCTATGGGTATAATCCCAATAAAAAAAATAAAAAAAATTTGGGACTCCTGGGGACTCCTAATTATTAAGGGACTTCTATAAATAGAAAAATCCCAGAATTTAAAAAACTCTGGGACTCCTATGGGTGTAGGTAATACTATTAGTTAAATATTACCTAATCTACGTTGTTTTCTTAGTTTCTTTCTTTCGGATCTATGTCTTCTCATGGCTAGTTTACCTATTAACTTTTCTACGCTTTCTGGTCCTCCTACTTTATGTCCTAGTGTTGGGTATATAGGCATTTTGGTATAGTGAGGATCTTCAATAGTATTTTGACCTGATCTGTAGTTATATATTTTTCTTATGTTTTGTGGATCTTTATAAACTACTCTCATACCTCTTTGTCTTGCTAGTTTAATTGTTTCTGTATCTTTTGGATCTATATTAAATGCTGTATTGGATTTATCTAGTTTAGTCCCACCTGGTGTTAGATCTACTTCTGGGTCTGGGGCTAAGTAGTGATCTTTTCCTGATTTTGGGAATGGTGATGCTCTATCAAATCCTGGTTTAGTACTAGCTATACCTTCATGTCCGTAAGCTGTATCTGGGTATTTTTTACCAAAATAAACAGCGTTTAAGCCATGTAGAGATTTATGTGTTAGAGTTGGATTTATTATACCTGATTTTAATATACCTCTTAAACCACCAAGACTAGTCATATGAAACCTGCTTTCAGGGTTTCCGACTAATGCTTGTTTTCTCCTAAAAGACTTAATATGATGAGGTACTGCTTCTATTAATAAATTACTTAACCTGTTATAAGTTTTTAATTTTGATTCCTTAATTAAGTTACCAAATTCATCGTAGGTTTTTTTAGTAGCTTTATACCATGCTTTTCTTGCTGCTGGGGTTAGGCTTGTATCTGGTCTAAATGTTTTTGGTTTATATGTTCTTTTAAGTGATTTAAGGATTCCGGTATATATTCCTTTACCTTGATGACTGGGTTGAATGGATGCGAATCTTGTTTGTAGATGTTTACCATGTAAATCTGCTGATCCGCTTCCTATATCCCTATCTCCGTGTTTAATGTTATAGACTAGATCTCTTCTACCTATACCTCCTTTTGGCATTCGGGGTATTTCTTCTACGTCTAGAGATACTCTTGGTCTTACTTTAGTTGGCCTTATTTTAATTGTTCTTTTAGGTGAGGGTTTATCTTCGCCGCTAAAGAGTGGATATCTTTTCATATCCTTTGGTAGTCTTTCTTGAAGTCTTAATTTAATGTCTCTTAAGGCTTTTACGTTTTTAATCTTAGCCATAGTGTCACCACGCTCTTTGGCTTTTCTTAGTTTTCTTCTGAATCTTTTTTCCAGTCTTTGAAGTCTGCCTAAGTTACTGGAACCTTCTATTAGTAAATACTTTAAATTATAAAACATAAAAACCCTCTATTTTATATAGAGGGTTTTTTTATTCTTATCTCAATGTTTTAGGTTTATGCTACATAAACTACTTTACCTTGAAGTAGGTCATTCTCACTTAAAACATCTCTTTCAAGTGCCTGAGCATAGTGTCTCATATTTTTAATTAAAGATTCTAAGTCTGGTGCTTTTAATTCTATTATGTCAGTATAGTACAGTAACTCACCATCCATATCATAAAAAAGCTGATGTATGGATAACTGATTATCACCATAAACATCCGATTTTATAATTCGGAAATCTGAGAAACTGTGCGTTGGCTGTTCATTAAAATTGTATGTTGTTTGGAACGGGTTCATACTCTCTCTCCATTAGTACCACTTCAAATGGTGGTCTAGCTGTAATATATCTATAAGATCCTTTGTTAGACCTGTTAGCTACATCCTTAGCTCTATCCAGATCTAAACATACACATACAGGTTCCTCTAACCCTTTTGTGTTTTTAATTGAATACACTTGATAATATCTAATTTTTAACATACTCGCAATTATAGTCTTGTCTTGTTTTCTAAGAGAGTGTTATTCGAGACATGGATAAATCTTGCCTTGGCAGCAAACTGACCCATATCCAAAGCCCCAACATAAGACATAGAGGATCGCAACCCCTCCTGAATCTCATGAAGAACCTTTTCTGTGCTACCTAATCCTTTATTCTTAACGTAAGTTGAAATACCCTCAGCATTACTAAACTTGCCCTTGAACTCCTTCTGAGCCTCTGCACTTGCCATTCCACGATAGTTTAGCAAGTCCTCATCATACTTCCAGTTCGGTGTGTAATCGCATCCTGCGAAGAATGAACCAGTCATACAAGCCTTTGCACCCAATGCCATAGCCTTTGCAAAGTCTCCAACATACTTAAATCCACCATCAGCAATAACTTGCACTTCCGCAGTATAAGAACATTCACCTACTGCCCTAAACTGAGGTCTACCTACACCTGTCTTTGTTCTAGTCGAACAAACTGCCCCTGGCCCTACACCAACCTTAACAACATCACAACCCCAACTTACTAAATCCTGAGCAGCTTCACTTGTAGCAACATTACCACCAATTAATAAATTCTTAAATCCCTTATTACGGATATACTGTAGCGTCTCCTTCATACCAATAGAGTGCCCATGTGCGATGTCCACGCAAATGTGAACCTTGCCATTTGGCACAGCTTCTTCATATCCAGGAGCATAACGAATAATAGAATCAATTCTAGCACTATCATTATCTAATGTACCAACAGATAAAAATAGGTTTTTCATTTTTGAAATGTTAATGAGTTTGATTGTCTCCTCAACAGGCATATACCTATGAATAATGCCAGCAGCACCCATTGAGTCAAGATAATCAGCCATCTCATACCCACAAATACTATCCATATTTGCGGCTATAATCGGAGTCTGAAGTTTTACCTTAACATTGAATCCATGCTTAGATTCTAGTGTAGTAGAGATATCACATTGACTCCTACTACGAACTTCAGAGTATTGTGGAAGAATAAGAACATCATCATAAGTAAATTCAATCATTGCATTTCCTTTTCTAGACGGAGTAAGGTGTTAAGATAAAGCGAGAAGGCTTGGTCAGGTGTATAATATTCTAACTTGCTTGTAGATTTTGCTTCAGGATAGTTAAATAAGTTGGGCATCTCATATGTTAATGCTGCCTTGTCATAACGATTAATCACTTCTTCCTCAAAGACATCAAGGTCAATATTAAAGCGTTTGTGAATAACCCTCATCACGTTATTCTCCATCTTCTTATAATCTGGCAGCAACTTCTTAAATGGAGTAGGGATGTCTGCCATATAGGCTTCACTAGCATCATGAAGTAGTGCTCCTAGAATAATGTTTGACTTATCAACTCGAATCATACTTGCAATGTGATTCGAAACTTCTTGCATTACATTTAGGCTATGCTCTGCAACACTATAAAATCTAACAATCTGACCACCGTAACGACATTGTAAAGATAATGATCTGGCAATATCTACGGGATCAATGTCCTCAGGCTTTAAATTTTCAGGATCAATAATCTTGCCTGAGAATGTTCTAAACCAACACTTTTCAATTTGTTCTGTAATATTCATGTTAACTCTACTTTCTTTGGTAATTGCTCATTATACATTTTAATAAATTCTCTTCTGTTACTATCCCAACTTTCTCTAGGAGTTCCAGGAGATTCGTGTCTTATTGTAATTGGTACTGTGTAGTTCTTCTTTCCATTTATATGAGTTTGGAAAGTATAATAAATGTCATAGAAGTCCCAGTTACCACTAAATGCTTCTGGTTGTTCTAGTTTAATTGATCTTAAAGTCTTTCCTGTGCAAGCTAGGAATACTCCATCAAGCACTACTACTTCACCATAAGGACCGAAGTTAGTCCAATAACGATTGAGCATAGTTCCATGATAAACTCCCCCTGAGTGATCGTACTTCTTATCCCAGTTCCACCAAACACAAGGCAAATCAAAGTTACGAGTACCCGCTACACCTATAAATCCACACTCAGGTAATGATTGACACTTATTCAAGTGTAAGAATAAAGTAGAGGGAGGACACATTATTTCAATGTCATCGTGACACAAAATAATAATGTCATCGTCTTTAGGATTAACTTTTTCTAATCCTTCTTTATAAGCCGAGAAAATACTGTTCTTACCAATTAAACTTTTAACTTTAATACCTGCATCAGTTAAATAGTTAAATAAGTGTACCGCAGTAGGTTTATAATTATCGTCTTTCGAACAAATAAACGAATAGTAATTTATGTCTGTTATCTGCATACTATATAATAATAGCGTATGGAAAATAAAATTAATCTCAGCCAACCAGATGTAAAACACTGGACTAAAATGAATAAAGAAGAACTTAAAGCTGAGTTCTTAAAATGTAAAAGAGATAAAGCCTATTTTATCTCGACTTATGTTAAAGTGGAACACCAGCTACTCGGCCTAGTTCCCTTCGAGCTATTTGACTTCCAACGTAGAATTATAGATAACTTAGATAAAAATAGATTCAATTTACTAAGAAAATTTAGACAAGCTGGATGTACAACTATCGCTTGTGCTTATGCATTACACATTCTAGTATTTGAAAGAAATAAAACCATTGCTATTCTTTCAATTGGTGACACTGAGTCTACAGAGGTTTTAACTAGAATTAAAATCATGTATGATGAGTTACCTTCGTTTTTAAAACCTGCAATTAAAAAGGGTGGAGATAACAAACATACTTTAGAGCTTGTAACTGGTTGTAAAGTAAAGGCTAGACCAGCTAAGAAGACTTCAGGTAGATCACTATCTTCTTACCTTTTAATCATTGACGAAGCAGCGTTCGTAGAGAGCATTGGAGATATTTGGGCAGCAGTTTATCCAATCATCTCTACAGGTGGTAGAGTATTTATGTTATCTACTGTTAATGGTATGGGTAACTTCTTCCACACAATGTATGAAGAGGCTAGAAAAGGTCTTAATAACTTTAACGTAATTGATATTGATTGGCAAGAACATCCTCAGTATAAATATGACTCGCGTTATGAGTGGTTATACAGCTTGTTAAGAGAACGAGATGATACATACGATGTTAACCACTTTGAAGAAGCAACTAAAAAGAACATTGGAATTAAACGCTGGAAACAAGAGTTTGAGAAAGAGTTTTTAGGTACAGGTGAAACTTATATTGATGGTGAAACTTTAACTTTACTTAATGATAACACAAGTAAAGAATATACTACTAAGTATAATAATCGTTTAAGAGTTTGGCATGAGCCTGAACCTTATCATCAATATGTAATGGGTGCAGATACGGCTTTAGGAAGAGAAAGAGACTATTCTGCGTTCATAATATTAAACGTATACAATGGTCAACAAGTTGCTGAGTTTTACTCTAATAAGACTTCTATAGATGATTTTGCTAAAATATTATCTGAGGAAGGTAGAAGATATAATTCAGCATTGATAATGCCTGAGAGAAACAGTATAGGTAATAACTTAATTGAATACTTAGTTAAAAAAGAACAATATGAAAATGTGTGGATGGATAAAAACGGTAAGTATGGATTCCAAACCACATTTCAAAGTAAAGAACAGCTTTTTGCTAAAATGGAAGAATACATTAGAAGCAAAAAGATTTTAGTAAATTCAGATAGATTAGTAAAAGAATTATTAACCTTTGTTATTGATGAAAGTGGTAGAGTTAAAGCTGATAATGGTCAACATGACGATTTAATTATGAGTTTAGCTTTATCCATTCAAGGCATAGTAGAAATGATTACAAACTCTCCAGGAACTCTAACAAAACTTAGTGATGATGGATTCTACGAGCCTATGCCGATGTTCAAAGGTAACAATCAAGATATGAGAAAATATTTTGGCGGTAAAACATATGATGAGATTAAATGGGTTTACGGTAAGTAAAGGATTATAAAGTGGCAGATAATAAAAAAATGATTAATGAAGCTGGGGAAACCTCATTTGGTGGACCTATACTAGGATCGGGTAACTGGTTTACCCCTTTAGGATCTGCTGGTAGATGGTTTGCCAAATTCTTTGCTACTTCGGCAAAACCATACATCTCTTTACAGGGTCAAGATCAAAAGGCTTATGAGAAAGCTCCTCAAGCTGGCGATACTTATACTAGTATTGATACGGTAAAGATTAAAACTGCTCAGGTTTATGATGGTCCTGAATTAGTTGTTCGAACAGTTCTTATCCCTGAATACGAAAGATCCAGAAAAGAAAGATATCGTCAATTTGAGAGCATGGATGAATATCCTGAAATTTCATCCGCATTTGATTTATACGCAGACGATTCAACCCAAAGAAATATTCAAGGTAAAAGATGGGTTATTAAATCTTCTAGTCAAATAGTGAAAGATGAAGTAGAAAGACTATTTAAAACTGTTGATTTAGAAAGATATTATTGGGACATTATACGAAACATGGTTAAGTTTGGTGATTGTTTCGTAGAAATTATTGTCGATGAAAATAATCCAAAGTCAGGTGTTCAAAGAATTAAGATACTTAACCCTAACTTTATAATTCGTGTTGAGAATATGTATGGCTATTTAACTGCATTCTTGCAGGAAATACCAAAAACTATTGACTGGTCAGCTTTCGGTTCTCAATCCGATTCAATGGCTAGAAATAACTATATTACACTAGACAAGAATCAGATTCTACACTTTAGATTACACACTTCAGATCCTAGATTCTATCCTTATGGTCGTGGTGTAGCTGGTGGAGTAATTAGAGCATTTAGATCTCTAAAGTTGATGGAAGATGCTATGTTGGTATACCGACTCTCACGCGCACCCGAGAGAAGAGTATTCTACATTAACACAGGTAACATTCCTTCTCACAGAGTTGCCACATTCGTAGATCAAATGAAGCAGAAACTCCGTAAAGAGAAGTTCTTCAACACTAGCACAGGTAATATAGATGAGCGTTTTAATCCTCTATCTGTTGATGAAGATTTGTTTATTCCACATAGAGGAGATAAAGAAACAAGAGTTGATGTTCTTCCTGGAGCACAGAACTTAGGAGACATAGATGACGTTAAGTACTTCCTAGATAAGGTTTTAGGAGGTATGAAGGTTCCCAGAGACTACATCGTAGAATCTAAAGATAAGGGTGCTGAAAGAAAAGCAAACTTAAGTCAATTAGACGTTAAGTTTGGTAGAACAGTAATGCGTGTTCAGCATCAATTTACATTTGGTTTACAAGCATTAATAAGAAGGCATTTAAAGATAAAGGGATTCCCTCAATCTTTAATCAATGAACTTAGAGTTGAAATGCCTGATCCGTCAGATATGTATACCAAGCGTAAATTAGAGATTGATGAGGCAAAGACAAGAGTTGTAACTGCTGTTCTTGGTAGCGGGTTATTCTCTAAAGAAACTGTTTATAGAGAATACTATGAAATGTCCACAGATGAAATTGGTAAAGAACTTAAGTTACTAGAAGACCAAGAAGCTAAAGAAATGCAAAAGCAACAAGATCAAGCTATGCAGCAACAAATGATGCAACAGCAAATGATGGGCGCAGCAAATCCCGAAGCTGGGGGTGAAATGCCTCAAGAAGTAGGAGATAGTGGAATGGTTGGTGTAGGGGGAAGATCTGGAAACATAGCTCAACAACAACCAGGGTCAGCAGGAATGGACTCTCCTCAAAACGAAACACTTAAATACTTAGATAGTGTATTATTATCAGAATCTGATGTAATTAAAGTAAAAGCATTAAAATCAATACAAGAAAAACTTAAGAACTTAAAAACTTTAAGTAGTTAATGCATATATACAATAAGAAGGATTAAATTATGTTAAATGAGGTTATTTTAAATAGAGATAAGAAGTTAGCTTCTTTATATCGTACTGCAAGTTACTTAGGTCGTTCTTTAAGAGAGAATGTAGAATTATTTAAGTACGATGATAATACTGAAAAAGTTTGGTTTGTTACACAAAATCAGAAGATAATTTCTGGTATAGTAACAGAATCTGGACTAGAAGAATTAGAGGTAAATGAGGCTTCTACTTACCTTGATAGTCAAGAATTTAACAAACTAATTGAAAAACAAGTTAACTCTCTAATAGGTAATCTCTACAGAGATAATTACTCAAGCGGTAAAAAGGACTTAGTTGAGACTTTAAATTTATGGGAAGAAAGACTTAAATTAAATAAAATATCCAAACTTTTACAGTCTAAATCTGCCTCAGTTGTAGAAAATAAAGATATTTTATCCACACCTCAATTTAAGAATTTAATGGAGATCCTTCCTTCTTTAACTCAGTTCTTAAAGGTAAATAAGACTAAGATCTCAAACATTAGTGAAATCCGTAGCACAGCTATTCTCTCAAAGACAATCGCAGAAGCATTTAATATGCCTAAAGTCACTTACCAGACTCTTGCTGAAGCAAAGAAGTTTGAAATAAGCGAATCAGATGAGAATGTAAGTCTCTACGAATTAATCACTCGTCAAGAGTTGATTAAAAAGGAATTATTAGAAAACAAGAGAAACTTCAATTTAATTTGGACAAGCCATCCAAAGGTTATAGCATTAGCCAATGCTATAAACGGTGATGAAGATGAAAAGGCAGAAGCATTAAGTGAGGCTATAACTGATATACCTTATGTTGCTCTACTTAGCAAGAAGCAGATGACTGATATGTTTAATACCTTATTAAATGTATCTGAATCTGTAGTGAACATCAAGGATATACAATCTTACTCATCACAATTATTCGAAGCTAAGAAGCCGATCAAGAGAGAATTAATTAAAACTCTTGATGAAAAGTATGGTATTAACTTCCAGAACTTAAAAGAGCCAGCTTCATTCCGTAGTCTATTAAATACTCAAATAGTTTTATTTGAAACTTTAAATAAAGTTTTACCTAAGGGTAGTGCTCAAAAGCAAGTAATCAAAGAAGCAATAGAAGTTCTAAAAGAAAAGAACGGTATTGAAGCAATAGATGTAAATGATATAATTTGTACTCTCTTTGAAGAAAGTGGATACTCATTCATTAATGAGTCTGCAATTAGCAGATACTTAGATTTTGATAGCATTGCTAATGATCTTGGTAATGTTGTAAACATTCTAAAGATGATTAAGTCTACTCAAGCTCTAGGTGGTCAAGGTGGTGATGCTATGCCTCAAGGTATGCAATCTCCTCAACCTACACCTAATAGTCCTGTTCCACAGGATGGATACTCAAGATTAGCTAATGATCTAAATCTAGATGTATCAGATGATACTCAGGAAGATGATGAAGAGAATGTTGAAATGAGTCCTGAGGATGAAGAGGGTGGTGACATGGGTGGTATGGGTGGATTAGACCGAGATGGTGATGGTCAACATACTATGCAAGATCATGAATTAGAGGATATGGAAGGCATGGAGGGTGAAGAAGAGGAAGAACCCCCAGTAGAAATGTCTAAAGAACAACTAATGTCTACTATGTCAGAGCTAGAAAATCTAATTAATGATATTAAGCTAAAAATGGGCGATAGCTCTGAAGATTCAGAAGAAGATGATACTACAGTAAATATTAATACTGGTGAAGGTGACGATGAGGTTCATGTTGATCAGCCTAAGGGATCTCATGACGTAGAAAGTGAAGAAGAATATGAAGATGAGACTGGTGAAGATGAAGATGAAGAAGAAAAGGAGGATAACTAATGGAAGGTTTTAATGGTTATGTAAAATATGGTAGCATGACTGCTGGTCAAGCTACGCAAGTAACTTGTCACAATTCAGTTGGAACTCCTATTCTTTGCAATACATTCCAAGTAGTAGTTAGTGGTACACCTTCTCCTAGTGGTTGTGCCTTCTTATTCACTCCTAGCAGTCTAATTCCTACTTCTGCTATAGGTGTAATAGCTAATGCTAATAGCTTAACTGCTGCTTCTGGTTATATTGGATCATTAATTTATCCTGGTCAACAAATAACATTAGGTGCAGGAAAGTACGTTTCATCATTTGAATTAAGGAACTTAGGTTCTGCTACTGCTACAGTAATGATTAATTACGGTGTCGAGACACAACTAAATCCTGTACCCCGATATCCTTTAGTATAGTAATTTATGGCTGAAAAACTCCCGATTCATTACTACCAGCTTTCAAGCGGGCAGTGGACTCTTATTGAGTTCCAAGCTGGTGAAGTAATTCCTATTTCCGTAGGTGGAACTGGAACTAGTAGCTTAGATGGTATTAAAGAAACTATAGGTTTATTTAGTTCATCTACTTCTGGATTAGTATCTTCGGTTCCATTAGCTACTTCAGCTTATACGTTGATGGGTAATGGTTGGAGGTTAACTTCTACAATAGTTGGTATTGAGTCGATTAGTAGTTTAAGAGATACTAATATAGGATCTCCAACTCTAAACCAAGTACTTACATGGAACGGAACAAAGTGGACTCAAGCAACTCCACCAGGAGCTACAGGTGGTGAAGCAAATACTGGATCTAATATTGGTGGAGGTCCAGGATCCTCATTTGATTATAAACTTGGCGTAGATCTTAGATTTAGAACTTTAAGCGGTGTTAACTTAGGAGTTTCAACTGTTGGAGATCTAATTCAATTAAGTGCTACTCCACCAATTCAAGTATCTTCAGTTGATAGTGCAGTTGTTAGTGTTGTAAATGCTAATAATGTTTATGATTATTATTTAGTTAATACAACTACTACAGGAGTAACACTTTATTTACCTGCTGCTTCTGCCAATACAAATAAAGTAATAACTATTTCTAAAGTAGATGATAGTGGTTCGTATAGATCTGTTACAGTTTCAAGTTCAGAATTAGTCACTGCCACAAACACTATTTTACTTTATGATCCAACAGAGTCAGTTAGAGTTATTTCTAATGGAACTAGTTGGTATTCATTAGATTACGACAGATCTTATGGTGTAGTATTTGTTTGTAAAAATAGCACTGGTTCTACATTAACTAAAGGAACTCCAGTTAGAGTTTCAGGTGCTACTGGAGCAAACATATTAGTATCTCCTACTTCTGCTTTTAGTAATCATATTCCTGCTGCTCCTAATGGACAATTAAGTAGATGTATAGGTGTAGTTGAACATGATATTCCAAATGGTGAATTTGGGCATATCTTAACTAAAGGTATATTATATAAGTTTAATACAAACTCATATAACGAAGGTGATCAATTATACTTAGCAGCTAGTGGTGGATTTACTAATGTAAAGCCTACTGCACCTTATGAAGAAGTATTTTTAGGTGTTGTAACTAGAAAACAGAGTGTAAATGGCTCAATTCTAATTGATATAGTAAATCCTACTCACCTTAATGATATAGTAGGAATTAATTTAGCTTCATCAATATCTAATAACGATTTAATTGTTTATAATTCATCTACAAGTACTTTTACAAACATACAGCCTTCAACTATTCTAAGTGGAACTGCTGGAGAAGCTAATACAGCTTCAAATATAGGTGGAGGTCCAGGATCTTCATTCTCAAGTAAAGTAGGAGTAGATTTAAGATTTAGAACTCTAAGTGGAGTAAACTTAAATGTATCCACTGTAGGTGATGTAATTCTAGTTAGTGGTTCAACTGGTGGAGTTATAGACCACGGGGCATTAACTGGTTTAGAAGATAATGATCATCCTCAATATGTATTGTCTTCAACTAATGCTACTTTAAGCTCTACAGTATCGAGTCACATTGCCTCAAGCACAGTTCACTTTACTCAAGCAGAGATTGACCACGGTGCTATTTTAGGTCTTGCAGATAATGATCACCCACAATATGTTTTATCTTCGACAAATAATGCATTAAGCTCTTTAGTAAATAATCACATAGCTTCCGCAGTTCACTGGGATTTAGCAACACTTAATTCCAATTATATTAATTCTTCTGGTGATTCAGCTAATGCGGCTTTCTATTTCCAAACACTTAGTTCTACAACAATATCAGCTACTAATTATCTTAATGTAAGACCTAATGTATCATCTGTAAACAGTGCATCTATAACATCATTTACTGCTGGTGGAAATTACGATACTTATCTTATAAATACAACCACTACATCAGTAACAGCTTACCTACCAGAAGCATCATCTTACACAAACAAGATGATAACTTTCTCAAAGGTAGATGATGGTGGTTCTTATAGATCAGTTACGATTTCAGGTACTGAATTAGTAACTGCTACTAATACAGTTATTCTTTATGATCCAACTGAGTCTGTAACTGTAATTTCTAATGGTACTAATTGGTATTCCTTAGACTACGATAGAGCATATGGTGTAGTAGTTGTTTGTAAGAATAGCACAGGTGCTACATTAACAAAAGGAACTCCTGTAAAAATCTCAGGAGCGACAGGAGCCAACGTATTGATTACAGCAGCCTCGGCTGCTAACAATCACGTTCCACAGGCTCCAAATGGTAGTTTGAGCAGATGTATTGGTGTCGTAGAACATGATATTCCTACGGGAGAATTTGGTCACGTTCTTACTAAAGGTGTTATTTATAAGTACAATACAAATGGTTACAACGAAGGAGATCAGCTATACCTATCTCCAAGTGGTGGACTTACTAATGTAAAACCTACTCCACCTTACGATGAAGTATTCATAGGTGTAGTTACTAGAAAACAAGCTATTAATGGATCAATATTAATTGATATTGCAAATCCAATTCATATTAATGATATTGTGGGATTCAATTTAGCTTCTAGTATTTCAAATCGTGATTTAATTGCTTATGATTTAACTACAAGCACATTTAAGAATTATGCACCATCTTCATTCAATGTAAGTAGTGCTACTTCTGCTACACTTGCATATTCTTCAACTTACGCACTATCTTCTACTAGTGCGTTAAATGCACAACAAGCCCCTAATGGATTTACAGTTACAGGGACACTTGCTGCAACTACAGTATCAGCAACTACTTATGAAAATTTAGGTAACACAGTTGCTAAGTGGAATGCTTCTGCTATTCGTGGTATAACAGTTACTAATGCACTTCCTGATGAAGGTAATGTATTAACTTACAATGCTCCTAACTGGGTTCCTGCTGCACTACCAACATCTGCATTAACTGCTACATCAGCTACATCCGCATTAAATGCACAACAAGCACCTAATGGATTTAGTGTCACTGGCACACTTGCAGCAACTACAGTATCAGCGACTAATTACTTAAACGTAGGTGCTATTGATCATGGTTTATTAAGTGGACTAGGAGATAACGACCATCCTCAATACGTTCTTTCTTCGACAAACTCAACTTTAAGCTCCACAGTATCTAACCACATAGCCTCAAGCACAGTCCACTTTACTCAAGCAGAGATTGATCATGGAGTCATACTTGGATTAAGCGATAACGATCATCCTCAGTATGTATTAAGTTCTACTAATGCTACATTAAGTTCAACAGTATCCAATCATATAGCAGCAACAAATAACCCTCACTCTGTTACTGCTGAACAAGTTGGTAATACAACTGCACAATGGAACGCTTCAGCAATAAGAGGATCTCCTCTATCAGCCACGTTAGTTCCAACCACAGGTCAATCATTAGTTTATAATGGTACTGTATGGACTGCATCCTCTGTAGCTGGAGGTGGTGGGGGAGGAATTACATCCATCAATAGCCAAACAGGAGCAGCACAAACAATTTCTGCTGCTTCTGGTTTAGTATTATCTCAGGGTACAGACTCTATAACTCTTGGAGCTAATTACACTTCTGCTATTTGGAACGCTTCAGCATTAGTTGGTTATCCAATATCATCTACATTAACTCCTGCCGCTGGTCAAGCATTAATGTATAATGGTAGCCAATGGACTGCATCAGCAGCATTATTTGCTTACACATACGGTAGTGGTGCTCCTACTGGTGGTTCGGATGGAGATATTTATTTACAGACTGATGTAAACTCATTACAGATTCCAACTGTATCGGCCACAACATATCTTAATTTACCATCAGGAACTTTAACTTGGACTTATGCTACTTCAGCTACTTCTGCGTTAAATGCACAACAAGCACCTAATGGATTTAGTGTTACAGGTAACTTAACAACAACGAGTGGTGATGTTAGTGCGGTTAAATTGACAGATTATTCAGAGTCTAAGTCTTCACCTAGTATTTCAAGTAGTTCTCTTACTTTAGATTTAAATGCAGCACAAGTATTTACTGTAACTTTAAACTCAAATATTTCTTCTCTAACCATAAGTAATACAGATTCTAGAGCTAATACTGCTCAAGGATTTACACTTATTTTAACTGCTGATGGAACAGCAAGAACAATTACTTGGCCTGGATCGGTTAAGTGGCCTAGTGGTACTGGACCAACATTAACTAGTACTAACAATAAAGTTGATATTTTAAGTTTCGTATCACCTGATAATGGAACTACTTGGTATGGATTTATTGGAGGTCAAAACTACTAATGTTTGGTGGAATGGCATTTAAGATTGGTATGTTAGCCAAGAAATCTGCGGAAGGAGTCGATGTCACTCCTAATGCAGTTGATTGGTCAGAAGTTATTTACGATTCTTTGTTTGGAGATTTTACATATACAGAAAAACAAATTACAGGAATAAATACATCTATAACTCTCCATGTTGAATATGATCAAGGATTATATGATCTTTATTATAAGGTAAATAATACTGATCAAGGTTATGAAGGATCTCCAACAGCCTCTGATCCAGTAACACTTGGATTTACATTAATAAATCATACTGGAACTTTTTCTGTATCTAATAACCAATATGTATCTTTTGGATTATTAAACCCTGATAATTCAAATTTTTTAGATACAGTTTCAGTATATAATGATAGTGATTCTGGAACTTTATTAGATACTTTTGATGCAAAACAAATAAATTATAGCTAAGGATTAAACTATGGCAGACAATATAGGATACACACCAGGAACAGGAGCTACCGTCGCAGCAGACGATATAGGTGGCGTACTGCATCAAAGAGTAAAAATAGGTGTAGGAGCAGATGGTACAGCTACAGATGTATCGCAGTCTAATCCTATGCCTACACAAGAAACAGGTGAACTTGTTGAAGCTATTGAAGCACTTAGAATGGCTGTTCAATCACTAGCTAAAACAATAGGAGTAGTATTACCTGATACTACTGGTAGATTGAGAGTAAACGTAGAAACAGGTGCAAACGTAGCTATTACCTCGTTACCTACATTATCCAACGTAACTACGGTAGCAACTGTAACAACGCTATCTAATCAAACACAAATAGGTAGCGTAACAGCTTTACAGCAAATAACAGATATTATGAGAATATCTGGTGATGGATTAAGAAGAAATATTTCAGTGAGCTAAATTATGCCAACAACAAACGGAAATAGAAAAATATTAGATTTGAAAAGATGGGAGTATGTTACGACTGCTCCTCTTGCCACTCAAGGTGGTTCTTGTCTTGCATCATCTAGAAACTACAGACAGCAACAACTTTATTTAAGAAGTAACACTGAGTCTTATTTATATAATGCATCTGAAGATGGATTTATACAAATAACAAGCCCTGCTCTTGCGGGAACTTTCGGAGGTGGTGCTGCTGCTGTTGCTGGATCATATAGTACAGGTAATACCACAGGAGTTTTTACTTTAACTGCTACAGGTGGATCGACTACTACGCTTATCACCAACCAAACTTTAGCTAGAGATTTAAGAGGTTATAGTATTCAACTAGTTGGTGGTCCTGGTGCTGGAGATACAAGAACTATTGCATCAAATACTATTGGAACAAACGCTACAATTACAGTCACAAGTGCTTTCTCATCCTCACCTACAGCTTCAACAACCTATAGACTCGTAACTCCAGTGTGGTATGTTGTAGGTGCAGGTACTCTTGCTTCTGGTTCTTTTAAAAAATATGATTATGCTACTAACACTTGGACTACTTTAACTCAAACTGGATTAGCCGCTACTTTAGGTACTGATGGTAAATTAATTACAACTCCATCTTGGATGAATAATGATTATTTAAACTTTGCTTCAGGAACAGCTACTGCGGGTGCTGCTACAACTCTAACTGATTCAGGAAAGTCTTGGACTACAAACCAGTGGACCAATTATCAAATTAGAATTATATCTGGAACAGGTGCTGGTCAAATTAGATCTATCGCAAGTAACACAGGCACAGTTATTACGGTAGGATCCTCTTGGGGAACTAACCCTAGCACGGATTCTGTGTACGCTATTCAAGGTAATGATGACTACATTTATTATATTGGTAATAACGCAATCACTTTGTATAGATATTCTATTACATCTAATACTTGGACTACACTGTCTCCTGCAACAGCAAGAACTAGTTCCGCAGGAACGGGATGTAGTGCTCACTGGGTTTGGGGATCTACTGATAGTTCTTGGACTTCTGAGAGTGCAATAATTAATGGTAGAAGAATATACTCATTCAGAGGAGCAGGTACAGTTGGATTAGATTATTATGATATCCCATCAAATGCGTGGACTAACGGTATTACATTTAGTCCTAACGTAGAGACTTTTAGTACAGGAACTAAATATTCCTATAATGGAGATTATCTATACATTCAAAAGGATGCAACAGGTAGATTCTTTAGATATAACTTTGTAACTTCTGAGATGGATCCTTGGGGAGCCTTGCTTTATACTCAAGGTGCTGCTGCTGCTGGGGATACAATGTTTGACATTACATATACAGATGGTGCAACTAAAATTATATATATGTATTTCTTAATTAATACAGGTACAGCATTATTAAGACAAATGGTGATTTAATATGAAGATATCAGAAATAATTAGTGTATTAGAAAAACGTGTTATCTATTTAGAAAGTCTTAAAGCTGCTTCATACGCAGAAGGTGATTTAGATAGATACAATCAATATGAGTTAGAGCTACAAGAAACTCAAACCACACTAACAACTTTAAGACCTCACTCTTAATAAATGTTACTTACTTTATTATCACCGCAAGCTGCTCCTCCAACCCCGCAAGCGGGAGGAGTGACCTTTTTGTGGATAAAAGATAACGGTACTTGGAGAAGAACTACAGTTTATTTTAATAAAATGGGTACTTATGCGTATTCAAGGCCATATATAAAAGTAAGCGGAACTTGGAAATAAGAAAGAATTTTTATGAACTCAAACTCTAACCTAGACCCAGATTTAATACTTTTAATTGGAAGATTAGAAGGAAAATTAGATGCTTTAATAAGTCAAAGCCATAGACAATCTAATAAATTAATTGAATTAGAAGATAGACTTAATAAAATTGAAGCATATAAGTCTTGGTTATTAGGTGTTGCATCAGTTATATCCTTAATAGCTTCTTATATTTTCTCTTATTTGGTAAAATAACATGATAACAAGACCACAATTACCTCAAGAACCACTAGTAATATTAACTGCACAAACAGATAGAGATGGAGTTTATTGGAAATCCGCTCAAGCCTCTAACTGTTCTTTAACAAACACTCAAATAATAATGAGTGGTGGTCGTGCAGGGGTTATTTCCGATATGTCTCCTGTTTTTACTAATCCTATATTAAGAGATGTATTAATTACAGTTAATAAAGGTGATAAAGCCATAACGATGTGGGGGGTACGCAGACATATGTTGCGTAATCCAGTTACTACAAGAGTTAGAGTTGTCGATACTACCAGACCAGATGCTCCTACAACTAATATGAAGGAGCACGCAATCTATGATGAGATTGAAAGCGGAATAGCAGTATACGAAAGTTGCTCAGGTAAGAATATTCCAGCACAACTATTACAGATAAGATTAGCAGGAAATAGATCTGACCCTAAATGGACAAACGCTCGTCAGATAATTGTTAATAGTATTCACGGAGATGAAGTAGGTCAGCTTCGTGGTGCAGGTAGAGCAGCTTTTGCAGTATCAATAAAAGACTCAGGACCAAACGGTATTGTAGAACTTAGAGATCCATTCCTTAGAACAATACAGCAAACTAATGTAGCTAAGAGAAGCGATGGAACTTGGGCTGATAGCTTTGCTGCTGTTTGTATTGAATACTGTAAGTCTCTAACTTGGACTGGTGGTTATATTGGATATAAAAATCCAAAGATGACTTCCGTACAGTTATTTGATTTTGCTAATAAATCAAATAAACAGACAGGTCCAGAAGAGATAAGTATTGATGGAGTTACTTTTGATCATAACAATGGTATTTGCCTAAGACTCGATGATACAACTAAGAAAGTTGATATCCGTAACTGCACAGGATCAGGAGAAATCACTATATTCAAGATGGCAACTGACGGAGTATATAGAGTCTGGAAGAAAGTTCCATTATCCCAAGGATTTACATTCTAATTATTTTGTAGTTTTAAGTAAATTAATATAACGATTTACTAGTTTATCACGGAGGATTCTTACTGAATCCTCTGCGTTTTTTAATACACTTAAAGTATCTTCATTTATTACTTTTTGATTTACAACTACTTGTATAGTATTTACTATAGATTCTAATTCTTCTTTTTCGGTTGAATGTAATTCACCTAGTTGATTCTCAATAAATTTTTGTAGTTTATTTTGTTCCATCAGAGATCCTTGGCATAATAGTTACTATATGTCCCTCTTTTTTGTATGCTTTAATTCTAGATCTAGAATGCTTTTCCATTAACCAACCATCTTCATCTAAGAAATCATAAAAGTATACTTTAGGATCTTTATCTTTTCTTAAGACTCTTCCTAAGGCTTGTATGGTTGGAGTCTCAGACTTTAATCCTCTGGCATTAATTAAGTGAGTGATCTCTTTGATGTCTATACCCGTTTGAAGGATCGTTGTGCCTATCAACACTCTATACTTACCTGCCACAAACTCCTGAATAGCCTCAGTTCTCTCTGAGATCGAGTTCTTGCCCTCCAGCTTGACAGAATGGGGTAAGAGATCATTCAGCTTCTCGGCGTGTTCTAGGCTGTTCGCAATGATCGCTATTTTAGCATTAGGTTTCTCCAATGCTTTAACAACAATCGTTTTAATAAGATTGTTTCTGTAATCGTTATTTACGATATAATCTTTGTACCAATCAATGTAAACTGTATCAGAAGGTGCAGAGCTACAACTTACAGGAATTATTTGTATTACTGGTTTAGCCAGATAACCTTCATCAATTAATTCCTGTGTTCCTACAGAAGATACTACAGGACCAAAGGCTCCTTCTAAAGTGTATAACTTTACTTTATCTGTAGGAACAGTTGCAGTTAAACCAAACCTATATTTAGCTGAAGGAAACGCATTAATTACTTGACTAGTAAACTTACCGCTACAGAATTCATGTACTTCATCAACAATTAGTAAATCTGGATGTTCAGCAGGAGTTCCTACAACTTTCTCTAAACTATGAACAGAAGCTAATGTAATATTACTTCCTTCATCAACTCCACCAAAAGCTAAACCTATCTTGTAAGGAACTTTTATTGTTTTAGTTAAAAACTCATACGTTTGTGTAATTAACTGAGTTCTGTTAAACAATACTAAAACATTCTTGTCTTTAAATCTATCAATAAGGTAAGCAATAACACTGGTCTTACCAAATCCTGTAGGAGCTTTCAGTATACCTCTTTTAACCTCTAAAGCTCTTTTTATTAGTTCTTCTTGATGTGGTCTAAATTTCCAATTTTGTAATTCTACAGGAATCTCAGGAAGGTTACTAGTTTCAAAATCGGTTTCAACTTTAGGCTTTATATTTATTCTATTTAAATCTTCTAGTAGCCTACTTAGTAACCCTGTGGAAAATACTCCAGTACCAGAAATGAAGTGTTTCTTTCCATCCCAAACTCTTCTTTTGTACTGTGGTGAGTATGCTGCACCTTCAACCTTAAAAGCATACAACGAACAAAGAGACTTAAGTAATTCTGGATTATCTGTAAATATTTGGGATTTTAATACATCACACTTAATCAACATAAATAAATCAATTATAACTTTCTTTACATATTATAGTTATATATGGTTTATTCATGTATCTACAGTACATTAATCAGTTTATAATCAATCCTATATATTATATGTCCGAGTTAAAAAATCCGGCAAAAACTTAAAAAAAGTTAAAATGGAGTTAAATTTATGGTAAAGCTAGTAGATAAGTTACTTAATCACATCCCAAAGGACTTATCATTTAAAGTTATGTTACCTTCTAAAGGTATATTTTATAAGTCATTTGATGCAGCAAACGGTGTTAGAGTCCGTCCTATGGCTTTTAAAGATGAAGCAGGGATTTTACAAAGATCAAATAATGAATCCCCGATTGACTATCTTTTAGAAAACTGTGTTCAAGGTGTAGATCCTCAAGAATTAGTTTCTATGGATATTTTAGCCATCTTGTTTAAGATTAGAGAAATATCTTATGGAGATAATTATAAAGTAACAACTAAATGCCCTTATTGCAATACAGAGAACGTCTTAGATTTTAAGATGAGTCAGTTGCCAATAAATTTTGTTGAAGATACTATTACTGATCCTAGAGAGATATTACTTCCAGTTACAAACGTAAAAGCTAAAGTTAGAACTCCAAGAAGATCAGATGATAAAAACTACGTTGTATCTGTAGATAACCTATGGAGATTTGTTGAATCTGTAGACGATTGCTTAGATAAGGCTCAGATTGCTGAATTATTAGGTGATCCTAGATTCCCATTAAAAGATATTAAAATGTTAATTAATTCTATATCTTTAAGTGATTATGGCATGGTAACGGATGCTCAGTATAGCTGTTGTAATAAAGAATGTGAACAAATTAGCACTGTTACTATGAATGTAGGTGTTGATTTTTTTTCAATCAGCTAATTAATAATTTAAACTTAAAAGATCTGTATGAAGAAGCCTATATATTGATAAGTAAAGTTGGATTTTCCAGTTTTAAAGATATAAAAGATCTTACTTATCTTGAAAGAAGTTTATTTATAGACTTTTATCATGAAGAGTGTAAAAAGAAGCTAGAATACATGAAGAAGTAATATGCAGATAAACGGTTATTCTATAGTAGATGTTAATAATAGACCTTCTGTTTTACAGAAGGTAGGTATCCGTGCTTACTTTTTAAATGGTGGAATCTATACGGATCCTTACCAGATTTCTTCTATAACTATCTTTGATCTATCTTCTAATACTTATCCTGATACTGTATTAAACTCAGATAATCTTTTAACATCTGGATTAACTCCTAAGATGAATTTTGCTAATTCATCTACTCTAACTTCTAACTCAGCATTTAACGCTTCTAATTATACTCCAGGGTCTACAGCTAGTGGTATTTTCAAGATTTCTACAGGACTCTACGCTGTAGTTCTTGATGGTGGAGCATCTCTATCAGGTGTTTACGAAGGAAGCACTGTAGCAAACAGCGCCAGCGCAGTTGGTGACTATATTGCCGTATGGACTGCCAAGCTATTCCAATCAGGGTCTTGGCAGACAATAATTCAAAAGTTCCACTTATTTAATGATACATTCTATACATTAAATGAGCCACTACTACTTACAGTTAGAAACCAATTACATCCTAAGTATCTAAGATTAGGATCAAAAGTCGATTTAAAAGTTGGAACAGATATTACTATAGGAAATACAGATCTACCTCAGGAAGTTAAGAATATCTTCCGAGATAGCGTAATACAGAATCCTCAATTTAAGATACTAAAAATTAACGACGGAACACCAAACTTACCAGCACAGGTTACAGTATCGTCTTTTGCACAAACTAGCTCTACTATAGAAATTACAAGCGATAATACATTAGTCTTCAACTTTGATACTAATGCTCTTGCAACACATCCAGAAGCTCTTGCAGGTAATATGGGATCGGTTGTTGGAACATACGCTCTACAAGCTAAGTTTGATATACTAAATCAAACATTTGTTACAGACTTATTACATTTCCAACTGACGTAATTTTTCTTCTATAATATTTTCAAATTTATATTCAAACGTATTTGATGCCACCCACTCACTAAGGTTGACATTTTCTATATGTGCGGCATTCCAATCTTTATGCTGCTTTGGAGGATGACAAACGTGAATAGGTGGCATATTCTTTTTCCTTCTCAACTTATCAACCTCTTCAATGCCTCTAAGTCCTGCTTTATCATTATCGTAACCGATGATGATTTTTCCTCCCCAGTTCTTAAGAATTTCAATCTGGTTGTTGGACATAGAGCATCCTGTTGTGCAGGTAGCGTTTACTCCTCTAAGTTGTAATGAACGAGCATCAATCGGACCCTCACAAACTACTACTTCCTTTGAGTTTAATTCAAAAGGATAAAGAATATCTGCGGCGCGAACTCCGTAAGATGCATCTAGACTTAGATACTTTGGTTTTACTCCTTCAAGTAGTGATCGACCTTGAAAGTAGAGAATATGTTGTTTGTAGATATAAGGTATTATTAGACGGTTGTCAAATTTCCCCTGTCTACCAATATAGAAGCTATTATTATCTAGATTATGTAAATCGAATAGCTTCCGAGAATATAGGTAACACCATGCTTGTTGAACTAAAGAATCAGGACTGTCAAAAGATTCTAAAGTCACAGTATCGAAGGTGTTAATCTCGTCTTCGATAGAATTTATTGATACAACTTTCTTAGCGTTAGCTTCTTTTGGTTTTGCTAAGAAAGTCTTATAATTTAGCTGTATCTGAGCTTGAAATACAGAGATGTTTTCCAGCTTAGAGTATAAGCTAACAAACTCTCCCCTAGCATCACAAATAAAACAATGGTATTGACCAGTATCAAGATGAACTCCTAGCTTTCTTTTATAATCGTCACAGAAAGGACAATTAGTCATAAAATTCTGACCAGAAAGTTTATAGTTAGTAAACTTAGATACCAGATAAGGCTCTAGAAAGTCAACTAAGTTTATGGAGTTCATAATATAATTATATGTAACCAAAGGTAACAAAAGCATGGTCTTCATCGTACAAGCAAGTAATAGCAAACTAGATAACTACAGGGAATGTCCTTACAAGTACTATGTGAGGTATCATGAAAAGATGCCAGAGCAGAGAAGCGACACTGCTATGGCTTTTGGAAGCTACATCCATAAAGTCTTTGAGTTGGGAGTAAACACCAGTTCCTTAGAAGATTTAACTAAGATAGCTGAAGAAGTTAAGCCAACTTATAAGTACGATCAGGATTACGACAAGGTTATTCCAAAGTGTCTAAAAAACTTCTTTGAGTTTAATTCTAAGATTTCAAAGGCACAAACTGTCGGGATTGAGCTAAACGAAGAGTTAAAGATTGATGACTTTGCTTATATCGGTATTATAGATAGAGTTCTTAAAGCTGAAGACGGCTCTATCATGATTGTAGACTATAAAACTAGTAAGAGAGAAAAGACTAAGTTAGAGCTTTTTACTGATAAGCAGCTAATAGGCTATGCTGTTTCGATTAGTAAAAATTGGAATGTTCCAATAAACAAAATTACCTGTGGACACTTTTATCCTATTACAGGTAATTTTGTTTATGTAACTTTCCAATATCCTCAAGTGTCTAAATTCATCCAAGACATCAAGAATGAGGTTTGGACAATTAGAAAAAAAGCTAAAGCCGATTTCCAGCCTATTAGAAATCGGTTTTGCGATTGGTGTGGGTTTAAATATGTATGCCCACTATTTACGGATCAGAATACTATTATCCGCTTGATTCAAGAGAATAAAGAAACCAGATCAAAACAGAGTACTAACGAGGCAAATAGCAGCAGCAGCAAAGAAACACAAAACAAGACAACCACCTAACCCTGGTTCTCTACTTTCTATATAATCTAGTTTAAAGTTTAAATCTAGCCAATCGTTATCAAAAAGCGTCATGAATGTTTCCTTGAATGATGGGGTTATATAAAGATATGTTTATGGATCTGTAGAAGTTTTTTATCTGTTCAGGGGAATACTTGTTATTTTTTCTTAAAAAATAAGTTAAAGTTTTAATTTTAATTGGTTTATTGTCTTTTAAAGTTGTTAAAACTTTTAATTGAAACTGTCTAATAAATTTTTCACTAAACTTATATCTCCAAGCCTCAACAAACTGATCACTTAGTGTATAATTTAGCAAATCTATTAAATCTATTAATTCAGCTTCTATAGAATCCATCTAAATATAATAGAGATCCTATGGCTAAATTAAATAAAGAAATCAGATCTATTTTAAAGAAATTAAATCAAGAAGAGTTTGAAACTACTGCTCTTACTCCATCTTATGCATTCTTAAGACCTGGAAATGTGATTGCTTTTAAGTATAATCTTATAGATGGTTATACAGGATTTAGGTTTTGCTTAGTAGTTAAAAATGATTTAGGTAGAATAGGGTATGTATCTGAACGTGGAAATAAACTTTTATCTTGTTTTAGGATAGAACAAGCACCTACTTTCGTCACTAGTTTTATACTAAGAAAACTTTATAATAAACCAGCATTAGCTGAAAGACAGGCAGTTCAAGAGGGTTTAGTGGCATTATTAGGATCTTTAAATTATCGCACTTATAAGCTAAATAGTATGAGAGAGCTTAACAAGATTTATCTTGTAGTTAAAAAGCTACCTCAAGACGATATAGAAGCCTTAACAGAATACTCCGAAGACTACATTAGACAAAAAGAAGACGAGGAAGAAGAATCCACATTCGAATTTACCGTCAAGAAGCAAACTAAGAAATCTTCTCCTGCTAAAAAGGCTTATACAATTAAAAAGGGTAAGAAAAAATAATGGCTCCAACACCAGAAGAAATTGATGAAAAACGCATAAAAAAACTTGAGACTCAGATCAAGAAAGAGGAAATTCGTAGAGAAATAGAAAACCTAAAATTAGGTAGAGAGAAAGAAAAACAACTTAAAAAAGAATTACAATTAGGTTCATTATTATCTAAGCAACGACTTAATTATTATGCTGCTACAATGAATCCTATTGGTTCAGGTCAAATGCTTAAACAGCTTACCGCAGCAGGGTTTAAGTCTATAGAAGACCGAACTAGAGCCTTAGCGTTTGGTAGAACTTCTAGAGATTTAACTAAAGGAAAGGAAGAAAAGTTTATACAAGGGACTGGTGGATTTTTAAAGCAAGTAGAATCTAACTTACAAGGTTTAGAGGCAGGTTTTGTTGATCTCCCAGATAGCATGAGAGAATTAGGGGCAACCATGATTCTTACAAACCAAGATTCTCGTAGAATGTTTGGTGCTATGAGAAAAAGTCAGGTACTTGGAGGTATGACTAATGAGGAGTTATCTAATTTAGCTAAAACAGTTTCAACAAATTCAGCAACTTATGGAACTAAAACTGAAACTATAGTTGCTGCTTTAGAAGGGGTTCAAGGGGAGTTACTTAAGTTTAATTTATTAGATACCGCAGGATCATTTCAAGAAGGAATAGCTATTGCGGCTGCTCAATTAGGTGAAGGTTCAGAAGAAAGTTTAGCTCAGTTCGTTTCTGAAATGACAACCATAGAATCATTACCTAATCAAGTTAGATTAGGTATTGAACAAGAAGTAGATAAATTTTTAAAATCTTCTAATCCAGAAGAACAAGCTAGACTATTAACTACGATAGCTAATAAAGCGGCAGAAACCACCAGAACATTTAATAAGACAGCTATTTCAGGGAATAACTTAGCTGTACAAGGATTGGCTGTAACGGAAGATATGTTTGGTAAATTAGGTCTTATGGCTAATGCTATGTCAAAAATTGAGCAAAGACAACCAAGAGACGAGGCTGATAGAAAAAAAGCGAATCAGACACTTCAAACTTCTATTGATGAGACTTTTAGTAAGCAACAAGAGTTTTTATATAATGGAACAGATTCAATGATTGATGTTGCTGTAGAGCAGAGAGATTTATTAAAAACTCTTATAATAGCTATATCAGCAGCAGAAGGACTTAAATTAGCATCTAAAACTTATTCACTAGGTAAAGAAGGTAGAGGAATACTCGGAAAAGTATTAAACAAAGGAGGAAAAGCAAAAGCTGCAACAGAAGCAGCAGAAGCGGCAGCAGAAGCCGCAACAGAAGCAGCAGAAGGTGCACTAGAAAAAGCTGCTGAAGCATCTGGAAAAAATGTTTTTAAAGCAGGATCTCTATTAAAGAATGTAGGAAAATTTGCAAAAGGTGCATTTGTTGTAGGAGGTACTATAGCTATTGTTGGTGGTATAATGGACCTTGTAGAAAAAGCAGATAAAAAAGAGGCAGACAGATTACAATCTATAGAAGATAAATTAAAACAAAATCAAGAAGCAGCTAACCAAGCTAAAGCTAGTATGATTGAAAGAAATTTAGAATATGATACTAAACGAAATCAATTACAAAAAATAAGGGCACAAAAAACTTTCCAACAAGCTGATGCTCAAAAACAAATTTCGAAACTTACAGATTCATTACAATCTCAAGCTAATACTAAAGAACAAATTTCGGAACTTAACAAATCATTAGACCTTGAGGAATTAAAAAATCAAGGTGCTAAGAATATACAACAACAAAAAGCCCGATCTGGAAATAAAGAGGTTGAGCTTACAACTTGGACTGGTGGTCCAGATGGAGGAGATCTTGCAGATTTTGCTGGTGGAAGGTATTCAGACGGAACCCCTGATTTCACTTACGCTCCAAATGGAAGAAAAAGAGGTGATGTGGAAGCTGCTGATTTGAGAAATGATTGGGAAATGGATCAAGAAAGATTAGAATTAGCAAGAAGACAGACGGAAGCTACGGAAAAAATAGCTGCTCAAACTAGACCAAAGGCTGAAACAAGAAAAACACCTCTCACAGGGGTAAGACAATCAGAATAGGTAAATTATGGTATTAAAAGGTAGATTAAATCAAAAATTAGAAGAACGTAGTAAAATCACTTTTGAGTTTCCTGGAGGTGATATTAGGGTATTACCTTTTTTTGAAAATATAAATATTTCAGAATCAAAAAAAGCAAATTATGTTAAGTATCAACCACTAGGAAGATCAAGTCCTATAGTATCTTACACAGGTTCAGATGCTAAACAAATTAAACTAGATTTTAAAATTACTTTACCTCTAATTCAAGAGATGGTATCTAAAGATTTAGTTTCTCTTACTTTTTCTAAGAACTCTAAATCTGATGGTACAATAACTAAACAAGATTTTAAAGTAGGAAGTAAACCTTCGGATAATTATAATTATAAAGTAACTAATGCAGATGCACAAGCGTTTAATAATGATTACTTAACTTTAGTATCACCACCACCAAAGGTTAACTTAGGTGGATTTGTTTTTTTTGATGAAGAATCCCCAGCATCCCTGAACATATTTAATCGTAAAATTATAGATGTGATAGTATATTGGTTGAACTTAATCAGAGCATCTGTGGTTAATAATTCCACAACAGTATATCAAGGTCCACCAATAATAAGAATTACACATGGTGTAATGTACCAAGGTGTACCTTGTTTATGCAATGGTTACACCATAGACAAAGATGATGATGCTGGACTTGATAATGCCACATTACTTCCTAGAATAATAAACGTATCATTAGATTTAATGGAATTACGTCATGGCAACTTCGCAGATTATGAGCCTAATACTCCAATAGCAAGAGATAATATAATAGGCTGGGAAGCTATTATTAAGCCAGATTCTAAGTATTCTGTAACTATGGATCCTCTTCCTATAAAAAGCAGTGAGGGTTAATGAATGATAAGTAAAAATAGATTAGATTTTGGAAAAGTTCAAATGTTGCATAATAATCAAACGATTTATACAACATTAGGATCTAATACATATGATAAGTTTGTGGAAAACTTAGATACTCAATTTGAATATGAGGTGGGATACATTCCAGCAGGAGCACAACATAGACCAGATATTATATCTCAAGTATTCTATGGTTCTGTAGGTTACTGGTGGTTAATAATGTTAGTTAATAACATTTCAGATCCTTTTGAGGGTTTAAATGTCGGGGATCAAATCAAAATACCTAAATTATAATTATGTCTTATCCTGTTAATAGATCTATTGGAACTGGCAATGTTATTGCATTATTAAAAACCCCTGCTTTAGCCAGAGTAATCAGTAATAAAACTGTTAGTCAAACTATTGAGTTTGCTAGAGAAAATCAATGGGTACTATTTGATAATAAGGGAGATACTTTTTTATCATTCACTCATGAATGCTTAGGTTATTCTGAAGGAAGTGCAGGAAAAGAAATTAAGATTGATGTTGAACTTATAGATCCATTAGAGACTTTTGAATCTAACTTACTTGCACTACCATTAAAAAGTTTATTAGGATCTAATAAAAAGGTAGCAGAAGAATATTACAGATTAACAGAATTATTAGACAAGAGTGAGTATAAATTAACTGATGAGGTAAAAAAAGTATCTAATGAATTAAAAAAAACTAACTATGCTATATCTAAAATTCAAAATGATTTAGAAGCATTTTCAAGAAAAAAACAATTTAAAGATTCTACTAATCAGTTTGGTAAAGATATAAACTTATTGGATATATTACCAGCTTATGAAATGCTAGAAAAGCAGGAAACAGAAAAAACACAAAAAGAATTACAAAACTTAGCTAACACCAGAGATACTTTAAGAGAAAGATTAATTCAAGAAGTAGCTAAGTCAGCAGAAGGTTATAGAGAAAAGCTAAGAAATCAAATAAAAGATCTAAAGAGAGATATTCAACCTGAAGTATATTTTTATTATGGAGTAGGGGATAATCCTGATGCTTGGGCTGGTCCTGTTTATGGTCAATTAAAGGGAGTTCAATATATCTATAATGGTGATGGGGGAATTAGAGTTTTAAAAGTATCCTATACAGCATTAGACACAGGAACATTTACTAGTTCTCAAGAAAAAATAATTATAAAAGGTATGGGAAGAACTATAACCGCTTCTTATCCTCTTAAGAAGAGCTTACATACTACTGTCACTGGTGTGATTACAGATTATTTATCAAAATCCTTATCTGTTCCTGAAAGAAATGTTTTAGTGTTATTACCTGATGTAGACAATGCAAAACGTGAGCAAATAGAAGTTAATAAAAAAACTATAAAAAATACTAAACCTAATGTACTTATAGACTTTCAAGAAAGATTAATGACGTTAGGCCAAATGAATCTATCTGTTGGTTATGGTGATATGGTATTACAAGATTACATTGATAGAAACTTACAAGCTCAAGCAAAAAAGTTAGTATTTGGCACAGATAAAACTGGATCTTTTGAAGAGTTTATGGGGACATCTTTTTACTATACGGCAAATGCTTTAAATGATTTTTTAAAGCCATTAGATTTTGGTCTAACAGAGAATGGCCCAATAATTGCTTTGTTGCCAGATGAGACAGGGGCGTTAACTAAAACTCTTACAAATAAAAGTTCTGGTGCTAATTTTATTAATGATTACAATGAAGCACTTAGAGATCATATGTTATCTTCTATTGTGTTAGATGACTCTATGTTTTTAGCTACAGTAAATCCTCATTTACAAACTGCTATAAGTAAATCAGTGGTAACATTTACATTAAATGAGACAGAAACTTTTTTAGATGGATTAGGTAAAATTGAACTTGGATTAAAAACTAATTCTGACGAGTCTCTAGAATCATTTGATTTATTTTATGAATCAGATGTTGAAATAGTTAAATTAATTGAAAAAACTTTACAAAGATATATAAGTCCAAATTTTGAGTTTGACCAAACCTCGCCTTTAGTTATTTATGGAGAAAGTAGATTTTTAACTAACTGGTTCTATGCTACACAATTTACAGGTACAGAAAAAAGCAATGAAGATATAGTTGCTCAAAACTTAGGTAGATTATTTAATACTGATACAGTATGGATGACGGATAATAACTATAGAGAAGAAATGAGATCCATAGTATTAGACTTAAGAACAGAAGAAGATACTTATGATAATTTAGTATACAGTTTACCTGATGAGTATGCATATCAAGATCCTGATGGTCAGATAGTTGATAATCCTAAAAAGAATCTTAGAATTCCTGTCTTTAAACATGGTGTAAAGAACTCTAATATATTAGGAATTGATGTTGATATAGAAGGAACTTACTTTAATTTCCTTAATGGCGCAATCACACCAACATTATTAGATATGGAATCTCCTTATTCGGTAGCAGCAGGTGATGTTGTTTCTGGTTTACAAGAACTGATGAAGGGTAAAGAATATACTGTAGATAATATTGAGTATAGAATTAAGGACTACATAGGTCAAGCCAATAAGTATAGTCCACATGAAATAGCTAGATATGCTACAGAGATTCAAGCAGATTTCGGTCAAGTTCCAGAAGGATTTGAATCAGAAGTAAGTGAAAGTTTATTATTTCAAATGGTTATGAATACTGTAGGGGATAAACCTGTGGGCATTTCATATAAAACTAATGAATTAATCAAGAGTAGCGTCTTAAAAAGACAGTTAGAATTGTTTAATAAATTAAATCGTGTTCCATTTACAGCCAATATCAAGACCGTTCCATTCTTTAAAATATACAAGATGGCTCATGTTATGAATTATCCTGTTTACCTGATTATAAATGAAGCAAAAGTTTATGATCAGACATATAATAAACCGATGAATAGTATTCAATCTAGAATGTTTAGCGGAGTTTGGAATATAGTAGGATTTAAACACACTATAACTCCAGATGAAATACATTCATCTTTTTCATTAACTAAGAATGCCGATATGAAACCTGCTCCTTATGTTTTAGCAAAAGTTAAAAATAATGAGTCAGAAGAGTTAGAAGGTTTATAGTATGGATATAAAAATTGCAGTAGTAGAAAATAACTCAGATATTACAAAAACAGGATTACTCTGGGTCAGAGATGATAATTCAGATAACATTTATCAAGTTTATTATACCTCTCCTTATCTTGGTAAGTTTAATGGTTTATTAGCAATACCGCCAAATAAATCTAGAGTTTTAATATGTTTACCAGATAATGATAACCAGTGGCATTACTTGTGTACTACTACCGCACCTCCAATGTCGGCTTCTCTATCCAATCCAGATACAGTAACCAAGAACAAAGGATTGCCAGACAATCAATTATATAGAGCTAGAGGCTCTCCCATGCGCGTATCAATGAGCGATGAGAGTCAAAACAAGATAGTTCTATCTGCGGAGTATAATGAGAAATTCTTTAATACAAAAGCCGAAGTTATTTCTGCTGCTGGTAAAAAATTAAGTTTAAATGATAGCCCTAAAATTGACTGTGTTATTTTAACTAATGAACACGGGGATGGACTTAAAATATCTGCTGATGTTAAACCTGAAGACAGTTCAATAGGAGCAAGAAGTGCATTAGTAGAATGTAATGGCTCTATAGACTTAATTGCTAGAAAAGGTAGAATGAATTTAACTGTATTAGATGGCACAGAAATTAATATAATTAATGAATCTACTGGAGCGCAAAGATCTGGGCCTAATGATTCTACTCCTGGAAATATAAATATTACATCCAATACAGGCGATATTAACTTAACTGTTAAAGATAACACAGGCACTATATACTTAGAGGCACAAGGATCTAACGGTCATATTGTGCTAAAGTCATCTGGAACAGTAGATATCATTGGCGACAAAGGTGTAAATATATCCTCTGAAGCTGATATTAAAATAACAGGATCTAAAATTTATTTAAACTAAAATGGGCGTATTTGATTTAGACACTGCGGTACGATCTCTAGGTATAGGGAACTCTCCTGTAGATTCTTTAGGAATGGCATTCGGAGTTCCTGAATGTTTACTGTCTATATCTAAAGATGTTCTAAACTTGCTTCCAACAGGCGCATTAGGGTCATTTGCAGACTCAATCAAGGAAGGTAAGCAAGCTGCTAATAATGCTATTGCTTATTTAGCAAATAAAGTTAGATTAGATTCAGGCATCATAGAGATAGATTTAGAGAATGGATCATTCAGATTATTTTCAGACTCGTCTAAAAATAAATTAGACAATAACCTAAATAACGCAGCAGGAACTTTTGGTCAAATTAGTGATGCAGTAGGATTTGCACTTGGAGTTGGTACTCAGTTATACACTAACTATCAAAATGCTGCTAATATATTAAATGGGGTAAAAGACTGTTTAGATTCTTATAAATTATATCTTGATTTACAAAAAGGGCCATCTAGCTCTAAAAGATCTACAGCCGAAGTATTAGCTAGGTATGAAGTAGAAATAGCTCAAGCAAGAGAGGCTAGAGAGTTCATAGCTAAGGCTGACAGAGTTCTAAATGATATTGGTTCAATCCTAGTAGAGAGAATTAAGAATCCAAGTTTAGAACCAGTATTTAATACTACATCAGGTGTATCTACTAGCTCTGTAGTTGAAGAGCCAGTATTTAGATTAGTGTTTGGTCCACCAAAATCTAAATCGGGTCAGTTTCTTTTCTCAGTTGATGGATTATACTATGATTCACAAACAGGTGGATTACCTACCGTATCAGGTGTCCTCTCTATACCTGATAAATATAAGTTTGAGTATAATGCCAACTTAGGTGGTAAAGGTGAAATGGTATCTTTAGAAGATCTAAACAAATATATTGATACCATTTTTGATCCAGACGTAGTAGATGATAGTTTAGAGTTACAAAAACATTACGAAGCAGATCACTTTTTACAAGTTCTACTTGGACAAAAGCATAGAAATTTAGATTCCATTTCTAAAAAAATAAGTGAACTAATTAGTCAAGGTTATACAGAAGATTCTGCTATGGTAATAAATACCAAACAGCAAATTCAATCTGTTGCTTCTCAACATAATAAGAAGATTAACAAAAGAAAAAAACAAATAGAGGTTGCAGTAAAGGCTCCTACATTAGTTGGAGCTAGAAAAGTTTTTGAATTTGGTCAAATCCCTATTAATGACTTTTCTTATCTTTCTAATCTTAACTTAGCTGTAGCATACGAAAATCAGAGAAGATTAGTTTTCAAACAGGCAGAGGTTTCGGGGGTTGTTTTACCTTTAAATCCTAAGTTTGTAAAAGCAGCAGAAGGTCAAGCTGTGGCAACCTTAGATCACTTAGTTGTTCCTCCAGTTGGTGCTGGATCTATAATATATGGAGGTCAAAACACTTCAGGAAATGTTCTCAGCTTGACTGATTCAGTAATAACAAAAGATCTAATAGCAATTTATAACTTCTTAGAATCAGATGTTACAACTCCTGGTTCAGATGTTTATACGACACTAAACTGTATTTCAAAAACAAATAAAGACAAAGCAGCACAGCTATATGCTAACTCACCACAAGATGTTTTTATTAGTGGACTAGGCATTCCGTATTTGAAGGGAATGGTAACAATAAATAACGATACAGATACTCCAGATGGATTAGGATCTGTAATTAAATTGCCAGAAGTAAAAGAATACCAAGATCTATTCTACAGAAAAGAGGGGTGTACAGTAGATTTTTGGGTTCATATGCCAAATCTTTTAGCGTCAACACTTAATACATATTATGACTCTTATTGGGGTACATCAACTTTACATAGAATTGTATTTGGGTGTGAAAACACAGGCGGAATAAATCAGAACTTAAATCCAACTTATGCTCAAGTCGATTATGGAGTAGAAACCGTTCGTGGTTTGGTTTGTGGTTTTACAAGAGATCGTCAGATAGTTAATAATTTAACTCCAGATTCAACTAATGAATCTAATCCTGTTGAAGCATCTGGTATACATTTCTATATTGCTCCTACCAGATCTATAAACGGATCCGATGTTGGTTTTATACGAGATACTATAACAGTAGATTGTGCATCTCCAACATATAAAACCCTTAAATGCTCAGTTCCACTAACTTATGAAGTTAGTGGCAAAAAATTTGGAGATGCTTCTGGAGCATTCGTTCATGTTGCAGTAGTAACTGCTCCATTAGATAACTCAGTAAAGATTTATCTTGATGGAGTGTTGATGACTACTTCTAGCATTCCAGAGGTCTTTGGCGTAGAATCATTTACAGCACCCAAGATACCCTCGTTTGTTCAAAGTAACAGTTTTGAATATAGTTTAAGTTCCACAGGACTAAGTATATTTGAAGATGGCCCTACTGTTAGCAGCTTTACACCTTGGATTATAGGCTCTGGATTTACTGATGGAGCGGTTAATTTAGGTGGCTTCATGGGTGCTGATTCGGGAATAGAAAGTGGATTAAAGGGATTCGTCGGTAGTTTTAAATTCTATTCTAGAGCACTAGATAGTAATGAGGTAGATTATAATTATCGTAATCAATCTCCATTCTTTAAGAATATACAAATCTAATGGCTATTTCAATATACGGAAAATCATCTTCCAATACTATTAAAAATGATATTAAAGTCATAGACAATAAAGTCTATGGTTTAAAATACCCTATTGGTGGTGGAAGAGGTTATTTTTCTAAACAAACGGGAACAGCTTTAGTTAGGGGTAATTTAACTCAAATACTTAAAACTGAACGAGGTGAAAGAGTTATGTTACCAAACTACGGGTGTAACTTAAAGAAATTTTTATTTCAGCCTTTAGATGAAGAAACATTTAGAGCTATAAAAGAAGAAATAATAACTTCAATAACTCGTTATGCTCCTTCTGTAGAGATAATGAAATTAAAAGTTATTAATTCGGATACAGTAAGTTTAGAGGGTATATCTGCAATCGTAATTACATTAGTTGTAAGATTAAAAGAGTCTCCAGAGAGTTTAATTGAAACTACAGTTAGAATAGGATAACAATGGTATTCACAGGACAAGTAACATCAGATTATTTAAAATTAGTTAATATTCCAGATGGCAAGAAGGCTGATTTTATTGATTTTGCTGCTACAGACTTTTTAACTTTTAGAAATAGACTTATTGAATATATTAAAGCTGTTTACCCTTTAGAGTATCAAAACTTTGTAGAGTCAGATTTAGGAATGATGTTAGTAGAAGTTGTAGCATACTGTGCTGCTGTAAACTCTTTAAAGGCAGATATGTTAGCTCAAGAAGCATTCTTAAAAACTGCTAAGAATAGAAATAATGTTCGTAAACTTTTACAACTCATTGGTGTAAATATGAAAGGACCAATAGGTTCTTCTGCCAATGCAAAGCTAACATTAAATACTCCAGCAACAGTTGCCACAATTACTGTACCTGCTAGTCAAAGAACTGTTACTATTGCTTCTCCTGAAGATGGAGGACCACTAAACTTTACATTATATAAAGTTGTAAATGGTCAGATAGCAGATCTTAATTCAAATGCATCTTTAAGTTTAGGAGTTTCTGAAAGTGATTCTTCTACAAGTTCTGTATGGACTAATTTAGCTTATTTAGAAGGATCTTTAATCGTAGAAAGTGGATCTTTTACAGATTCACAGACTATCAAGAGAATTCAATTATCACAGACTCCAGTAATACAAAATAGCGTTCAGGTATACGTCACTGATGGTGTTTCGGTATCTGGAGCATGGAGATTTGTTGATAGCTTATTATTTGCTTCTGGTGCAGGGGATCAAATCTTTGAAGTAGTTTATAATGATGATCTAACTGCAACAGTAAACTTTGGTGATGGAGTATTGGGAAGTTCTCCAGGAATAAATACTGGATATGTAGTAACTTATAGAGTAGGTGGTGGATCCAGAGGTAATCTACAATCAGAAGCGATTAACACTTCAGTAAATATAACAGAAGGCTACACCGCTGTAGTCGAGAATATATCTATTGCTACTGGTGGTCAAGATGCGGAGACTGTAGAACACGCAAAGAAATATGCTCCATATACTTTTAAACAACAGGATCGTCTTGTAACTTTAGAAGACTTTACTTCTTTTGCAAACACTTATGTTACTTCTACAGGAGCTACAGGAAAAGCAAGAGCGGTTACTAGAACTGCACATGGTTCCGCAAATATAGTAGATATCTATCTTCTTCAAAAAGCATCCAATACTCAACTTCAACAAGCTACTACAGCTTTTAAATTGAATCTATTACAAGCAATTGAACCTAAGAGGCTCATGAACACAAAGGTTGTAATTGTTGATGGTCTAATAAGAACTTTAGATCTCATTATGACTGTTAGAATAGATAAAGAACTAAAGCCTAAAGAAGAAGTTATTAAAGGTAAGATTCAGCAGGAACTATTTAAGTTTTTCAATGTAGATAACTTTGATTTTGGTAAAACTTTAGTTATTTCTGAATTAAATAGAGCAATATTTAAACTTGATGAAGTAAGATACGCCACTGTGGATAATTTAGATTCTGATGTAGTTGTCGAAATGAATGAAATTATTCAACTAAATAACTTTACAATTAATATGCTATTTGTCTAATGACTCAAAATTATTTCAAACACAATAAAGCAGAAGTTTTTGAAATCTTAACTCCAAGATTTTACTTGGATGATGAAATAATTTCTTCTGGGGTCAGTGTAAAGTTAGAAGATCAATTACTTAATACTCACCTGTTGTTAGCTAAAAATATTTCAAGTATAATAAATGTTTCAGCTACGACTAATTACCCTTCAATTAATACCTTGTCAGGTATTAGTCCTTTCTTTATTCCTCAAAACAATTTAACTCATATTACTCCTTTTGGTTTTGAGGATGAAATCCTGGTGCCGCTTGGGCAAAACTTTGGGAACTTCGCTACCAGTACGACCTTTAAATCGTACTTAAGCGGCACCTTTTTACCTTCAATTAGATTAAACTATCCTTCAGCGGGTTTACAGAATACAGCATCTAAAACTCATGAATATTTAATTGATAGACTCGGATGGTTCTACTTTTTAAATTTTAGTTCTACTAATTATTCACCTTCTTCTTACGTCCTAGATAAACTAACTGAACTTTATTATGGAAATACTCTAACACTAAAAGATGGAATAAAAGGATTAGAGACTTACCTGTGGAGAAACTACAACACTTGTACTACATTTCAAAATCTTGGTTTAGTTCCGGCTTCATTCTTGTCTGGAACTACGACATATACAAGTGGAACTCAGCAGCTTGACAAATTACTAACTCTAACCGACGTAGTTTATTCTGATGATTATTTGAGTGAAAAGAGCACATATATAAAAGATGCTTTCGCAGATTATAATTCAGCAAACTCATTATTAGACAGTTTAGAAAGTCGTGGACCTCTTTATAAGTTTTTAAAAGCTGTATCATACTTACAGCATGATGTAGACAATGAATTAGCTAAGTTAGAAACACTTTATGATATTGATAAGTGCCCTGATGAATATTTACCTTACTTAGCAGAGATTTTAGGGTGGCACCTTTTTGGTTATGATCCTAATAGATGGAGACTACAGCTTAGAAACGCTGTAAGTATATACAAAGCTAAGGGAACCAAAAGATCTTTACAGTTAGCTATTGATTCTATCTTCTCTGAAAGTTTCATGAACCTTTCTGGAAGTATTTTAGAACTTCATGAATCTTACATACCAAACTTAATCTACTATGCCTTAGCTACTGCTTCTCCACTATTTAAGAGTTTTGATACTTGGACTCCTGAATTAGCTAGATCTTTAGGAGTAAACGATTACTCTACTAAGAGTATAGATCAAAACTTACGTTATGCTGTAGATCATATATTACTTGATTGTGTTAGAAGATATCCTGAATTATTTAAACTAGGTAATGTTCAGTGGGATATTAATGATCCTAACTTTAGATTCAATTATAGAGACAGAATATTTCCAATCCCACCATTTGAAGAAATAAACTATTACAAAGATTTAGAAATTACTTCTGAACTTGTAAGATTAATAATAGATAGAGTTTCTTGTTTTGGTGTCTCAGAAGATTTTGCTGAGGATCTAGAGCAGTATATTTTAACATATACATTAGAGTCTGAAGATTATACTCATATAGATAATAGATGGTTGTTTTTCTATTCAGGACTACAAACTCCACCTAATTACGATTCTTTGTTAGAAGAATTTGAAAATAGTAGAATAGACTACGTTGGTTTGTGGAGTGCAGACTCATCCCACTTTAATTTAGATTTATTTGCATCATCGTTTACATTTGATAATAGATCTTTAAATACTAGTTCTACATTAGCCGTACAAGAAGCTGTAAGGGCTGTAAATACTTTTACTCCTGCACATTCTATTCCTGATATTAATTTGATATTAGGTCAAAATGATTATACTGATTATGATGAAATTCAGTGCAATCAAATTAATTTTGCAATTAATGAGACATATCCTGGATCTGGATTAGTTCCAGGTTATTATGCATCGGGTATAAATATGTCTGCTCTCGGAAAAACCTTTGGAAGAGATGCAGTAAATAATTTTACAGATGCTTATATGTCTACGTCTGTTGGATTAGGTAATTTACCTAGAAATAGCATACGTCGAAGATCATTGCATTATGTCCTTCCTAGAGAGGAGTTATATACAAGAACTGGTTGGAACGCCCCTCTACAGCTACAGCCCTCTACAACAGAGCACTCTCTTAGTAATGTTGGATATCTTCCCTTGGGCTACATCCCTTCAGCCTATGCCTTCGTAGAGATTCCTGTAATAAGCTCAATACCAGATATCTATTCTAAATGTGAAAACTTAAATTCTTCATCTGTATACAGTGGTGTGTCTGTAAGTTCTACATTCCCTTCTAGAGGGTTGAGTGCATTAGATACAACTGGTTGTGTAAGATACATCATGAGAAAAGACACTAATGATATTTTTGAGTTGGTACATGATGTATTGTATAATAGAGAAATAAATTATTGGACTGATTATCTTAATACCTCTGCTGGATGGGCTACTTATGGAAAAGATACTTACTATAAGAATGTCCCATTAAGTTTAGCTAACTCCAGTTTCTCTATTTCTTCTTACTCTCAATACGAAGATTTTGAGTTTGGAAGAGGAATTCACAAGATTTATAATGATTGGGTAAAGTTCTTTGGACGATCCAACATAAACTACGCTTCATTAAATCTTAGTGGTGGAAAAGATATCTTCTCCCACACTTTTGGTTCATTAGTTTATAACTCTAAGTTTGATCAATTTGGAAGTGCAATAACCGTTACAGATCCTAGTATAACTGCATCTTCATTTAATGAAGGATCAGCTATAAACAACAATAGCGGTTCTGGTATACTCAGTGAAGTAAGTGGAGCAACTTGGGGAACTTATATTGTATCTACAGGATTAGCGTTTGGAAGAGAATATAGAAATAAAGACATTATTAATAATGTAGAAATTGTAGGAACCTCAGGAGCTTCACAGGATAACGAATTTAGATATTACTACATTAACAATAGAGAAAGGTCTACCGCTTATTCACCCTTCCCTATTGAAAATCCTATAGTTAAACAAAAAGCTGTAAACGGTTTCCCCAGATTAATATACCATCTAAGTTCTACATCTAATATTTTAATTCCTGAACATGAGTTTGAGCTAAATGTAAGGTATTTTGCTGGATATGAAACAGGAGATAGTATGGGTGGTGGAGGTATAGGAGTTTGGATTCATACCGAACCACAAAATGGATTAGTTTGGTGTTGGACTAAAAATAATAAATGGGAATTATTTACTATTCCAACAAAACTAACTTATGGTAAAATATTTCAATATATTCATACTAGTTATCAACCAAGACAAGAAGTACCTTTAGATTTAATTGGTGGATATGCAGGTCAGTGCTATAATAAAGAAGCTCAAACCGCATCTAGAATAACATTAGAAAATTTAACTTCTGACTTGTTCAGCACTTTGACTGTATCTTTTAACACCTTCAATCAACTTATTAAGATTCCTCAAGTTTACTTTAAAAACTTTAATCAAGTTCATACTGTAAATCAGAAATATGTAATAGAAATCTTTAAGATACCACAAAACTCTTCTAATGAGTACATATTATTTGATGAAGTTAATCTAGTAGATAAAACTCTTAATAATTATAGTGAAGAGTATTCTCCTGAGTTGCTTTTAAAGAGCTTAAACTATATGAAAACAATTTCAGATGATAAAGCAAGTAGAGTAGCTTCTATTACTTCTTCTACCTATGGGGTATCAGGTGGAAGCAGAGTTAACTATAGAGAACACCCTGGTTGGGTATCTGCTACTTACAATGGAACATATCCAACATCATTCTCGTTCATAGAGGTAGAAAACTAATGAGAGGTGTAGTAGAATTAGTCTATGATGGAGTTAAAGTTTTAGAATCCGAAAACTTAATAGTAGATGGAGGTGCTGAATTATTAACAGATATAATGACCATCTCTCCAAGTTTACAGAACATACCCACAGCTTCTGCTTTATTAGACTCCTCAAATTATACTGTTCAAGCTATCTCATTTGGTAAAGATGGATTTGCTTACTCAACTAACTCACACTCATCAAGTATAATGAGTTCGGTTTACACAGGAACTAGATTTGAATTATATGTAAATAATACAAGTGGTGCCACATCTAGTTATGCACCTATTAACAGCCTTCCAGAGTATCCTGACCCATTAGATAGACATCTTCAATCTGAAGTCTCATCTTTACTTCCATATATTCCAGATTATAAACAGAATCTAAATATTTTTGGATTATGGAGAGAAGGTCTTTCTGCTGTTCCTCTGTTTAGTTCTTTAAATATATCCTCTATACCTTATTTTGGATGTTATGCAGAGGATGCGAGTATTTTCACGGGAACAGCTAGAGCTAGAATTTTTTTAAGAGACAGTTCTGGTTTAAATACTGTTACATCTACTATTCTAAATAGTACATTAAACTATAATACTTTTTCTGCAATAGATTGGAGAGGTTTTATTACTAAACATGGGTCAAATGGTTTAGGAGGATTTGTAGTAAACTCTGTTTCAGCAGATGATGAATTAGTTAGTAGCTTAGGTAAAGTTAAGTATTCTACTAAAATAGATAGTACCAATTTTAAATTAGCTAATCTATATGGTGGAATATCAACAATGGGTCTGTGGTATATTGATATAGAAAACACACTAAAAAATGGAGGATCTTTCCCGAGCACAGGAGATCAATTAAATACGCTATACCCTAAAAGGGTATATAAGTTATTTGCTAAAAAAGTATTTAACACAAACATTTGTAGGGTACAAGATTCAGGAACTAATGCTGGCTTAAACATAGGTACTACGATGGAGATTAACTGGAGTATTTATTTTATATGAAATTTATAGGTGAAGTAGAGATTATTAAAGAATATGACGATGGTAGATGTGAGATAGTCCATCGTTCTAAGAATAACATAGCTGAAGGTTTAGGTTATGGTTTAGCTAATTTATTTTCTGGTTATGGATCAACAGACCTTGATGATTACAAAATTTCATATTTTCAAGTAGGAGTTGGCAACTTATCAGCAAATTTTCCTACAACAACTAATTATATTAATAGGTCTTTTTACGAATTAGATGATGCATTAACCGCTGCTGAATTAGGTGGAGACGGATCTATTCAAGAAATAGTCAATCTAAATCAAGTAGTAGCAGAATATGGTAACTTTGTCTCTCCAATTAATTACACTACCAAAGTAAACACCTTTGTAGGTATAGATGCAAAGAGTAGATCTATTTTTTCCTCTAAAGGCTTTTCTACCCGTTTAGTCCTTGATAAGACTATGGCAAACTCAATGCCTATTTCTGAGGTTGGATTGTTTATGAGTAATCCAGATGGATCGCCTAACAATAACAGACCAATATTAGTTGCGTATAAATCTTTTGAGCCAATTACTAAAACTTCAGATTTTAGTTTTGTAATTCTTTGGAGAATAACTGTTGAGGATATAGGTAATAACAGTTTAGGCTTCTTAGGATTAAATGAAAGAAGGTATTATACCTTTGATATGTTAAGTGGTGTAGGTGATTTTAATACTACTACTGATTTTCCAGATAGATTTGAAGTTGGTATCCCTCCAACTTATGATTACCAAGGTGCCCCACTAGTTGTAGCATTTCATGGTATTGGTCAGTCTCAAAACCAATGGAGGCTTACTGGAAATGTTACTGTAAGTAATGGATGGTATGATGGTCTTCTTTCCTCTTTAGTACTCTTTGATCCACCAACTATAGTTAAACCTACTTTATATCAAGATGTATTAGATAGAGGATGGTTTTATATGGCTCCTCACGGAAGAGTGGGACCGCCAAATTCTGCATTAGATCCAGATTGGCAACCTTATTTTGGTACACCACAAGATGAAGTAAATCCACCTTTAACAGGATCTTCTATTTATCCTCATGCTAAGGGAACTCCTAATAATTGGAACAATATTATTGTTTTTGAACAATTTAAAAAAATATTAGAGTATACAGTTAATCATTATCCAATAGATAAAACAAGAATTTATTTTGTTGGATTCTCCCAAGGTGGAGGATGCGCTTTAAATTTTGCTGCACAATTAAATGATGCTAATCCCAGTGCTATTTGCCCCGCTGCCGTAGCTTCTGTAGGTGGAACATTTAATACATGGAAATTATGGGAGAAATATGCAGCTTCTTCAATTCATTCAGCGTCTCCTTATTGGAATACTCCTGGAAGAGATGAATCTAATGCTCCCGCAGGAGATGTTTTAATTTTCTGGAATAATTGTAGCGGTAATTTAGATTATCTACCAGTTGAATTAACTCATGGTGGTGCTGGATCAGGTGTTTCTGCTAATGAGTTATCATCTTTTACTCCAAGCGATGCACCATTTATTTATAATAGAACTACTACTGTTGGATCTAATCTAGTGGCTAGTACTTATGTTGCGTCTACTGGAATGTTTAATAATTTAAAGCATTTACCGCTTTATGTAATGTATTCTCCTGAAGATAGTCAGGGTGATATTGTTACATATGCTAGTAATTTATTAGCTCATGAGTTATCTTCTAATAATATACATTCTAATTATAAGTTACAAGTCTCATCTGCTGATGATATAGAAAATATGTGGATAGGACTTGGAATGGTTTCAGCGGCTTTTGATGGATTACCTGTTAGTAGTAATATTGGTTATGGTCCAGGTAAAGATGCAAGTGGAGATGATGTTTATAAGCAGGTAGATATTAAAACAGGCACTCACCATCTTGGAATGGTAAATCAAAATGATATGTTAAATTTCTTATCTAGTGCTACTTTAAATTTTCCAACAGAAGCCTCAACAATGGTAGTGGGTAATGATAATTATTTTTATTTTAGATTAAAGATGTCTGCTTCGTTTAATCAATATAGCTCAAGTTTGCTTACTTCAGGACTAGGAGTATTTAATTGGAAAATAGATAGGCCCGCTAATACCTTATGGGTTTCAGCTATTAATTCTTTAATTAATACAGGAGCAGCAATTAACTCTCCTTACTTTGATCCTATTTTAGCAGATTTTAACATAAGTAATACTAACCCATTAAAAATTTATAATTTATCTTCTACGCTTTATCCCTCAACGGAAAACAGAATACTAAATATAAGTAATATAGAATCTATTCCATCTAAGATAATTTATTCTAGATATGTTAATGGTTCATTAGCTACCTCTGAAATTTTAATAAAAAATGGAAATAATTTTAGACGCCCTACTGTTTCTGGAGTAATTTGTACTTATTCAAGTGGTCAAACTACTTTAACTTTGAACAGATTAGGTTACTATGAAATATACCCTTAACCCTATATAAATAAGAGATGAGAAAAGAAGATAGTTTAAAAACACGGGGCTACTTAGAAATTATTAAAGTCTATTCAGATGGGCGAGAAGAGATCCATTGGAAAGACCATAACGTCATTGTATCTGGAATGGGTTACGGACTAGCTCATTTATTTAGTGAATTAGGCTCTACTAATATTTTAGACTATCAAATTAAGTATTCTCAGTTAGGTATATCAGGAACTTCAAACTACGGGGTTTCTACTTTTAAATTAGCCTCCTGTGTTCCTTTTAATCAACTAAGCGGTACAGATTTACCTGTTACTCAACATAGTCATTATCAAAACGGGTCTGTTGTTACAGATCAACCATTTATAATCATACCAGCGCAGAACATACAAAAAGCATCTGCTACTAGTGTTAGATTTAATATAGTAATACCTGAAAATGCCCTAAATATAACTGAACCACTAAATGAAATTGGGCTTTTCATGAAAAATCCAACAGGGCAGGCTACGACAGAATCTGTATTAGTCGCTTATAGGTATTTTACAAGTCTTGAAAAGACTAATGATTTTAGCATTTTGTTTAGATGGACAATACATTTCTAGAGTATAAAATATGGCATTTATAGCATCAGATCTTTACTTAGCAAGCGGAACAGCCTCTCTTTATAATAGCTGGACAGATCACGTTACAAAATTTGATTCCAGTTCATTTTATAACTGGGAACAAGACAACGAACCACTCTATGATCTAGATGAGCGTACCCATTATCTTTGGGAGAAGATGGGGTATCCTACAGCTAATGGATTTAGTGGTATCCCTGGAATGATGATGGCTGTTTCTGCTGATGCTGGATTTGCAGGTGAATCAAGTGGTTTAGTTTATAAGTCTGTAAGTGCAGCTATTTTAGCACTACCTGAAGTTATTGCTCATCCTATAATTATTGAAGTTGCTAGTTTCGGAAACTTAGGTACTTTAGATTTAAGAAACCTAAAATTTAAAGATAACGGTGGATTAGAAATAGTAAACCGAAACTTCTCTAAAATTTATGGTAAAACTTCTACAGGACTTAAGACTGTATTAGTTGGTGTTAACTCACAACCTTCTTCAGGTGATTTATTTGATACACTTGCTGCAACAAGTGCTGTATCTATAAATACAAAAGTTTGTAGTTCAGTTGATGTATCTGCTGATACTAGATGGAATAAATCAAATTGTATTGTTTATTACAATAGAGCACATGGATATCAAGATTTAGCAGTTGCAACAGGCCCAGGCTCTTCCATATTATCTGTTCCATCAACTAGTACAAGTGCAACAATTTTTAGTAATGCTAATGCTAGTTCTTTGAATCCTTTAGAGTATGATGAAACTAGAGACTTCTCAAGTAGTGCAGACTTTAAATCTTATAATACGTTAGATGACAGTTATATGACTGGTAGCAATACTAACGTAGAAACTAATGGTCGAGTTGATATTAAGGTAGCAACAGTCTCCTCTTATCCAATTACAGGTTATTTCTACGGTAACTATTTTAATCAAATAAATGTTACAAATTGTAATGGACCTATCTATATTAGAAATTTTGCCGTAGATGGTGGATTAGCACAACTATCAAACTTAGAACACAATACTGTAAATGGTTTTGATATTCAGAATAGTAGAGTAATATTAGAAAACTCTTTAGCAATTCGTTGTAAAGAAGCAGGATTTAAATTTACATCATCTGAAGTAGTAATCAATAGAGGTATAGTTTCAATGCGTAACTATACACTCGTAACTTCTAGAATTAAATCTTCATATAAATCTGCTGGCATTAGAGCAATAAATAGTAATATTGTTGTTAGTAGTTCACCTTATGTTTCAGGTGTAGAGGCTATAATTCATTCTACTAAAAATTACTATGGTATTGAGTTAATTAATTCTAAGTGGTCTGGTGGAACTTCAAGAAAAGACGTAACTTCTGCATCAGGAATGACATTCATTCAATCTTTCCATAACAACATAGGAATTAAGATGAATGAATCTACTATGGAAGTTCCTGGAAGACTAGATGTGCATTCTAATGATATTGGAATGTGGATGGTAGAATCTGACTTATCTTTAAATGAAGGAACATTTGAATATAATCAAACTGCTGGATTAAAAGCTGATCAGTCTCATATACAATATAACCCAGACTTATATCAATTTACTAAGTCAGTAGATTTAGATGGCTATGGTCAGTTGTATTTCCATCGTAACGGAATAAACTTAGATCTTAATAATAGTCAGTTAATGTACACAGAAGGGGCAAGTTTACCAACTAAGTACGGTCCATTCTATGTTAAGTATTCTACAGGAACAGTAGAGGAGTTAGGAAATGAGATTAGCGTTCCAGCAGTAAAGATTTCAAATAACTCTACAGCTAAACTTATTAGACCTTACATAACAAATAATCAAAGTGGATTTGCAGGATCTAATAAAGTAATCTATGGATTACTTGCAAACGTAAGTGATAACTCTAAATTAGTTTGTGCTGGTGATGGTAGTAAGATCTCGTTCTTACAAGGTCCACCTATCTATGCTGCACAGAAATACACTGCAAACGTATATGCTAATAATAATTCAATAGTTGAATTCCAAGGTCCAACTTTAATTTGTAATGCAGGTATTGACGTACTAGCAGAGAATGGATCTGTAATTAACTTTGTACCACACAGAGACGATGAAGGTAATATATTAGCATCCTCGTTTGATCTATCATCAGCTACTAATCATAGCTTGATTGAATTACATTCAACAAGAGCTTGTTTAGTTGCTAATAAGAATTCCATAATCAATATGGAAAACTTAGGAGATTTTAATTCTTTCTGGCCCGCATCACAAACCTCATCAACAGACTATAATCAGAATAATGGACTAAACATTCAAACTTATGTTTCTGCTGGCTATATGCAGTTTTATCCAAATGGACAAGATGAAACTGCTGTAATAGGAACTCCTACAAGATATGATATTGGAGAAACTGGTGGTAACGCTGGACTAGAAACTAATAACGTAGTAACTACTGATAGTATATTACTAGATTGGAATTTAGTTGGGGCTAACGCAGATATACTCAAGTATTCTACTGGTGGTATGTGTGTAAGAGCCATTGATGGAAGTATTGTTAATGTTAAGAACGTACACTTCCCTTGTGGATGGGATAATACCTCAGGAATCTTGTATGATGTCAGTTCTGGTGGTAATTGTGATTTATTAAGAATATGGAACATTGGCCCTGACTCATTCTTAAATGCTTCTTACTGTTCAGTAAGTGGTTTATATCCAAGTTTAGCAGGTTACTATGGTCCTTCTGCTGTATACTTATCTGGTGGAGTTCCAGCCTCTGCTGCTCCAACTACGGTCCCTGATACAGGTAGGCTAAGTGTTCTAGACTTCTATGGAGCTTCAGGAGCTACAGCAGGAACAAACTACGGACCATTCAGGCTCATGGTTGCAGTTGATGGTGCAGCTAAGTTCTTAAACTACTACACCACAGGTTTAATTTATAACTCTGCGTATCAAACTTGGGCACAAGGATACAATCCTTCTGGATCAGTAAGTGCTGCACCTGAAGTATCCTCGATCTATAAGACGTTAGGATCTGCTTCAGCTTTCTTAACAACTTCTGCTATGATTGATTCTTCCTATAGAACTAGAATTAGACTTGATGAATCCGCAGCAGATACTTTTGCTAATGCAAAGAACGGAGCTACCGCTAGATCAGGAAGAGTACCATTCTGCACTATTTATAGAAGTAGAAATACTGAAGGCTCTGAGTCTTTCTCTACTTCAGCTATTGGACATGGATTTGGATTGTTGTCAGTAAATATCTTTGATTTGTCAAGGAAAAATTAATGGGCACAATCAGAATAAAAACAAAAAAACCAGGTGGCTGATGCCCCAAACCAAAATAATGCCCGTGAGGTGTTAAACTATGACATTTAAGAGTAGCTCACACAAATTTACAGACCCTATCCGAGTATTTAAAGCAAATGATCCTTATCATTATGTTGTAGATAATTTACCTCTACAGCAGCTAATGGAAAATGATAGATGGTTAAAAGATCAAATTGACTCAGGGATTACAGATGAAAGTGGAACTAGAGCAGGATTCCAGGAACTAAAACCCTATGCAAATGGATCGGATAATGTAATTCACGTTAATCCTGGTCAGTACCATGCTCGTATAAATGACGCTTACGGTAAGACTCGTATGCAGAGTCTTAAATTGTTAAACTGGATTCCAGGTGTAGGAAAGTATTATGACAATACTACAGATTTTCCTTACGCTAGTTTAAAAGAAATCATTCGCAGAATTAGAAGTAATGTTGCTGGAGATGCTTTATTCTTGAACGGTTTAACAGAACAAACTTCTTTTTGGCAACCTGATTATCCTGAAGGAAGCACATTAGAGACAGCATATAATGCAAATGCTAATACTAATATCTCAACTGGTCCAGGAAGTTACGATTTACCTTTGTATGCTAAGGTAAACTATACTCCATTAATAATTAATCAACTACTAGAGCCTTCTGTTCTTCAAAAATTATCTACAGAATTAGTCAGAATGTACAGAGGTGTAGGCAGATTAGCTGTAGTAAGTGTAGATGAAGAACTAACATTAGAAGTACCTGCATACGATCCCAATGATTTTAAAGTTAGAAATAGTGATACTGGTGAAGATGAATTAATTGATGCTGACTACCGAATAGATTTAGTTTTCATTTATTCACATCCAATAGATGCATCGTCTACAACAATTGCTAAATATCCTGGTGCAACTTACGAACCACAAACTATTAACAAACCTATTTTAGGTTTAGTTAAAGGTGCTGGATTATTTACCATCAAGGAATCTAATACTCCAGGAAACCCTACTCACTATGTAATTAGTGAAAGTGCTCCATCTGAGCCATTTGAGATATTAGCAAGCGTAGCAGACCAACAAAATACTAATAATGGTTTTAAGAGTTTAGGTATTCATGGATCTTTCCCTTCACCAGAAGATCTGATGAATATGGCTCCAAATATTGTTGAGAATCTAGAATCAGATAATATTCAATTAGTTGGTCAATCTGTATTTCCAGTTTGCTATGTAGTAGTAAGAAAGAATGCAACTATAAATGTAGGTGGTCAACCAGTCATAGCACCATCAGATGTTATTGATATTAGACCATTCTTTAGAACTGCTGAATTAACATACAACGAACGTGCTGGTATTTTAATGGCAACTCCTCCTATTTCTCCAGCTAATAGCGTAGTAGGAACAGCACAATTAGATAGAGAATTACGAGACTTATACGATAAAGTTATTCAAACTGTTAATACTGGATCAGGGGGATCTCAGGATTTAAAGCCTAGAGTAGTTGCTGGTGGAACAATTTGGGGAGGCAGAAAGTTTGGTCCTGAGGGTGCTATCAGATTAGCAGCAAAAGAATTAAATGGTATTGGAGATTCTGCCTTACCTTTTTCTGAAGCTCCTGTTTTACCTGATTGGGATTATGCTGAATATTGGACTATGAACCCCCCAACAGGATCAACTACTGATAAAGGTCAAAGAAGAAATGACTACATAAATACTTATTTATTAAATCAAAATCGTCAATTTGATTCTGGTACTAATGGAAATAGTATATCTTCAGCAGAAAAAAGATTAGGAACTGGAGTTTATGTTAATGGTAGTACATTAACTTGGGGTATGCATTGGTGTAAGAAGGAAATTATAATTGATAAAGCTGCTGTTCCTTGGATGAATGATTATACAGTTGAGTGTCAATTTGAAAATTGTATTCCTCAAACTAAAAAAAGCAGTGAATCAGGAAATCAATATAACTTAGATGATGGCTCTTCCGCTGGAATTTGGGTGGAAAAGAAATCTGATAGATTTATTATTTATGTTGCATGGAGTGCTGTAACCCCAAGAACTAACAATGCTGTAATTGCAATAGGCCAAGGATTTGAACCTAGGCTAAATAGAGATTCTTATGGGTATTCTGGTTTTGTAGTTAGAAACTCAGATATGGGATTACCTACAGGATCAACTAATAATATGTCTATATCTAACTTCTTAGGAGGTGCTGCTACAACTAAAGCTCCTTACATGGGAGTATGCACCTATCCTACAGTATCTTTTAAAGTTACTGCATATCCAACAACTTATTTCTTTAAGACACTAGCTCAAGGCACATCTCAATCCGTAATTACTTTAAAGTAAACGATGAATGATTTAGATATTGTTTTTCGAGTTCCCTGTGGATTTGGTCCTCCAGGGGAATTGCCCCCACCACTTCCTGGTGGGATAGATGGCGGTATTGTTATTCCTCCCGCTCCTCCTGATGGTCCACAACCTATTGAGCCTAGTGGACCTATTCCTCCTGATTTACCACCGTATGAAGAAGATTTGACTGTAGTTGTAACACAAGAACAAGTATCAGAAAATAGTTTAACTTGTATTACTCAATCAAATTTTACAGTTCGACTTACAGCTTTTATATTTTTAACATCTAACCCATCTGTTATATTAGCTCAAGTTACCAATAATAATTTATCTAAAACTCACGTTATAAACTTTAATGGCTTAACTCCTGGAGAACAATATACTTACTCTATCACTGTTACTAAAAACTTAAATTGGAATCAATATGTACAGTATAATCCTGCAACAATTACAAGAACAATCACAACTAATTCTACACCTCCAGTAGATGATTTAGAGATTGTTAATTCTGACATACAAATTATTATTCAAAATAATTCTCCTGTATTAAACATTTATTGGGAAGTAATTAACTTAGCAACTAACCAGCACATTCAAGCAGATTCTACGGTTATCATAACTGATTTATTTAATAATCAAACTATAGATGCTTTTGATTTAATAGGAACAGTTTCTCCTTTTTCTCAAAGTATAAATTACCCTAGTTTAATACCTCTAAGAAATTATAGAGTTAATATACAGTCTTTTGGACTTGGTGGTCAATCTGATCAATTATCTGTAGATGTACAATGTCCTAATTACGGACAACCACAAGAAGAAATACCTGTAATTTTAAATGAAGAAGCATTATTTAGTTTTTCAAATAACTCTCTATCATTAAACGTAGGTTTTGAAACTGTAGAACAAACAACACAAAATCCATTAAATACCACTGCTCAAGTTATTTTAACAGATCAAAATAATAATTCTCAAACAATTAATTTAAGTGTTCCTGATGATGTTCATACTTGTGTGTTTAATAATTTATTAGTTAATACTGTTTATACCATTACCCTCACAGCAATTTCTAATACTGAAAACATAGACACTAATATAATATCTAATCTTTACTATGATGAAAATTCTCCTGTTGGGAACTTGAATACTAGCGATGGTAAAAAATACTATGATCAAATTACAAGATCAAGTTACACCGCAGAAAGTGAGTACGATCTAAAATATACTAAATATTCTTTAAGTCCATCTCAGTTTTTACCCACTTACGGTGAAAAAAACTCAAACATATTTGGTAAGATCCGCCACTATAGTATAAATCGTATTATCAATAAAGAATCAGGAACATTTGAAGAAGCAGTAATAGATGCTACTAACATATCTGATGACCACATAAAAAATAGCTTAAATAGTTCATTTAGAAGACTCTATAATTTAAAATATACTAATGGCGTCCCTGTAGATGCTACTAAAATCTCTAATATTATTCGTAGATCAATAGAAACTGATTCGGTAGATAAACTAGATTCAGACTATATTCAAGAATTAACTAAAGAAATCCCTTTAGTAAATACTGTTAGACCTAATATTACTTCAGTAGAAAAATCTAGATATGGAATTAGTAAATCTTCATTAGCTACAAATAGAACTATCTCTACACGATCAGCAGATATAGATACAACAGTTAGTAGGAATAGAAACTATGGAGAGTCTTTAATACCCAAAAAAATGCTTTCTATAGATCCAAATAAATACACAGATGATTCAAAAAACTTATTAGATCTATGGTATACATTACCTACCGATATAAACAAGAGATGTGTTTTTATTACATCTAGTGGGGAAGAAAACTTTTATGTTCAAAACACTGATTCTATTGAGGCTTTAGATTCATCTGGAAACAAGGTACTATTAGAATTAACTATCAACGATACTTTGCAGTGTTACATTACCTCGTCTGAAGAAATAAATATACCAACTGAATCAAATATAGCTAATGCTAACGTATTAAGAAATGATGATGAACATTTAATTATGTATCATTTGGGGTTTGATAAACAGGTTCTTTTAACCGCTTCATGCCCAGATGTAAACGTAGAAATAACTAGCAGTGTTAATCCACCACTAAGCCACTATATATTACAATTAAATACGTCTACAATAATTGATGATAATTCAGAGCTTTCCCCATTTATAAAAGAAACAGATGCGTATTATAATATCGTAACTAGTAGCCAGCAAGATATTCAAGATTTAAATGATGATATCATTTATAGAGCATACCCTTGGTTAGTGTTAACTATTAACCACGATGATCCTATATGGGACTATTTTGATTACAGTAATTCTTCTGTTAGTGGAACGACATTTAAATTTACATTTAGAGATGTAACTTATGATGGGTTTGGATTTAAAGATGATGAGACTGATCCTTTCTTAGTAAGAAAAATTCCTAGATTTATAGTAATAACTCCAACGAATAGAACTTTCTACAACTTCTATAATGCTAACTCATTGTTAAAAGATTGGAATGTTAGAGAACTAAGATGGGAGATGTCTCCAGATAAAAAGCTAAACGATATCGGACTGTTACAGCACCCATTTGAGGTTCTTAACTCTTACATACATTCTGAAGGTGAAAGTAAGTCAGGAGATTATAGCACTCAATCTTATATTTGCAGGTACGGAGATACGACAAACTATACTAAAACATATAAGAATCCAGAAGAAATACCAGAAAGAGAGTTGGATCCAGTCCGAGCCGCAGTTATTAAAGTTGAAGAAATTAAAGAGAATTATGAAATTGATAATGGGATTACATGGTATGACTTATTAGCTAGATTAGACAGAAAGCATATGTATACTTTAAATAAAAGAGCGGATGTTAAAGTTATTAATAAACTTAAAAATGGTGAAAAAACTAACACCAAAATTTATCATGTTAAATCCCCTAAAAATAAAGACGCTTCATCCAGAAGAAACCCGACTAGAATTGTATCTAGTAAGGGGCTTCAAGATATCCAGTTATCATACGCTATAGAAGTTCCTGTAAGACCTCCTGTACCACCTGAAGAAGAATCCTTACTATAATGCCAAGACCAATAAGAGCTTTAACTGATGTGTCTCAGGGACACTGCTACTCTCCAACATTCTCAGTAAATGGTTCCCCAGACGTTTTTGTTAATGATAAGCCTGTTGTTAGAATAGATGATAATTATGGTCAAACTCATTGTTGTGGTCCAGCTTGTCATCAAATGGGTCCAGTGTTAGGTGGATCTACTACAGTTTTTGCTAATGGAAAAGGGATTCATAGAGACGGAGATAAAATCTCATGTGGAGATGTAGGTGATAATGGATCTACAGATGTATTGATAGATGAAGGTGTATCCGTATCTCAGAGTCAATCTGCTAACGCATATACAGATATACAAGATCCTGAAAACACTATCGGTTATACCGTTGGACTTCCTGTTTTAGATTATAAACTTAACAGTCTTGATTTAATTACATATCAAACTTGTAATAAAATTTATGTCGAATCATGGCTATCTTCTGTTGGAAGATTAGCAGTAGTTCCAGAATACTATACTCCAATTAAAGAGGAAGATACTGGAAAAGACATTAAAGATGAAACTATACCTAAAATAATGAGTGTTGATCCCCCTTTCCCCTATCCATATAAAATAGATTTAAATACTGGAGTTATAACTTTAACTGGGGATGTAACTAACTTTTATTTAAGTAGTGTTCATGTTATTACAGTTAATAATTACGTTTCTGAATACTTTGAACGTCCTACAATAGTAACATTTTATTTAAGTACAGCATCAAGACCTATTTATTTTGGCAACCAAGGTGGTACTATACGATCATTTGACTGTACTTAAAATAATTCAAAAAATAAAATATTCTTTCATTTTATCTTATTGGATTCTAAATAATGATAGGATTACTCTTAAGGAGAATTTATGTCACACGTTTCTAAAAATTATGTAAAGGCTATTACTGAGGGTGCAAGCTGGCTACCCACTGAAAAAGACGCATTAACTGAATGCTCAGATCAGGCTCCCGTAACAGAAGCTCATGTTTGTCCTCTATGCCAATCAAATCTCGCTGAACCAATCAGCGAAGAGGCTTTATTAGAGCACAGCGCAGCTATGTTAGAAGTATTCACTGCTGTTGAAGATACTCTAAATGAATCATTAGAAGAGTCTGAAGAAGACGATTCAGATGAAGAATCAGAAGAAGAATCAGAAGACGATGGTGAAGAGTACGACGAAGAAGAGTACGACGAAGAATCTGAAGACGAAGACGAGGAGTAATACCCCATGTATTATTCCATAATTAAAGAATCTCTTCTATTAGAAGAAGAGAAAAGAAATTTAAGTGCTCTTCTCACAGAAGAAGGTGTTCCTCTTGATCACCAGCAAGAACTCATTCCTATTCTCTTAGAAGACGAGGAATTATTACAAGAGTTTTTAACCGCATTAAAGGGTATGGTTGGTGGGGGAATGAAGAAGATTGGTTCTGCCTTAAGATCTAAGGGAGGCCAATGGAAACAAGCGCAGTTACAAAAAGGTGCAAAAATGAAGCACGGTGAAGCTGTTAAGGCTTATGGTAAAGCTGTAAGAGGTAAAGATGAGAAAGGCAGAAATAAAGCATATGCTGACCTATTAAAAGCTCGCCAAACAAATAGATTAATGCATGGTAGAGCAGGTACATTGAGTTCACAACCAACACAGGCTCAAATCACAAAAAGTAAGGGTAAGAAGCAAAATACAGCTTTAGGTTATTTTAAAAAGCAGACGGCTCCAGGACAAAAAGCACAAACTTTTATTGATCCAGAAAAACGTAAAGCAACCGAAGAAAGATATAAGAGAGTTGGCATGAGATTTACACACAATGAAATAGAAGGCGAACCAATGAACGAGACATATGTACAAATTGCTCATTTACTAGTTGAAGTTAGTGCTATGGAAAAAGCTGGTAGAAGAGTCGGCGCTGCTCGTCATGGCGGAAGTAAACTCGCTGGTGTTGCAGCTAAAATAGGTGGAGCCATTTCTCCTAAATTTAAAAAAGGTGTAAGTGAATTTGGTCAACATAGTAATCCACAAAGATCTAAAGCATTAGCAAAGGTTAACTTAGGTGGATTACACGGAACTCTTAAAAATCTAATGACTGGAGCTTCTCCAGTTACACGAAGATAATTTTTATGCCTAAGCAAAAAGATTTTGATATAGCTAATATAGCAGAATCAATACTTAAAAGTGAGTCGAAACAAGGAAAACTTGTTTCGACTCCCCAAGGTATTATAAGACCTAATGCTCCTGATATATCTAAGGTAACAGTTCCTCATTCGTATACTAATACTATATTAGAACATTCATTTGGTGAGAAGACAACTAAAAAAGTTTCTCCTGTCGTAAGAGAATCCAATCAGACAGTTAATCCTGAAGTATACGTTAAAAAGTTAATGCATTTAATTCAAGAAGCTAAAAACCTTATTGATGAAATGACCACTTGCGGGAGTATCGGAACTAATATGGGAGGAACTCCTAAAGTTAAAGCTAAAAAGAAAAAAATAACTAGAAAAGGTTATTAAACATGAACAATACATATAATAGCATTGCTTCTTTACTTTTAGAACTTAGTCAAAAAGAGATAGATGCAATTAAAGAAAAACAGTTTGGAGTAAGATCAGAAAGACGTAAACATAATATAAAAGCAGCAGAGGCTTTAAAAAAAGATAAACCTCTATCTCAAAAAGAAAGTGAACAATCATATAAAAAACCAAGACAAACAGAGGATACCTATGAGTCAGAAGTAGAAAAAGGTCTTAGACTATCTACTAGAAGAGTATCTGGTCACGAAAGAAAACTATCAAGAGAGCAAGCTAAATTAAGAGCAATTAGAAAAAAACGAGAGGAATACCAGTCTAAAAAATCTAAGGCAGAAGAAGCTAAAACAAAATTAGCTTCTGATCCTAAAGCTAAGAAGGGATCATTAAGACGTAAGAGACGAGAGGCAGTAGCAGCAGGTAGAAAAGCTAGAATAGACGCATATTCTTCTGCATCTGAAAAAACAAGACAAAGATTAAGAGATGCATTAAAAGCACATAAGGAAGCTACAGAAGATAAGTTATTAAAACCTGGAGAAAAAGGTGCTGGAACAGCTAGAGCTAAAGGTGATTTAGCTGCAAAAGCACAAGAACTTAAAAAAGCTAGACAGGCTTATAGAGAAGCCAGTCCCTCAGAGTTTCCTAAAATGGAAAAAGAGGCTGAAACAAGATTAAGTAGACGAAAGAAGGCATTGGAATCAAGAAGAAAGAGACTATCGTCTGCTGAAAAGCAGTTAGGTCATAAACTAAGTGCATCAGGTGGAATGACTCCAATTGAAATAGACAAACATGGTAAAGTAGTTTCTTCTAAAGTAAAACCCAAGAAAACTGGCGTCGCTGCTATAAAACAAGCAGAAAGAGATCGTAAAAAGCGTGCTTTACAAGATTTACGATCTAAAGAAATAGCGGCTGCTGCTAAGGCTAAAGGTGGGAAATCTGCTGAACTTACTGCGGCTTATCAATCAGAAATGGAAAGAGAGAGAGCCAAGAAAGATAAAGAAGAATCTTGGGAGGAATAATTATAGAATTACTTTGGGAAAGTTAACCTATGAATAAAATAAATTATTTTGACTATATTTATGATTTACTTTTAGCTGAAGCTAATTATCCTTCAGACGATCCTAGATCTGGTAAAGGAGAATTTGCATCATTACCACATCATAAAAAAGGAGATAAACCTAAAAAACCACAATCTCCAAAGCCTTCTGCATTTCAGAAATTTATAGAAGGAAATCCAAAAAAAGGTCCGACTGGAGCTACAATTAGACGCAGACCATTTTATGGTGCATAATTTTAATAAGAAATATAAAGGATAAAAAATGGAATTACTTATTGATTACTTTAGATTAGATCCAGTTCAAGTAATATCAGAGTCTACAGAGTCTGGTACTATTAAGATTAGAGGTATCTTTGGTCGTGCTGGAGAATTCAATAAGAATAACAGACGCTACCCAAAACCAATTTTAGAAAGAGAAGTTACCAGATTAATGCCATTAGTAACTGAAAATAGACTTTTAGGTGAATTAGATCACCCAGATAGTCCAACAGTTAAATTAACTAACGCATCACACATGGTAACTAAGCTATACTGGCAAGGAGATGTTTTAATAGGGGAATCTCAACTATTAAATACTCCTGCTGGTAAAGTAGCTCAACAGTTAATTAAGGACGGAGTACGAATTGGTGTTTCCAGTAGAGGTCTTGGATCATTAAAGCCATGTCAAGATTCTCCAGGCAAATTTGAAGTTAATGAAGATTTCCGTGCGGTAACATTTGATTTAGTTGCGGATCCTTCAACAAGAGGTGCTCATCCATCTCAAGTAAATGAGTCTGTGTTACTAGAAAAAACAAAAAAGGCTGCATTAAATAATAAGGTATTACTAAACTTACTTGAATCCAGATTAAATACAGTTAAGGATGATAGAATCTCTAAAATCTTTGAAAAGAAAGATCCTTGCTGGAAAGGATATCAGCAAGTAGGTATGAAGATGAAGGGTAAGAGAAAAGTACCTAATTGTGTTCCTAGTAAACCTGTTAATGAAGCTAAACGCACATCTAAAGTAAACCCTTGGGCAGTGTGTAATGCTTCTCTTGGTAAAGGAAGAGATCCTAAAAAATTTGAAAGATGTGTAATGGATGTTAAATCTAAAGCAGATTTAGTAGAAGCCTATACCAAACTCATAAAAAACATTTTAGTAGAAGGTAAAGGTGTAATGCCCAAAATGAAAATGGGTGTACATAAAAGCAGAGCTGGTGGTTTAACTCAAAAAGGAGTTGAAGCATACCGCAGAGCTAATCCTGGTTCTAAATTAAAGACTGCTGTAACTACAGATCCATCTAAATTAAAAAAGGGCAGCAAATCTGCTAAGAGACGTAAATCATTCTGCGCTCGTATGGGTGGAATGAAAAGAAGTCGTACCTCATCAAAAACAGCCAATGATCCTAACAGCAGAATTAACAAGGCTTTAAGAAAGTGGAATTGTTAGTATGATTAGTTTTAAAAATATCTTAGACGAAAATTCAATTCATTTAATTCAAGAGTTTCTTCTTGAAGAAGATGAGGGAGAAGATATTGAAGAACCAATAGAACCTCTACCTAAAAAAGAAAAACCTAAGATTGTTTCTAAAAAACCTACTCCAAAGACTAAAGAACCTAAAGTTACTCCTAAAGTTGAAAAACCTACAGCTACCCCAGTAATTAAGAAGCCAGAACAAAAAGAGCCGAAATCAGAAGATCAAAAAGATAAAAGTGATGACTACTGGAAAGTACCATTAGAACTTCCACCTAAAAAAGTAAAACCTAAATCAGAAACACCATCTGAAGACATTCCAGAAAAGGTAGTTAAAAAAGCAATAGCTGATAAAGAAGCTGCTAAAGCGGCACAAAGAAATGTTCCTCATGACAAAGAAGATCATGAATTACTTCAGGCTCACAGCTTAGGCGATGAAGATTCAACTAATAAACTATTTAATAAACATAGTAAAAAGTTAATTGCATTTGCTAGAAGTAGGTTAGGTAGTCTTCAATCAAAGGTATCTGCTGAAGATATAGTTCAACAAGCATTTGAAGAAGGGTTTCAAAATTTAGAAAAACTAGATTTTAATGTTGAATCTTTTCCTAGATTTTTATCTAAAATTATAAACGCTAGAGTAGGAGATGCTTTACGATATCATACACAAGAAAAAAGAGCTAGATCTAAAGAGGGAGGCTCATTAAATGCTCCTATAGCAGGTACTGAAAAAGAATTTGGATCTACTATTTCTGGACCTAAAGAATATGAAGATCCATCTTCTGGAATAGCTGGATCAGAAGTTAGAGCTAAATTGGGTAAAGCTATCTCAAGACTAAATCCAACACAACAAAACATAGTTAAATTATATTATTTAAAAGGGTATGATACAATACAAATAGCAAAAGTTTTAAATAGTAATCCTGATACAGTTAGGCAATCGTTACATCGAAGTTTACAACAGTTAAGAGGTCATCTTAGTGAATTTGAAGACTCTTAAACAAAAAATAAAAAAAATCTTTAAATAAAGTTAGCTAGAATAAATACAGATAGGTAAACTATGAACGCAAATAAATTAGATAAATTAAGTGATCTTCTTCCCGATAATTTAAGTGAGGATAGCTTAGACGAAATAGCTACCCTCATTTCAGGTTTTATTAATGAGGAAGTAACACAAAGAGTAAAACTATTAGAAGCTAAAACAGTAGCTTTTATTAGAGGCAACATAGACCTATTAAAAGAACAAGCTGAGAAGGAATTAGAGGACGAAAGTGATCTCCACAGAGATGCTGCTCAATTCCGTAAACTTAAGTCTTTATTAGGATTAGAAGATTCTATTGAATTAGATGACCAAGAGTTAGAAGCTGAAGCTGAAGTAAATGAGCAGATAGATTCTCTCATTGAAGAAAATCAGATTTTAATTGAACAATTAAATAATTTAGTTCCAGAATTAGAAAAGTACAGAAAGTTAGCAGGTAAGTACAAGAAGACTGCCTCAACTTTAGAAGAACAATTAGTTCCTTTAACTGAGCAAGTTGAGGAACTTCTCGATACACGAAGACCGTTTAAGTCCAGTGAAAAAGCCTTAATTCTTGCAGAGGAACAAATTAAGGATGAACAATTCGGATTAGATCGTTCTAATCCATTCCTCAACGAGAATGTAATGGCATTGATGCCTAATAAATAGGATAAAAAATTATGAGCGAATTAATTGAAAATGGCGAAGACCTTGTAGGTAAGTGGGGTGCCGCATTAAAAGGCATTGATGACTCTTACACTCGCAAAGTCGTAGCTACTCTTTATGAGAACCAAGCAAAGGCAATTCTTCTTGAGAAGTCAAAGAGAATTGATGAAACTAACGTAGCAGGTTTTGAAGGTGCAACTTCAACAGGTTCAATTGGAACCTTCCAGAAGTTTGCATTCCCTCTAATCCGTAGAGTTTACCCTCAGCTAATTGCAAACGCAATAGTTTCTCAGCAGCCCATGCAGGGTCCAGTTGGTCAGGTATTCTACCTTGGCTCTGGCCGTCAATACGGTGTAGCAAGAGAAGGTGTCTATAGCAAGTACCAGTTAACCTACGGTGGTTTAACAACTAACCCAGTAGGTGCTAATAGTGCCGATGGTGATGATGACGTTCAATTGAGCACTATTTATGGTGCTACAAGAGGTTCAGCCTCGACCACATTCGGTGGTAAGATTGCTGCTTGGCCTCTAACAGATAGAACTCATGGTTTCAGCATTTCAGCAGGTGAATTCCTCTCAGGTTCAGCTATTCCAGAAGTAAACCTTACAATCGAACAGCAGCCAGTTGTTGCTCGTACCCGTAAGATGCGTACCCTCTGGACAATTGAGGCTTCACAGGATCTCAAGGCTTATCACAACCTTGATCTTGAACAGGAACTCACTGAACTCATGGGTAACGAACTCCGTCTCGAAATCGACCGTGAGCTTCTCGAAAACCTCCGTGGTATTGCTTACGATAGCAACATTGCTAACGGCTTAGGTGGTTGGTACAGAAATGCACTAGACTTAGCTAATAGCCAGTCAATCGGCAACACTGGTGGTGCAGATACCTTCAATCCTGCTAAGTTCATGTGGGATTACAACAATACCACTGGTGGTATCACTGGTGTAACTAACCCCTCAGGTGCAGGTACGAACGTATGGGTAATTGACTTCACATCTTCAGCAATACCTTTTAGCCCACAACACATCGGTCATGTTTGGTCGAATATGTGGGCAACATTAAATCTCATGTCACAGGACATCTTCAAGACCACTCATCGTGGTCCTGGTACTTGGATTGTTACCTCACCACTCATTGGTGCAATGCTCGAAACTGCCGCTCAACTCGGTGGTGGTATGGGTGGTAATGGTGGTTCCAAGGTTGAAGGTCCATCAAACATGGGTACTCAGATTCAGTTCAAGGGCAAGCTCGGTGGTAAGTTCGATCTTTACATCGACCCACTCTGGCCCGAAGACGAAATCCTCATGGGTTATAAGGGTTCTGGTCCAATGGATACAGGATTCGTTTACGCTCCTTACATCCCAATTGAGAACCTCCCCACAGTAGTTGATCCTGCTACATTCCAACCTCGTAAGGGTATCATGACTCGTTACGGTATGTTAGCAATCGCTCCCGAAGCTAAGTTCTATAGAATTCTTAGAATCATCGGTCCCAGCAGCAACTACCTCTACCAGCCTTTCAGAAAGACAATTGGTAACTTAGTCTAATAACTAAGTAGGGTAACTTAAAAGGATGGGCAGCTAAATAAAAAAAGCTGCCCATCCTTATTTTATAGGCTATATATAAATAGATGTTTTTGTACAAATCAAAATGCCGATTTCCTTTTTTAATCGCAGTTAATAATCAAGTAATTGAGGTTTTCCCTAATCAAGTACTTGAGTCAAATGAATTATTAAATTTTCCTAATTTAATTTTAATGGAGGACAACAATGAACCCGAGAAACATGATGCACCTACGACTACAAGAAAGAAACAGAATTAAAGCTGCTCAAAAGGCTGCTCAAATAGCTGCTAAAGAAGAGCCAAAAGTACAGCCAGAACCTGTAGTAGAAGAAGTTAAAGCAGAAATTAAAAAGACTAAAAAGAAATGAATTATAAAGTTAGATTAAAATTATTAATCGAACGACTTCTTCTTGAGGAAAGACCTAGGAATATAGTTGCTGGTAAAAAATTTAAGAAGGCATTGAGAGCTTATTTAGCTAGTAAAGGGTAAAGTATGACAGAAGCAATTAGACCTGAATTAACTGGATATGGAAATAGCTTCGGCAAATCTCCTGGAAATCTAGTTACAGATACTATACCTAACACTCAAATTGATAGAGATAAGTTAGGTAAAGTAGATGCTGCTGAATCAACAGAGTTTACAGATTTTGAAAATGGAATTAAGAACTATGTGTTAGGCAGATTAGGTCATCCAGTAATTAAAGTTGAGTTAGCTGATTTTAATATTAAACAAGCTATCCATTCTGCTATTACTAAATTAAGCTATCATGCTCCTAGATGGAATACCCAGATGATGGCATTTAAATCTGTCTATGGGGTAAATCTATACGAACTACCTAAGTACATACTAGATAACCTAGAATATGTTGGTTATAAAAAGAACTTTCTTAGTGTTCAATCTCAAGCTGGTACACTAGAGTTCGATTTCTTCATTAAATACTTCCAAGAAAACTTTTTATTCTCAGACTTTAGCATGGGAGACTTTTACTTGCTTCAATCCCACTTAGAGATGACTAGAAGAATATTAGGTAACGATGGCTCTTGGGATGTTATAGATGGAAAATATCTACAGTTATATCCTTCTCCTCAGTATGGTGGAGAAGAAGTTATTGTAATATTCAGAGGATTAAATACAGAGACTATTCACCCTGCTTATCTTAATTGGATTGATAGATATGCCTTGGCAGTATCTAGAGAAACTTTAGGACAGATCAGAGGTAAGTATAAAACAGTACCTTCTCCCGCTGGTGGAGCACAATTGAACGGTGGTGAATTAGTTCAACAAGCTCAAGCAGAAATGGAAAAGCTGGAGAGAGAACTGGTAGATGAGATTGAAGAGCCTCCGTATATTTCTTGGGGTTAATAAATGACCGAGAGATCTTATAAGTTAAATCTATTTGATTTAAAAAATCCTGATATAGAAATGTTTAACTCTGTAGACGATGAGTTAATCAAATTATCTGGATCTGAAATGTTATACTACAAATACTATCAGGATAAAACTTATAGTGATGTCTACTTAGAAGAGAGAATAAAAAGTATCTCTAAAGTTCCTATATTAGTTCATGGTCACTATGACCCTAAAGCAATTGAAGAAAAACTTAGTAAGTTTGGTTTGGAATTAGAATCTGAACAGGTATTTACTTTTAATAAAGCATATATCATTAAGACCTTAAATAGACCTCCAATTCCTGGAGATGTAATTGAGCCTAAGTTTCAAAAAGTAAAATTTGAGATTTATGAAGTTCAAGAAGATGGATTCGAGAACTATGGAATTTATCATTATGTTTGCACTGCTAAGTTCTTAAGAGGTCACGAAGAAATAGTAGATAAACCAAACTTGATAACTCCTGATTCCGTAGGCAACATAGATATAGGACAATGACTACATCATCTAACACATTAAGTCTGTCTGAATATAATACTTCATCATTTGACATTGGAAGCGATTATTCTCCAGAATACTATGTTCGTCAATTAATTCTTGAAAGCGTTAGAAAAGAATCTTTAATTACTTCGTTTTATCAAGAGCAACTTAGGAACATATTATCGCTATTTAATAATATTGTTATTCAGCTTCCAGATAAAAGTATTAAAAATGTTAAGTGTGTTCCAGGATCACCAGAAAGAACTATCGCTAAATTAAATAAAGATACTCTGGTGGTATTACCAATAATAGCTGTTGATCAAACGCAGACAACTGAGGAAGCAGAACAAAGAAGATATACACCATTAATAACCAGTGAGAAATACTGGGATAATGACAAACAAAGAGCTATTAGAGTAGTTAGTTTAGTTCCTAAAGCCGTATCAATCGAATACGATATTTCTGTGTGGACTAAATTTAAAGAAGATATGGATCAAATTACTGAACAAATTCAAAGAATGTTCCATCCTTCTATGGACGTTAATACTCCATTTACTAAATATGGTAAGATATTCTTAGCTTCAGAACAGAATATGTCAAGTTTAGAGGCTGGAGATGGAGAAGATAGACTTTTAAATAAATTATTTGGGTTAAAAGTAGAAACACATATACCATATCCAAAATTTTTAATGACTAGTACGGGAAAGATCGAACGTATATACTTAGAAGGAGGTATCTATACAAAACCTCGTACTAGCTAATGGATTATGTAGATTATATTATTAGCAGTCCTTACACCCAGCCTTCAAGTGCTACCTTAGCATATAAAAGACTTTATAGAAAAATAATAAACTTGACGGTTGAGCATTCACTTAATTCTCAAGACGGTTTTATTGATCCAGAAATAGTCTTAATAAGACGTAACTTACAAAATAAACTTTATAAAATTAGAAATTTAATTCCTACTAAACCAGATAGGGATCAATTTAGGAAGACCGAGAAATACAAACAGCTTAAAATTAACTGGTATAATAAGGCAATAAATAATTCGTTATCGCTAAAAAATAGTTAATTTACAAATATATATAAAGTATATAATATAGGAAGATTAAATTATGATAACAGCAGGTAAAATATTACTCTACGAATCGCTTGATTTAGGTAATCTATTAGAGGCTAAAGTAGATAAAGGTCTAAGTACAAGAGCAAAAAAACTAATTAGACAAAACAGATTAGCTCTAAGTGAGCCAGGTAGACAATCAGTACATCGTTCTAGTAGAGGTAAGAAAACAACTGGTTCAGGTACAAGACCATTATCGCCTAGGTATCCTGAATTTCCTGGTGCTCCAGAAGAGTTTGTTGCAAGATTAAGAGCTTCTCCAGATATAGATACCTCTGAACAAGAATTACTTAGAAAAACTCGTAATAAAGATATGCATCAACATAGATTTGCTCTTCGAGCAGGTAGAAAAGCTGGAAAAAAAGCTCGTAAAGGCGTAAAGTAAGCATTATGGAAACAAAAGTAATTAGAAACGATTCATTACAAACTCTTGAAGTTTATCTTCTAACCCCAAAAGGACTCAAGAGTTATCTATTTCAACCACATGATGCTAAGATTGTTCCAGCATCATTTATAACAGAACACGTTAAAAAACTTCAGAAAAGAAGATTGATAACTATATCAAATAATTAATAGGATTATAATATGGTAAAACTTAGTAGCCCAGGTGTATATGTTATCGAGAAAGATGTTAGCGACTACGGAGTTGCTATTGATTCTAGTATCGTCGGTATTGTAGGTTATGCTTCTAAAGGACCAGTAAACAAGGCTACTTTAGTTACATCACCTCAAAACCTAATTAATATCTTCGGTAAGCCTTCAAATGCAATTCCTGGTCAGGGTCTTGAAGGTGCAGTTGAGATTCTAGAAGCAACTAATGCCGTTTACTTTGTAAGAGGAACTACCAGCACAGCACTAGAAGCATCAGCAGCAGTACCAATGGGTGCTTGTCCTGCTGTAATAGTATCTGGTAACTCCTTCGGTGTAACTCAAAACTTATACCTAGATATACAGGTAACTGACAATAATGGGGTTTCTAAGTTAATATCAGCTAAACAAGTTAATATTCCTTCAGGAACAGTAGCTGCAACTTCTAATCAGGGTACTGCTCTTGTAAAAGCAATAGGTAACGGCTTAGATCAATCTCACTTCGGATCTATATTTGATACTGCCAGCCAAGCATCAGGTTATGTATTCGGTTCCTATGCTGGTTCTGGTGCAACAATAACTGTTACCGCATATTCTAACTCTACTAGAACAACTGGAGTAAGCGCACTTTTTGCCTTGGACGAGAACGGTTCTCCAACAGGATCAGTAGCATCTTCCGTAACAGCTTCTGGTGTAACACTTAATTCTGACTCAACTTCTGGTGTTTCTTACTTAGTCAAGTCCTTATACCCAGGTGCTGGTTATAATGGTGGAACAACAGGTGATGGTTCTGTAAGTGGTAACTCAGTTGAAATTACTAACCTAGGCTTCGCTAGTTTCTCATTAGAAGTAAATGAGGATGGTGCAGCCGTAGAATACTTTAAGCCTAACTTCTTAGCTTCTGGTGCTTTCATTGAAGATCTAATTAATGTTGGTACTGATAATGCTAAGTCAGATGTAATCAAGGCTTACCTTGTATCATCACTCAATGACTTTACTCCAACTAAGTTGACATCCTTCATTGGTAGATTATCAGACCTTGGATTAACTAATATTCAGGGCAAGAGAGGATCATCTGCTGTTGGTGCTGCTAACCCAAGATTCCTTAAATTAATTGATGGTACTTATAACTTAGGAGCAGGTACTAATGGAACTTCCACGGACAATGACACTAATGCTTCTGCATTAATTGGTGATCCTACAGTTAGTCCAAAGGAAGGTATCTACGCTTTAGATAATGATACACTCAATATCTCAATAGCTTTAGTTCCTGGATTTAGCAACCAGAACTTACAAAATGCTTTAGTAACTCTAGCTGAACAGAGTCAGAACTTTATTGCAATTGTATCACCTCCATATGGTTCAATTGATACTGTACAAGAAGCACTCGATTGGCACAATGGTCAATCAGAGACTAGAACTGCTGCTATCAATTCATCTTACGCTGCTATTTACTTCCCTTGGGTCCGTGTATTCTCGGTATTCGATGGTGTAGATAAGTGGATGGATCCAGCAATCTATGCCGCAAGACAAATGTGCTATACTGATAGCGTAGCAGAAACATGGTTTGCTCCTGCTGGATTTACTCGCGGTAGACTAACTAAACCAAATGATGTTGAGATTGTTCTAAACCAAGGTGATCGTGATTCTCTATACTCAGGTGGTAACGCTATAAACCCAATAGTAGAATTCCCACAACAGGGCATCACAATCTTTGGTCAGAGAACTGCTCAAAGAAACCCAAGTGCTCTTGATAGAGTTAACGTCCGTAGACTCTTAATTCTACTAAGAAAGACCTTACTAGCTTCTACCCAGAGATTCACATTCGAACCAAACGATGTAATTACTTGGCAGAATATTAAAACTGCGGCTGAAACAATTCTTGATGATATTCGCCGTCGTAGAGGCATCACAGACTTCAAGGTAGTTTGTGATGAAACCACCAACACTCCAGCTAGAATTGATCGTAGCGAAGTTTGGTGTAAGATAATCTTAATTCCTACAAAAGCTGCCGAAGCAATTGTATTCGAAATCAACGTAACTTCAAATAGTGCCAAACTTGGTAGCTAGTATATATAAATCTTAGAGGATAAAAAATGGCTGCAACACCTTATTTTATAACATCAGAAAAGAGAACAATTGAAGGCAAGAAAATGCCTCAGTTATCTCATGCATTAGATTCAGTTAGAACTTATCAGTGGGAAGTAACTTTTTATCTTCCTAACTTTGATGGTGTAGGTGGAACTGAAAATAAACCACTTACATTGGCTTGCAAGAACGTATCTGAAATCGGTTTTGATATTGAAGAAATCGTAGCAGATAGAGTAAACGATAAGTTCTACTATCCTGGTAAGTCAAGTCCTAAGGATGTTACATTTACCTTTGATAATATCTTTGCTACAAAGACAAGCACTCACTTGTACGAGTGGATTAAGACAATTTATAATCCAACAACTGGTCAATTTACTCCAGGTTTAAATGAGAGAGGATCTGGCTCTTTTAAAATTCACGTTGACGTAATTGAATTAAATAACCAAGGTCAACCAGTGGCTCATACAAGATTAGTTGGTCTTTGGCCCAAGTCTTGGACTGAGGCTACAAGAGATTACGCAGCTTCTGATTTCCATACAATCACATTAACTTGTAGATACGACTTCGTTGTTAAGAATCCAACAGCTAACACTTAATTTAAGTAATTGATTTAGGAAAGCCCATCCATATAATAGTGTATGGGTGGGCTTAATTAATTTATGGATTATTACACCAATTTATTACAATCATACAGTAAGATTAAAAAAAGATCATTTAATCCATTAAATGAAGCTAAAGACGGAACTTCAGCACCTAAAAAGAGTACTGTAAGTGATGCTGCACATGAGCTTGCTTTACAATACATAAACAGAGCGGTATCTTTAAAAGACCAAGATAACTATGTTGTAGATGTTCCAGAAAGTAAAGATCCTGGAACTCAAGTATTCGTTGCAAGAGAAGGTAAGAGATCAGGTCAAGTCGTAGTAAAGCAAGGAGGCTCTGCTGCTTTGCCTGTAACGGATCTTAACTTTACTCCTCTTAGGAGTCATCCTGCTTATAAAGTGTTTTCTGCAAGTCTAGACAAGACTCGTAAAGATCTAAAACAGTCAGTAACAGAAGAACAACCAGAAGAAGAAATGATGGGTCAACAAATAGATCCATTATTTAATTTGCCTGTTAATCCTGTATCTTATTTATTCCACGAAAAAATATCTAAGTCTTCAACTAATCTATACAATTTAGCTCAAAACTATTCATTGATGTTAACTTATCCATCAATATACAAAAAAACAATTTCAACAATTGGTCCTGGTGGTAAAGAAGACTATAGTATGTTGAGGGATCATATTGACGGGGATCATCCATTAAGTCTTAAAAATAAAATGGCAAATTCAATCTCTGTTCAAATTTTAGGAAAAGAAGATGGGACTAAGGTAACTGTTCAAAAACAACTTAGCACTAGACAAAAAGAAATTGTTGCAGAGAAGTTTGAAAGATTTACTGATTGCGTAACTAAACTATACAACAGTAAGTTTACTGCTGATGATTTGAAATTTTTAGAAAACTCTATGAAGGTTGATGGGGATGGTATCTGGATTTTAGATACAGCATTAGAAGATGGAGTTTGTTTAGTTGGAAGAACTACACCACCAAATGTTGAAGGATCTTATAGACAAGATGTACATTTGTTCCCTTTCTTAGAGCACGTTATTAGTAAAACAAATAGACTAATAAATCAGTGGGATCTACAACAGAAGATGACTAGAGGTAGTAAGGGAATTAGAATTAGTAGAATTAAAAATATATCTGAAAGAGAGACAGCAGAGTTTAATAGTGTTAGAGGAAATTCAGCAGAGAACTATAGAATAGTAATTGATCATGCGTACAAGAATGATTATAAATCTGCCGCAGTTACTCTAAAGGATGCTTCTGACAAATTTGAACAAGGACTAATTGATGCATACAAAATTGCAATACCTTTTGAAAGAGGTGAAGCTGCTGCTGATAGATTTGTAATAGATAAAAAACAATTAGTTGATAATATCAGAGCCATTAGATCTGAGAAATCTCCAAAGAAAAACCTAAGTAAGAATATTTTAAAAGAAGTAGATATTCCAACTGTAGATAAGATCTTACCTAAATTAATTAGATTTGAGAAAGATTCATTATTCTTGCGAAAACCTGAAGCAATTCAACATACAGGTAACAAAGAAGACTTTGGTTTTAATGCAGACATGATTGAATTCTATTCATCAGAAGACGATGTACAATCTCTATTAACAGAGAAGTATGGTATGAATCCAGTAGAAGCTCAATCATTTAGAGGAAATCTAATAGATGTCGGTGATGGTGATTTTAAAGCTGCTTTACCTATAGGTTTAAAGACTTATACTATAGAAGGTAAAGCAAAATTAGCTGAAAGAGGTATGGGAACATTCCACAGAAAATTACAAGAAAATCACCCGCATACTATAAAGGCATTAGAAACATTTCAACTTGATCATAATATAGCTGTATCTAAAGTTAGAGAAGTAGATACTATAATGTTAGGAGTTGAAAATTTATTTACAAATAAGATAGTTCCTGGTTATAGTAGAGAAGAAGTTAATATAAATACTATAAATGGATTCTTGGAAAAACTTAAGTTGAATAGCAATTATGATGATCTAGCAAAAATTGAAGGTATAAAACCAGATGACTTGAGTAATGCTACAGTAAAGAGGGCTATCTCAAACAGAATCAAGAGAGCAATTATATTGTCGAAACTTAAAACTGAGTGCAATAAAGTAGACAAAAAAGGTAAGCTAACAGAAGATGCTATTAACTGGAGAAAGTATGTATCTACAATGATCTATAGTCAAGCTGCCAGTGAAAAAGAAATGCTTACCGAGTGTAGATACTTTAATACTGGTAATAATTACATTATAAACAACAACAAAGCTCTACGAGAAGAACTGTCTAAATTTATAAATGGTGAATACAAGATATCATCAGATAAAAAAGGTATTCACATTAGTACAGGAAAACAATATGGTAATGTTATTAATTGTTGGTTTACAGTTACAACTCGTAAATACGATTCATCTTCTTTATTAAATACTATTTATCTAAGAAGAGATGCAATTAGAAGACACAGACTAAATCCAGTAGCTCCTACTAATGAAAGTATTTCGGAAGAGTTTTTAGAAGGTATGATAACGGAATTACTAGATATTTATTATCTAGTAAAAGATAAGAATCTACAGTAGATAGGTCTATCTTTATACTGTAGTTATTTAATGTAGTTAAACAGTATACAGATTGTCTATCTTGTTGAAAGATTAGTAATGGAAGTTTATTACTGTCTTTAGCTTCTTTTTCTATCTTGTTTATAATTTCTCTAAAATCTGATTTAAGATTTAAACAATCAGATATAGAGAACTTATAACCTTTCTTACACTCTATTACAAAAGGATAGTTTGTTGGAGTAATTAAATCTCCTTTAACTTGAAGATGCTTCGGTAGTTTGTGTGTTGTAGCGAATGCACCTGAACCTGGAGTTCTGCAAAAGTCTGAAGTCTCATGGTACTCATTTAGTATTGATGCAACCTTTCGTTCAAACGCATTACCTTTTGTACGGCTATTGACCCGTTTCTTTTTCTTCAACTTCAACAAATCCTCTGCTGATACTCGATCTTCCATATTTTTTAAACTCGTCCTCTCTATAATAGATAGAATTATCTATCTGAGTATATTATAGAATCCAGAGCTTAAAAAAATGTCTAATAGTTTAAGTACACTTAATGATCATGATGTAAATATTACCGTTAAAGGTAAAGATGTTTTACATTTATCATTAAGAAATAGTGGTGTTCGTATTCGTGAAAAAGTTTCCAACAAAGGAATAGTTAGAAAAATGAAGATTTATATTGATTTATCCAAAGAAGAAGCAGAAGGCTATAAGTCATTTATGGAAATGATTAAGCCTGAAAGTCTTTCAGAGCAAGACTTTATTAAGACAATCTTCCTTAAGGGTGTAGAAGCAGTTAATACTCAGATTACAGAGGAAGCAAAGAAGTATTTCTCTGAACATCCTGAAATGTTAAATGCTTCTGGTTCTCCAACATCAAGTAAGATTGAAGTTCTATGAAGAAAATTACAACTGTATCTGAATTTTATTCTCTTCTCAAGGAAGCAGAAGAAACTTCGGATTCAAAGACCTTCTATTTCTTCAGCCCTTGGCAGGACAATAATTGCGCCGCTCTTCTTGAGCAGTTAAATTCAAGTCCTACCAACGATCAGATTTACGAGGTTAATCTATTTGATCTGCCAGAACTTAGCAATAGATTTAAAATCAATAGGTCGCCTTCCTTAGTGACTTATTGGGGCGACAGCAGACAATATAGAACTTACGATATTCCTCATTTGATTAGGCGCAGCTTCGTAAGTCCTAAGATTAAGAATTCAACTTGTAAGTAAATCTTTATCGTTGGATTTTATATTCATGTAGTTTTCTAGTTTCTGTGCATAGATTTTATTCTTAGTGTACAGTAACCTTAGATTGTTTACGATAACGGTAGTGAAGTAATTAAACGCACTACCGTTTTCTGGTTTAAAGTTCCGCATTACGCGGAAGATTAACAAATAACAATCTTGCTTCGCATCTTCGTGGTCTATCTTAAAATTAAAGGACAAGAAGATATTATCTATCAGCTTGTCCAGATTTTCTATAAGCTCTGCCTCGATTTTGTCAGTTCTTTCATATATGTAAGAACTAACTAAAAACTCAAACCTTTTATTGTCTATATACTGCGCCATACTTTATTATATTTATGAGTCTTTTAGATTTATACAAGAAAAACGAGAACCCTGAATGTCAAGGTTGCAAGATTCTTTCTATTAATAAACCGTTTCACTGCTATAAGGATTATGTAGACCTAAGTCAGTCGGATATACTATTTCTTGTAGACTCATTTCAATTTAATGGGTTTGAGGGTTTAGTTTTATCTGAGCAAACAGAGGCATTATTTAATGATGTGATCGGGCCTCTACTAGGAAATATAAAGTATACAATCTCTGCCTCCGTAAAGTGTCCACAAGTGCAGGATAAGCACATGGATGCTGAGAGCATGAAAGTATGTAGAAAGTACTTGGAAGAGACTGTAGAGGCTGTAAAGCCCAAGCTGATCATTCCTATGGGAAACTTAGCATTTAAGATGCTAATGAAGAAGTCTGGTATTGAGAAGAATCACGGCTCAGAATTTAATTATAATGAGATTCCTGTAATTCCAACTTATAGCCTATCAATCTTATTTATTGAGCCTAAGTACAGAGATGTTATTATCAGCGATGTATCTTTAGCTCTGAATAAGATTATTCATAAGAGTATTACTCCACTAAAGTTAAGATACTCGGTTGTAAAAGATCTCCAAGAATTTAAACAGATTATTTCTACTAACTCTCTGGACTCAACCGATGAAGCAGTCTCTGTTGACATTGAGACTAATGGATTAAACTTCTTAACAGATAAGATTCTTACTATCTCAATCTCTTACAAGGATGCGGAAGGGGTAGCTAGTGTTGTTATTCCTATCTATCATAGAGAGTCTCCTTTCTTGAACAAAGACAAGACAGATCTATATGCTTTAATTAACTCTGTGACTGGCAACCCAAATAACATTAAAGTTCTACAGAATGCCAAGTTCGATTACAAATTTTTAGACCGTGAGGGCATATTATTGGAGAATATCTGGGACACCGCTGGCATGGCTCACCTAATTGATGAGAACCAGAATACTAAGTTAATTAACTTAGTTAAGAGATACTTCCCAGAAAACCTTGAGGTTTTATAATGTTAACAGTAAAAGATGGAAAGAAGCAGGATTGGGAGTCAATGCCCCTTTCTGAGATGGCTAAAGGTAATGCTATGGATAGCTATTATACTTTAATGCTATTTCATAAGATGTATTCTGAGCTTCAGAAGTTGGACCTAACAGATCATTACAAGAATCTTTTATCACCTTTAATCCCAGTATTAGCTGATATTGAAAATAGAGGTATGCTGATTGATAATGGAACCTTAGGCAATCTAGATTCAAGAGTTAAGAGTAAAGTTGATGAGGCTAAGTCCAAGGTTCTATCGTTCCCTTTTGTAAAAGAAGAATATAATATTGCATCTAATAAGGATCTTATTAAGATATTCTATCATGATTCTGAAGGTTTAGGATTGTACCCTCCTACTAAAACCGACAAGGGATCTCCTAGTGTTGATAAGAATGCTATGGAGACTTTAGAAAACTTAATTGAAGCAGAACTAGAAAAGAGATCAAGCAAATGAAGATGCCAGTAATTTTATTAATTGGAAGAAGTAAGTCTGGTAAAGACACCTTTATAAAGTATGCCAGAAAAGAATACTCTAAGATTCGTCGTATAGCTTTTGCTGATGAACTTAAAAAGATGGCAGCTATTAATTTAGGTCTAACATTAGAAGAGTTAGAAAGAGATAAAGAAAAGTATCGAGAGTTTATTATTTTTGGTGGTATGCTTGCTAGATCCTTAAACCCTGATGTATGGGTTGACATGGCTATTAGCAAGAATTACTATACAGAGAATGATGAAGTTATTATCTTTAGTGATTGTAGATTCCCCAATGAACTTAGAGTTGTAAAGAATCACTACAAGGATAGACCTGTATACATAATTGAAATTGATGTTCAGGAAAAAGAATTACTAAAGAGAGGCTATAATCGCAAGATATGGGATAGCCCTAGTGAAACAGCATTCCAAAATGCGGATTTATGGAAAGAAGGGGCCATTCATATCTATAATAATGGGACAGAGAAGGAATTTGAAGTTACGGTACGCTCTCTAATTGCTGAGATTTTTAATGGCCTACAAGAAAAAGTTAACTGATGAAGATATTGCAAAGATGCACATCGAGACTTTACCAACAGCTAAGTTGGAGCAAGCTCTTGAGTTCTTCACATCTCTCAAAACTTATCGCGCAAAGGAGAAACTTTATTCTACCTATGTTACAGGAGCCAAGAAGGCTCTTAGCAATACAGGTAATGACCGTATTTACTTTGACTATCGTCCTGAAGGCACAATTACTGGAAGATTGTCTTGTGGTGCCTACAAGGCTATCAAGAACGGTAAGGATTTCCCCCTCGGATTATCCTTTCATACCTTACCCAGAGAAAAAGTAGATAGTATCCGAGAGTGCTGTATCTCTCCTGTCGGCTATGATTTCATCACTGCTGACTTCAAAGCTATGGAACTTAGAGTGTTAGCTCATATTGCTAATGAGACTAACATGATCAAAGCCTTTAACTCAGGAGCAGACCTTCACAGATATACAGCATCACTTATCTACGAGAAAGAAATAAGCAAAGTTACAGATGACGAGAGACAGATTGCGAAGTCAGTATCCTTCCTTGTAGTATACGGTGGTGGTGCATGGAAACTTAGTAAAACAGCTAACGTATCTATGGAAGTAGCTGAAAGAACAATCGCTAAGTTCCAAGAAGTATATCCCAGAGTCTTCGAGTGGATGGATGAGGTAAAAAACACCATCACAGAAAATAAGTACTGTACATCTCTATTCGGAAGACGTAGAAATCTACCAGACGTAGATTCACCAGTTCAGCAAGTTAGAGATGGATGTTATCGTCAAGGTATTAACTTTGGCATTCAAAGTTCAGCATCAGATATTGTTTGTTACGGACTAATTGACCTAGATAGGGAGTTAAAATATCGTGGATTGGATTCTTACGTTTGTGGTACTGTACATGACTCTATTGAAGTTATCTCAAACAAGAATGATACTGAAGAGACACTACAAATCATGTACAATAAACTCAGGAACTACCCACTCCTAAAGTCCTTAGGATTTAACTTTAAGGTTCCACTTGAGATTGAAGTTTGTATTGGAAACAACTTTGCTGCTAAGACAGAAGTAAAATTTAGCAACTCAGGCTCTATTATTAACAGAGAGGAAGTACTTAACAGGTGATTATGCCAAGCGGTAAAAGATGGAAAGTAGAAATTGATTGGATAGATAATGAGGGCATCCCAGCTACAACAACATATTGGGATGATAATACTGATTCACCACTACTACTAGTAGCTGAATCTGTTTCAAGATTAGTTAAGAATACTAATAAAATTAGAGTAGTTGGTGTTGTACTTCATATGAATTGCTTTACTTGTGGATATGACAGTAATGCAATAAGTAATTATGGATACATCCCAAACAAATGCGACTGTAATAAAGGAATTTCAGAGTGACTCGTTTATTTATTCATGATTATGTTGGCTTTGTTGATCTAGTTGATAAAATGCAGCACGATACTGCATTAAAGGTAGTCAATGCAGCTAGAATCTCTCATGGCAAACGTAAAGAAGCATTTGATGAAAAGGATGAGAAGTTAGTAAAGTTTTTATGGGATAATGAGCATACCAGCCCATTCAGGCATACCTACTATACCTTCCATATCAAGGCACCTATTTTTGTATTTAATCAGTGGAAGAAATATCAAATAGGTTCTACATGGATGAGTAACGAACTTTATGATTCAGATAAAGGTTGCTCATGGAATGAAGTGTCTGGTAGATACACAGAATTGGAACCAGAGTTTTTCTATCCTAACGAATTTAGATCTAATACCAAACACAATAAACAATCTTCAGATTCTAATCCAGAATTAGATCAGGTTGTTTTACAGTATAGAATTAAATTAGCGTGCGATGAGGCATATAGAACATATAAAGCATTCATTGACTCTGGTGTAGCTAGAGAACAAGCCCGATTGGTTCTTCCACAAAATATCTACTCTGAATCTTATTGGACTGTATCTCTACAGGCAGTTCTGCATTTCCTTAATCAGAGACTTAAGCCAGATGCACAGAAAGAGATTCAGATGTATGCGAAGCTAATTAAAGATCAAATTAATACAGACCTAGATAGATTAGGTATAGAACTATGATTACCCAAAAAGAAATCATTGAAAAGTATCCTATGCTGTTTCGTAACTTGCGAAGTGGTAAAGAGAGATTTGAATGTGGCAGAGGTTGGAACACTATAGTAGATGAAACTTGTTCTAAGATGATGGACTACATGGAAAAATTTCCAGAGAATATTCCTGAAAAACAATTTCAGGGTATAGTAGTCGTTAAAGAAAAATATGGAACACTTAGATTGCAGGGAAATTTAGGCATAGATTTGTTTTATGATTTTGTAGATGAAGCAGAGATAAAATCAGCTAAAGTTTGCGAATATTGTGGACAGGCTGGAAAAACCATGACTGTATGGGGATGGGAAAAAACTCTATGTGATGAATGTGAAAAAGAGGAAACACCTGTATGATTAAATATCTTATTATTGGTGATACTCATTTTGATAACAAGTATCCTGGATATTTAGATCACCAAATACAAGCTATTAAAGATAATATCAACAAGCATAAACCCCAACAGGTTATCTTTTTAGGAGATATCTCAGATAAGAGAAAACCTACTCCAGAGGTATTACTTAAGATCAAAGAATTATTTGATTACATTGACATGGATTGCTATGTTTTAATGGGCAATCATGATGCATCAAATAAATCAGATGACGGTTTAACTTATTTAAGTCTATTTAATAGCGATAACGTAAAAATATGTAATAAGCCCTATATAATTGAAATAGGTGGTAGAACGGCACACCTTATTCCGCACTATGAAGATGAGCAAAAAATTTATAACTATCTCTACGATAACAAAGTTACCAGCGACGATTATGTTTTTGGTCATTTCGGCTATCGAGGCTGCATTAATTCTATCGGTGATTACGATTTTAGTATTGACCCTAGCCAGCTTTGCGCTCGTACTTTTCTTGGGCATATCCATCGTCCTACCGTTCACCACAACATTGAGATACTTGGAACCCCATATCCAACGTCGTTTTTCGAAGCTGAACATAAAGGAAATCTTGGGCTTCTAAAAGTCTATTCAAATAAAACGGTATTTGAAAAAGTTCCGTTCGTAGGCGGACCTAGATACATTAACTGTACCCTGCAAGAACTTCAGGATCTACCAAAAAAATTAGACACAGTTAAGTATTATAACATTGTCAGGGTGTTACTAAATCCCTCAGATAAAGTATACATCCCTGATCTAATTAAGAAACTAATAGAAGAGTATAAGGTTAACTACGTTGATATTAAATATATCAATCCAGACCTAGAATTAGTAGCTAACCAAAATCCTTATTTAGTATCTCCTGGTGAATTTAATGATGCTACGTTTGAAGAGTATCTAAGTAAACTAGATTTCCCGTACTCTAAGGAAGAAGTTATGGGGATTCTTAATAAAGTTAAAGAATTAAATGAACCTAAGTAATATTGAGATTAAGAACTTTTACTCTATCGGAGATATTAGTTTAGAGTTTAATGACAGCGGAATTGTATTTGTAGAAGGCAAGAATAAGGATATCGGTGGCAGTAACGGTAGTGGTAAATCGTCTATTTTTGAGGCTATAGTTTGGGGTCTTTATGGAAAGACGATTCGCAAGTCTACGGAAGAGGCATTAGTAAATAACAAACATAAGAAGGAATGTCTAGTCAGGATTAAACTAGACAACGGAAGAGTAGTTATTGAACGTACCCGTAGACCCAATTTCTTGAGATTCATTGTAAATGGTGACGATAGAACTCAAGAATCCATTACCGCGACTCAGGCAGAAGTAGAAAAATACTTCAACCTAAACTACAAGACATTTGTAGCTTCAACGGTATGGGGTCAACAGAATGATTTCGACTTCATTTCAGCGTCTTTAGAAGACAAGAGAATTATCTTAAAGAACTTCCTTAACTTAGATGAAGTCTTTAAGATGAGAGACAAGATCAAGGATTACAAGTCTACTCAGTCTTCAGTATTAAAATCTAAGGATGCATTGATTAATGAATACAATAAAAATATCAAGGACATTGAATCCAAAGTAAAGGCAGCTAACGAAAAGATTGATACAATCAAACGTAATAACAATCTTATTGGAAATATCACCCTTGAATCAATCGAACAACTCGAAGCAAAGAAGCGTAATCTCGAAAAAGAGTACTCAGACCTTAGTAATTCGAAATCCTCTGTGGAAACTGAAATCAAAGTTATCCAGAAGGAAATTAAGAATAACAAGGATCACGAAGTCTGCTACCAGTGTAACTCAATCTTAAATAAAAAGCCTGATAACTGGAAAGATGCTTGTAATCAAGATCTTCTCAGACTTGAAGATCAGCTACAGAAATTAACAGGAGACTGTAATTTTTATAAGTCTCAGTTAAACAATATAAACATCCCTATCTCCTCTAGTGATTTTAAGAAGCTAGATGAATTACATTCGTTACAAGTTTCAATACAGACGTTAAATAACTTAAAAGAGCAGTACAACTCTAATCTGTCTGGTGTTTATACCGATAAGGGAACTGTAACAAAAGATATAGATATACTTAAGTTCTGGGAGATTGTTTTCTCTGAACAGGGTTTTGTTAAGTATATTATTCGCAATGTTTTAAATTACTTCAACGACAGATGCAATCATTACCTTTCATATACTACTAATGGTAAGTTTATGGTAATGTTTGATGATTCTCTACAAGAGAAGGTATTTGTCAATGGAGAGGAAATAATTTTTGCATCTTTATCTGGTGGTGAAAGAAAGAAAATTAACTTTGCTGTATTATTGGCTTTGCAAGGTCTTCTTGGGTTTACTAACAAGAATAAGTTTAATCTCTTATTACTTGATGAAGTAGTTGAATCTATAGATGATGAGTCGATACAAGGAATATACAATCTACTTCAAGAACTTTCCAAGGATAAACTAATCCTTGTTATTACTCATAATTCAACCTTGAAGGATTTATTAGCTGAACATTCTAAAATTTCTCTTGTAAAAAAGAACGGTATTACAAGACTAAAAAATTAGAAAAAGTTACAATGTATTGAGATTGCTCATACATATTATTACATATTTTAAGAGGATATATGGCATTAAAACAATTAGGTACTGTAGGTCAAGAAATATTTAAGGCTCGTTATGCTTATCCAGGAGAAGAATCTTGGGGTGAGAGAGCTAAAGTCATGGCTAAGACTATGGCTTCTTGTGAAAAGGATGAAGATAAGGAATCAGTATTTCAGAAGTTCTATGAAGTACTAGGTTCTGGTGATTTTGTTCCTGGTGGAAGAATTATCTTCGGTGCTGGAAGAGATCGTCAAAACCTTCTTAACTGCTACGTTCTTGGAGTAGAAGATAACGTAGGTTCTATCGCTAAGTTACTTTCTGACGTTTATAAGATTTCCTGTGGTGGTGGAGGTATTGGATTTAATTTCTCCAAGATTCGCCCAAAGGGAGACGATATTAACAATATTAAGAACTCAGCACCAGGATCTATCTCAGTAATGAGAATGATCAACTCAGTAGGTGATCAAGTTCGTGCTGGTAAGAACAGAAGAACAGCACTCATTGCAATTCTTAATATTACTCACCCAGACATTCTAGAGTTCTTAGATGTAAAGTTAAACAAGCACGAATTAAACAACTTCAATATCTCTGTAGGTATTACAGACAGATTTATTGAAGCAGTAGAGAATGATGAACCTTGGCATTTTACATTTAACAATAGACGTTATAATGTCTATCGTCTAAAGAGATCAAATGCTGAAAAAACTGATTACATTGAAGTAATTGGTATGAATGCTCAAGAGGCAATTAAGAGGGCAGAACAGCATCATAGAGCTAGTTGGACAGACGTATTCGAAGTAGAGGGTCAGGTAGATATTCGTGCCAAGGATTTATGGGAAAGAATCTTTAAGTCCAGCGTAGAATGTGGAGATCCTGGTTTCTTCAATATTGACCTCGCTCAAAAGCATAGCTCAATCGGTTATGCTCAGGAATTAGACTGCACCAATCCTTGTGGAGAAATCCCTATGGGGCCGTATAACAACTGCTGCCTAGGGCATATCAACCTACCTCAGATGGTGCTTCCAGACGGCTCTGACGTAGACTGGAAGCGTCTGGCGAATGCCGTAAGGACAGGGGTTAGATTCCTAGATAACGTCCTTACTTTAAACCATTATCCTTTAGAGGAATGCAAGGCTGAGAGCTTTAAGGTTCGCAGAATTGGTTTAGGGGTAATGGGCTTGCACTATATGCTCATTAAGTTAGGAATCCGATATGGTAGTGATAAGTGCATTGAATTCCTAGGTAGACTATTTACTACTATTCGTGATGAGGCTTACTTAACTTCAGTTTATATCTCAAGAGACAAGAGTGCTTTCTCTGCGTTTGATGCAAAGAAGTATCTTGAACAAGAGTATGCTAAGACTCTTCCTCCAAGAATTAGAATGTTAATTAAGCAGCATGGTATTCGTAACTCCGTACTACTTACTTGTGCTCCAACAGGCACAATTGGAATGTTGATGGAAACATCAACAGGTATTGAACCTATCTTCTCATGGGCATACATGAGACGTTATCGTCATGCTAATGTTTGGAAGGAGCAAGTAATTGTTGAGCCTTTATTCCAAGAGTTCTATAATCAAGGTAAGGATTTAAGTGTATTCGTTGGTGCTTATGATGTAACACCTGATGAGCATCTAAGAGTACAAGCTGAAATCCAGAAGTATATTGACAACAGCATCAGCAAGACAATTAACCTTCCCAAAGAAACTAAGTGGGAAGACCTTAGCCCAGTAGCACTTCAGTATATGCAATATCTAAAGGGTATGACTATCTATCGTGCTGGAAGTAAGGGTAATGAGCCTCTTAGTGCAATTCCTCTTACAGAAGAGAACATTAAGAAGTATATGAAGCACGAAGAGGTTCTTGCTGAAGTAACTGATAGTGCTGCTTGTGGTCTAAACGGTGGAGAGTGTGGCAGTTAATGGCAACGTACATTTTCGAATGTGCTAAATGTGAGATTCATTACGAAGGGGAGGGAGATATGAAAAATCCTCCCCAACGTAAGAAGTGTCCTGAATGTGGAAAACAAGGTAAAAGATCTATAATGGCTCCTAACTTTAGAGTAGCCAATCCTACATCTAAGCCTAAGTTTAAACAATCAGACTATAATAATCTTCTTAGAGAGTCTATCGAGGATACTAAACAGATTCTTGATAATCAGTCAAAGAGTTCACCTTATGCAACATACACTATAAAACGTGATCATGCGGAGCGTATGGGTGGAAAGTTAATGACTGAAGACGATCATCGCAGAGTGGATCCCATTAGAAAGCGTCATGCTGAAGCTGCTGAAAATAATTACAAAAGCAAAAACCGTAAAAAGTAAAATCGTCAAGTGTTGTTTTTGTCACAACGACATTGACCTTGAAGATCCTAAACAAAAACTAAGTGCAAGACACTATTATGATAGTGAGCAGCACTTCGGTCCCAAAGAAATGTTTTATTGGCACGCTGACTGTTTAAACCAAAGCAAATAAATATGGCATATAAATTCGTTGACTCTATTCAGAGAGGAATCATTTATCTACTCAAGTCTGATAAGGATTTCTATCTACAGATTATTAATCTTGTAAAGTCTGAATATTTTGAGTTTGACTCACATCGTTTAATTTTTGATGTTGTTGTATCTCACTACGATAAGTATAAGGTACTACCCAATGATCATGTAATTGTTGAGCAGATAAAGACTCACCTTACAGACAAGACTAAGATTAGTGATTATGAGGATGAACTTGAATGGATTAATAATCTAGACAAGACATCTCTAGAGAATAGAACCTACTATCTAGACCTAATTGAACGCTTTGCTAAGAAGGAGGCTATTAAGTTAGCTATCTCAAAGAGCATTCAGTTAATCAAGGATGATAGATTTGGTGATGTTGAGTTAGAAGTAAAGAAGGCTCTAACTATCAGTAGAGATCTTAACCTAGGTCAAAACTACTTTACCGATGTTACAGAGCGTTGGGTAAGATTAACTGATACTAACAGCACCAATCGTTTTTCCACAGTCTTTAATGAACTGAACAAGACTATGGAGGGTGGTCCAGCAAGAAAAGAGTTGTGCATGGTTGTTGCTGGATCGGGTAGAGGAAAGTCTATTTACCTAGTCAATCAGGCAGTAAAGGCACTTACGGAAAATCGTAAGGTTCTTTATATCTCTCTAGAGATGAGTGAAGATAGAATCGCTCAAAGATTTGACTCAGTAATGAGTTTAATTCCACAAGAGAAGCTGAAGGACAATCAGGATCTTTTGAAGAAGAGACTTGCTACTTTCAAGGAAGCATTTCCTGAGAGTAGACTGGTTATTAAAGAGTTCCCAACAGGAAGAGCCAACGCAAATACTATTAGGGCTTTAATTAATCAGATTCATAATTACGAAGAGTTTACTCCAGATATTATCATAATTGACTATCTAGAACTCCTTCGCCCAACTACAGAAGGTCTAGCAGAGTATCAGGCTCAAGAGAGAATCGCTCAAGAACTTAGAGGTCTTGGTGTAGAGTATAATTGTATCATTTGGACTGCTAGTCAACCAAATAGAGAAGGTGCTAAGTCTACTCTAATCACTGATACAGAATTAGCCGATTCATATGGTAAGATTCGTACCTGTGACTTAGCTATCTCATTAAACCAAACTGAACAGGAATATGATCAGGGAGTAATGAGGGTCTATGTAATGAAGTCTAGAAACAGCAAGACTCGATTTACTTTCCCAATTGGTATTAATTACGGAACTCTCGAAATGAAGGATTACGAGGGTGAACTAATCTCAGAGGAATAAATGCAACAAAAGTTACCTACATTAAATGTAAGGGAATTAATAAATCTACTACAGAAATTTGATCCAACAATGCCTGTAATGATATTCTCTGAATATGATATTGTACAATCTGCGTATGTAAAGGATGTTTACGAACATTCCTATATTAATGCAGATAAGTATACATCAGAGAATGACTTCTATAATGTAGTAACTATTCATGTTCAAAAGACTGTTGAAGTCGTTGAGGATGAAGAAGAGGATGAAGAAGATGACGAGGAGTGGTCATGAGGGAGTATATATTTTTGAGTAAAGATGATGATTTAGATTGGAAGAAGTATGTTGAATTAGCGGATAACTTAGCTAGAATAGATAAAACTTATCTAGACTTCGAGTTAGGTCATCATGCTTCAGTATTCGCATACTATTCAGGGCTTCTAAATGAAGCCAAAGCAAAGTCTGAACTAACACAGCACTACTTGGACAAGTTAGAGGCTGACATACGTTCAAGGGAGGATGCTAAGTACAGACTAGAAAATAAATCGAAGCCTACAGATAAATATCTGGAATCTAAGGTATTATCTGATGAGGAGTATAACAGCCTCAAGCAACAGAAGTTAACCTTAGATCATAGATTCAATCTATTAAAGGGGTTAATTTCAAGTCTCGAACACCGTAAAGACTGTCTCATTCAGATATCAAGTAACTCACGAAAAGAGATGGGTATTTACGGCTAACAACAAGGATTAAACTATGGTAAACTTAGACGAACTTAAGAAGAAATATACTGAACTTACAAAGGAAAAGCCCGCAGCCAACTCTGAGGACTTCCTAAAGAACTTTATGAGTATGGAGATGGGTTCTAACGTCGTTAGAATTCTCCCTGCCAAGGAGGAGGGAAAATGGTTTTATGTAGAGAACAAGGTACATAAGATCCATGACCAGAATGGTAAGGCAAGAAACATTCACTGCCTTAAGATGCATGGAGAACCCTGCCCCCTGTGTGATGCTTATTACGAAATGTGGAAGCGTCACAAGCTAGGTGATACTACACTAGCAGATAAGTATGGCAAGGGATCTCTTTCAATTCGTGCAAAGGAAAGAATCTACATGAATGTAGTAGATCGAAAGACTGATACTGTAAAGATTCTTTCCGTTGGTAAAGATCAATTTAAGACAATTATGTCTTATATGCTTGGTGATGATGATCTAGGTATTGAAGGTCTTGGAGACATTACAAGCCTAGATAAGGGACATGACTTCAACTTTATCGTGACAATGAAGGGTGAGTATCGTAATTACGAACAATCCCGTCCTAAGATGAATTCAACTCCTGCTGGATCTAGTAAGTCAGCTATTGCTAAGTATATGGATTCTCTACACGACCTCAAGGCTCTTATTAAGAAGGAGAACTATGAGGAAGTTAAGAACCTAGCTCAAACATTAATGGCTACTGGTTCTATTCCATCTAAGGAAGAAGGAGAATCAAAAGTCACTAGTGAAGTAGCTAGTGAGGAAGAGTTTAAAAAGCGTTTAGAGGCTTAATTTATGAATAGATTTTTAGGTATTATTGTTTTACTTCTGGTAGTTATTCTACCTATCTCAGCTTGTAAGAGTCTTTTCTTCTGGGAACCACCTCAAGAAGGATATCAAGTTGTTGTTACCACAGAGAGTCAACTAACTCAGGATGTTCCACAAGATCAAATTGGTTATGTACCACTTGAAATTGTTCCTGATGAAGTAGAGATGGCTCTTCAGGTAACTCCAGAAAATGAAGTGATTATCACTGCTCGTAAGAATGTAAAGGAAGAATCTACACTTTATGTTCCTCTTGAAGGTGTTAATTTAAGAGAGAAAGAAGGTTGGGAAGATTTTTTTACAGATCCTGGGGTTCTTGGGGTTATCAAGACCCTACTGGTTGGTGTAGAAGGTGCGGCACCTTGGTTACTAGGAATCGAAGCTATTCTTGCCATGTTCAGTGCCCGTAAGAGACAGCACTATGGTCAGGCAGCTAAGTCTTTGATTAAGTTGCAGCCTAAGGAAGCTCTTATTGCAGCAACTAAAGCACTTGGTGCCATGCACACAGATAACAAAAAGATTGAAAGCACAGAAGCATCTGTCTCTTGCTAAAATTTTTGCAGTAAGTTAGATATGATACTGAGGAGGGGGAGTGATCCTTCTCCTCAAAAACTATCCGCTTATAGCTCAATCTGGTTAGAGCAGGGGTCTTATAAGCCTCAGATGTAGGTTCAAATCCTAATAGGCGGACCAATACAATCTTTTGTTGTATACTAATCAATGAAAGAATAAGAAAAGTGTTAAAAGTAATTTAGGTAAACGTCAAGCAAACAAACTTTTGAAAGGAATTAAACATGGCTAAGAAGATCGTTAAGAAGTCTGCTAAGAAGATGGTTCCCGTTCTCGTTACGACCTCGCATCGTGGTGTGTTTTTCGGATACACCAACAACTACGATGGCGACACCATAACGCTCAAGGATGCGCGGATGTGCATCTACTGGAGCGCGGATGTCAAGGGCTGTTTTGGCCTCGCGGCGACTGGCCCTTCGAGCGGATGCAAAGTTGGGCCGAAGGCGGACATCCAAGTTCGCAACGTGACCGCAGTCGCTCTGTGCAGCGATGATGCTGTTGCTGCTTGGGAGAAGGCACCGTGGAGCTAATCCGAGGCCAAATGAGCCGTAAAGGCTCTGGCTCTGGCTCTGGCTCTGGCTATGGCTATGGTTATGGCTATGGCTATGGCTCTAGCTATGGCTCTGGCTATGGCGATGGCGATGGCTATGGCTATGGCTATGGCGATGGCTATGGCTATGGCGATGGTAAAGAGGACATAGTGCAATGCAAGAGCAATTGATTAGAGGACAAATGAGCCGTGATGGCTCTGGCTCTGGCTATGGCTCTGGCTATGGCTATGGCTCTGGCTCTGGCTATGGCTCTGGCTCTGGCTCTGGCTATGGCGATGGCTATGGTGAAGAGGACATAGTGCAGGAGAAAACATGATTAAAAGATACAATCACGAATTAGATAGATTCTGTAATGACTGCCAAGTGGAAGAACAAGAAAGCGATACTGGAAAGTGGGTTAAATATGAGGACCACCTAGCCGAAATAAACAAGCTAGAACAAATAATAAAAGTGATGGATTCCGATATAATTAGCCTTCAGAAGTCTATTATGGAGTGGTATTAATAGCCAGAAAGTCAAACTAGTAATATGCACAAGAGAACGTATAAAGAAGGTAAAGATTATTTGCAGCAAGCCAAGGAGTTCGCAAGAGCCTTACTGGCAGAAACCTCTACCAAGACTACCAAGGATGAATGGTATGATGGAGGATTCAATATCCAGCTAGCAGAGAGAGCAGTAAAGACAATTGACGTAATAGATAGACTCCAATTCGTCCTATCCCAAATCGAAAGACAAATCGAAGCAGACGAGGATACTAGTAATGAGTTGCCCTTCTGATTACGATGATGAAGATAAGTCCGAGGAAGAGTTCGGATGCCTTATTGCTGTCCTTGGTGTAGTAGTAATTTATGCATTAATAGCTATAGTCCTAGCTATGAGTTAATAATGGTCCTCGGTAGCTCAATGGTAGAGCAATCGGCTGTTAACCGATTGGTTGTAGGTTCGAGTCCTACCCGAGGAGCCAACTTTTAAAAAAATCATACATTTAATAATAATGATTAAAAAAACTAAACTAATTACTGTAACTGGTGGTCGAGGATTTATTGGATCTAGATTCGTAAAATACATACTTGAGAATACTAAGTATGATGTGGCTGTAATAGACATTCTTACTTATGTTTCTAGTAATCTAATAAAGCAGAGATTTGATTGGCTCGATTCTTCTATGAAGAAGCGAGTTAAGTTCTACGATGGTGTTGATATTGCTGACACCAATATTAACTCTAAGACAAATAACTGTCTTTTGAAGTCTGAGTATGTCGTAAACTTTGCCGCTGAAACCCATGTTGATAATTCCATTACAGATGGTTCTCCTTTTATGCGAGCTAATGTAATGGGTGTGTTTAACCTTCTTGAGATTGTTCGTCAATCTAAGGAGTTGAAGCGATTTGTCCAAATCTCCACCGATGAAGTTTATGGAGATCGCTATGAAGAGGGTATTCAGATGGCTGATGAGCAGACGCTGCAAAAGCCTAGTTCTTATTATGCTGCATCAAAAGCATCAGCAGACAATCTAGTCATAGCGTGTGGAAGAACTTACGGTCTGAAGTATTTGATTACAAGAAGCTGTAATAACTTTGGTCCACACCAATATCCAGAGAAGTTCATTCCCAAGATTCTTAAGTGCATTAAAGAGGATCAACCCATACCTGTTTACGGTGATGGCACTCAATGTCGTGAATGGATTTATGTTGATGATAATGCTCGCATGATATTTTCTTTGATGAAGAATAGTGAAGCAAAAAATCACATTGTAAACATAGGATCAACGCAAGACCCTATTGGAAATTGTGATATTGTTAATTATGTCAGTTCTGTTTGGGAACTGCTTGGGAATAAAATTAAGATAAAGCGTGTGAAAGATCGTCTAGGACATGATAAATTGTACACGATGGATTCCACTAAACTTGGAGTCTTGGAAGGCAAAAACGCTTATTGGACGTTAAAGTTATTTGAGTTCTTGCATAGTCAATTGCAAACTTTGCATGATGAATTAAATTAAGGTAGTAATGAGTTATCTTAAGGAAAAGAAAGTCGTTGTATTTGGAGCGTCTGGTAGGTTAGGAAAAGAACTTGTACCTCTTTTAAAAAAAGCTGGTGCTAATGTTATTACTCCAACTCATGAAGAAGTAGATATCTCAACTGGTCAAGTGTGGAGATTGATTTGTGACGTAGCACCAGACTTAGTAATAAACTTAGCAGCATATACTGATGTCGCTGGAGCAGAAAGTTCTATTGGAAGAATCCAAGCATATAAAATAAATACTAGAGGTAATCAAATGGTTTGTGAAGCCTCTAAGTTTATTGGTGCTAAAGTAGTTTATATCTCCAGCGATTATGTTTATCCAGGAACAAAAGGTTGGTATGCAGTAGGTAGTAATGTTGATCAGGCAGGACCAAGATCTATTTATGGTATAACTAAGTACATGGGAGAGTGGTTCTGCGATAAAAATAAAGATCTAATTATACGAGCAGCTATGAAACCCCGTGGAACATGGGGTCCAAATGCTTATAAAAAAGTTTATCATCCAGTATACACAAGTGCTGACTGGATGGATGTAATTGCTCAAAAGATTGTGGAAGCCATTGAACGTGATATGAGAGGCATCATAAATGTAGGCACGGAACGTAAACTACTATTAGATTTAGCAAAACAGGAATATCCAGAAGTAGAAATATCTAATGTTTACGATGTAAAATTACCTTATAGGTATCCAACAGATTGTTCCATGATTGAATCTATATGAAAAACCACAAGTATTCTTTTAAGTTGTATAATGGAAGGGTAAAGGTTTACATAGATGGGTATGTTGCTTTTACATTTAATCAACTTGATTTTAAAGGCTATTACGCTTATAAGGATGACACAGATCTTTATGGATTAGATATTTACTTGATGAACGATAAGGGTGGTGCAACCACTATGGAAATTTATTTTAAGACCAAGCATAACTGGTTGCAAGTTCTGAAACTAGATAATAATCTTTAATATAAATATACAGATTTAAGTGATACGACATATGATATGAAATGTCTAATGTATCACCTGAATTAAGTCCTGAAGAGTGGTCTAAATTAACGGAGTTTCCTAAGTTGGGAAGAAAACTTAGGATTCTTGCATTTATACCGAATGATGGGGGGTGCAGTTATTATAGAATTATCATGCCTTCCCGTAAGTTACTTGAATTATACCCTAATGTAGTAGAAGTCAAGTACGACTATAATCCTCTTGGATGGGAATTACCTAAGGATGGTAACCCATTCAAGGAAAACATAAATAGAGAGTTATTTGACTGGGCTGATATTGTCTGGACAAATAACATAACTAACTATGGAGTTAATTACCTTGCAAGGGTTTGTGGAATAACTAAAGAACATAAGAAGTTATTCCATTTTGATACTGATGACCTTCTCACAGAATTGTATGCAGGTCATAGACTAGAGAAAGTCTATAAGGAAGGTGGACTATCTGAAGTAACTAAGTGGGTATATCATAACTCTGATTTAGTTACTGTTACACAAAGAAAGTTCGCTGAAAGAATAGCTAGTTTCTGTAGTACCTCTACCACCTTAGCCGTAGTTAAAAACTCTATTGACTATAATCTAGAGGCTTGGAATCAACCAAGAACTCAAGTAGCAAAGAATAAGTTTGTGAGGATAGGCTGGGCAGGAGGAATACACCATGAGGAAGATGTTAAAGAGTTTGCAGGTATTCCTTGGCTAGTTAATCAGAAGGTTGGAATCCATAACGTAAGATGGGACTTCTACGGTAAACCCCCAATTCAAGATGAGAAGGATAAATGGCAGCATGATGTATGGAAGAACTATGAAAGAATCATTTGTAGCGGGTTTAGAGGTGGTAAGAATTATACTATTAACTCTGCTCTACCTGCCGATAGATATGGTGTTATGTTTGCTAATATGGATGCAGCAATTGCTCCGCTTCAAATGAATGCGTTTAATGACAGTAAGAGCGATATCAAAGTTGCTGAAGCTGGAAGATATAAAGTACCATTAATCTGTTCTGACGTAGGCTGCTATGAGGACACCATCGTCAATGGTAAGACGGGATTTCTTATACCGAAGTCTGCCAAGCCTAGCGTATGGATTGAGACTCTTACGAAGTGCATTAAGAAGCCTGATCTCTTGAGAGAGATGGGTGAGAATCTGCACAAAATTACGGAAGAGAAGTTTAATATAAATAAAGTTGTATATAATAGATTGAACTTATATAAGTACATATTAAACAAATGTTAAAAAATAATCTAATAACTGTTATTATTAGAACCATAGGACGAAATACTTTAAAGAATGCAATTGAATCTTCTAAAAAAGAATTCAATAAAGTAATAGTAGTTGCTGATGCTATAGATTTAGATAAAAGAGATATACCATCAGACGTTCTATTGTTGAAAACAGGACAAAAATTTGATAAATATGGTAGTGCTGCCATAAATATGGGTGCATACGCTTGCGATACTGAGTATTTTTGTTTATTGGATGATGATGATGAGTTTATCCAAGGAGCAGGAGATTACATGATTAAAAAAATTTCTTCTGAACCAGATATAGATGTTTGGATACCTGGAATAAAATATAATGATGGTTTGGAATTATGTTTAAATTCTAATAGAGGAATAACATTAGGAAATATAGCTGTTCCTACATACAAAACACATTTACTATTTGTATTGCCTTTTTTTAAGGCATTATCAGGGAATAATTCTGACTACATAGATTTTCATCATGTGGAATTGTTAGGGAAAATGGGCTATAAAATAAAGTGGTATGAAAAATTATTGTATTCTGTTAGACCAAAATTAGACGGCAGGAACGGTAGGGGTAAGTGATAACTTTAATGTGTTCAAATTATAATTCATTTAAGTGGATAAGTGGGTATTTAGGTATAGAAAATCTACATTACGAGTATAAACATAAAAAAAATGGAAAGTTTTGATAAATTTAAACACTTACTATATGATAACGTAAATCATTATTTTAATAAAATTAAAAACATTTTAATAAAGTAAACAAATATGAGTAATCCTTATAATCCGCATAAAATAGTTCATCACCAAGATAAGATAAATGAGATGCGTTCTGGTGGTCAGCCAGTTCCACTTCAGGTTCAACTAATCATATCTGATTTGTGTAATCACAACTGTTCATTCTGTGCATACAGAATGGAAAATTATACATCAAATCAGCTATTTGGAACCAAAGACCCTATTACAGGGCTAGTAAACAATAATCCAAATAGAATGATACCTTATGAAAAATGTTTAGAAATTTTAAACGATTGTAAAGAGATGGGAGTCAAAGCTATACAGTATACTGGAGGAGGTGAGCCAACAGTACATACTAAACATAAGGAACTATTTCAAAAAACATTAGATCTTGGATTAGATTTAGCATTAGTCACTAATGGTACTAGAATGTTAGACGGTGTACCAGAAATACTAGCTCAAGGCTCTTGGGTAAGATTTTCTATGGATGCGGCTAATAAAGAAACATACTCTTCAATGAGAGAAGTTCCAATAACTTATTTTGATAGAGCTATAGAAAACATAAAAAAAGTTGTTGCGGCTAAAAAATCTAGTCCAAGAAGTAAGTTAATTGTTGGGGTAGGTTTTGTAGTCACAAAAGAAAATTATAAAGAAATTTATGATGCCACAAAATTATTTTCTACCTTAGGAGTAGATAACATAAGAATAAGCGCAGTTTTTACACCAGATGATTTTGAATATCACAAACAAATTTATCCAGTGGCAAGAGAGCTTGCTGTTAAAGCAAAACAAGATTTTAGTACTAGCAAGTTTACTGTCTTTAATTTGTTTGGTGATCGTGTTCAAGATCTAATTGATGAACGACCTGAATACGAGTATTGTGGGTATATGCATCTAAACACTTACATTGGTGGAGATCAAAATGTATATACTTGCTGTAACAATGCTTATAATAAATTAGGATTGATGGGGTCCATCAAAAATCAATCGTTCAAAGATTTTTGGTTTTCTGATGAGAAAGTCAAGAATTACTTAAAGTTTAAAGCATCTTCGTGTGAAAGATGTATGTTTAATAATAAAAATAGATTCATAAATTATATGTTAGAAAAGGATCCTCTTCATGTTAACTTCATATGATATACCTAAAAAATTGCATTTATACTGGGGTAAAAATGATAATTTATCAAAATTACACTATAAAACAGTTACATCATTTCTAAAACATAACCCTGATTGGGAAGTTATAATTTGGTTCGATTCTAATTATTCTAATAAAAAAACATGGGCCACCCCTGAACAAAAAATTAACTATACCGGAGAAAATTACTTCCCTAATCTATTTAATCTAAAAAGTGTATCAGTTCAAGATATTTCTAGTGTTGGTATTAAATTTTCAACAGATTTGCCTGAAGTTAAAAAATCTGACATTTTTAGATATTTTATATTGTATCATATGGGAGGAGTATACTCTGATTTTGATATTCTTTATTTACGGTCATTGAATAATATTTTAGAAAAATTTGAATCAGTTAAACAAGATAAATTACTTATCACATTTAATACTGATTATTTCAACATAGCATTTATTGGTGCAAATAAAGGAAATGCATTTTATAAAAAAATATATTCCGCCTGTGCAGAACAGCCTGATATAAACGATTATCAAGCATATGGTACAAAACTAGTTTTAAAATTATATCCTACTTTGGAAAATGTAAAAGAGTTTTTCCCTAACATGGAAATAGTTAATTTAAATAATGATTTAATTTACCCATTTGCGTGGAATGAAACTGAAAAAATATTTTTAGAAGATAAAAGTTTTCAGATTAATAAAGATTGTATAGGTATTCATTGGTTTAATGGATCGGATTTAGCTAAAAAATATTTAAATAATTCAAATCAATTGTGTACAATTTCAAAAATTATGGAACAAAATAACCTGTGATATAGAATGCTTATCGGCATTATTTAATGAAAGAAGTTTAAAAGTAATATGAATCAAGATTTACATTGGAGCTGGCAGACTCATCAACCTTTAATTAGGACTATTTTAAGCAACTACAAGCCTGAATACATTTTAGAAATAGGAATAGGTTTGTTTTCAACACCTTTATTTATTGAAGAGTATTCTTCAAAAAAATATCTTGGAATTGATAACGACTTTGAATGGTTTTCTATGTTCAAGGAAAAATATCCAAACAGTGATTTTATATTTCACGAAATACAGAATACTGTAATAGGTACAAAAGTTTATGAGTTACAAGAATACCAAAAAGCTAGTATAGTTGATTATTATCAAAAACTAAGAAGTAAGATCATTTCAGAAAATTATGAACGGAAATTGTTATTTGTAGACAATTATACTTGTGCTAGAACTTTTGCAATTAACAATCTTTATGATCTTTTTGACATAGTAATTTTACACGATACTGAACCTGCTGCTTACTCTTGGTATTCTTATTATTTTGACAATAATTTAATAAATAATTATGTTAAAGTAAATTACGAAACTAGTATAAGTTGGACAACTGCATTTATAAAAAAATCTAGTTTTTTGGAGGATGGATTAAACAATTCTGCTTCCTTTATTCAAAATTTTGAACACAAGCACGGAATTTATGGTACAAAAATTACAATAAATACTTGATTTTTTTACATATGAAAAAACAAATTTCAATAGTCATGGCTCATTACAATAGATTTCATTTATTGTACAATACATTATATAGTATATACAAAAAACATGGGCACAACGACATTCAGACAGTTATAGTTGATGATGGGTCTACATTATTAGAGGGTAAGGAAAAAATATTTGAGTTCCCCATAACCTATGTGCAGTTGCCTCAAAATAAATGGTATGTTAACCCATGTATTCCTTACAATGTAGGAATAGAATACTCAGAAAATGATATAATCATAATTCAAAATCCTGAATGTTATCATTTTGATGATGTTATAACACATACACTATTAAATTTACAAGATAATGATTATTTTGCGTATTCCTGTTATTCTCTATCAAAAGATAATTCGGTGGATAAAATAAGAACAAAAAATGATTTTTATCAAAGGACGCATCGTTTTGCAGGTGATGATGGTTGGTATGCTCACTCTAAACATAGGCCAGCTTTTTATCATTTTTGTGCCGCAACGAATAGAGTTAATTTACAAAAAATAAAAAATTTTTCTAGAGAATACGCATATGGCATTGCGTATGATGATGATGATCTTGTCTACAAATTAACTAAAGCTAAGTTAAATTTAAAGTTAATTGATGATGTATCTGTTTTACACCAATTTCATTATTTTGGGGATAAAATCTCAGAAAATGTTAGAAAACTTTATGAGAAAAATGAGAATATTTATTTTAACAAAACAAGGAACATGAATTAATATACATAGATTTGATACAGAAATAAGTACTAAATTTTCTAATTAAGCAAAATAATACTGACAGTTGGATATAATATTTTATGACAAAGTTACCCTTTCTCCCAGAACACTTGGAGGAGGGTATCGTCGTTAAGGCGATATCCGTAAGACCATGTACATATTGCCATACATCTACACAGATGTTTGATCCTTATACCAAGGCTTATGTATGTTCGCTATCTTGTTATAATCGTGTACAAGAAGTAATAGACAACGCAAGACAAAACAATGGACTTTCTTAGATACCAATTTTTAGCAAAGCAGTACGCTATTTATCCTAATATCGGAACTAATTATGAATATCCTTTAAAAGGGCTATTCTCTGAAGTAGGAGAAGTAGCTGATAAGTTCAAGAAGATTGAACGAGATAAAAACAATATTCGAACTACCGAGGATGACTTGGCTATTGGAAAAGAATTAGGGGACTGTTTATGGTACATCAGTCAACTAGCATCAGAGCTAGATTTAAATTTAGATGTAATTGCTCAGGATAACCTAGCAAAGTTACAAAAGCGGATGGATGAAAATAAACTGAAGGGAAGTGGAGATAATAGATGATTAATGAAGAACTAATTAAACGCTTAACTAGTGCTAGAACACTAGCTGAGAAGGATCAAGTGGTAGAGTTTGTGCATACAGGAAGTTATGCATTAAACCGTATTGTATCAGGAAGATTAAACGGTGGTTGGCCCATCGGTTATATCTCTGAGATTATGGGAGATAGCTCAACAGGCAAGACAGTATTTTTAACTCATGCATTTGCAGAGGCTCAGAAGAAAGGTTGGTACACAGTCCTCCTTGATAACGAGTTCGCGTACAACGCAGAGTTCGCCAAGATCTTCGGGGTTGACTCCAGCAAGCTGATCTACGACGATCCTGATACTGTCCCCAAGTGCTTCGCCAAGATGGAGGAGATCATCCTAGAGATTCGTGAGAAAGACAAAGATACTCCTATCTTTATCGGACTTGACTCTATGGCAGGTCAGTCAGACAAAGAGGCATCTAAGGATATCAATGAATTTGATAACATGGATGGTGCAGTAAGAGCTAAAGAGATCGGTCAATGCTTACGTCACATCAATCCTATTCTAAAGAAGAACAGAGTAGGGCTAGTACTAATCAACCAAGTAAGATTAAAGCCAGGAGTTATGTATGGTAATCCTGAGACTAGATCTGGTGGTGGTAAGAGTCTAGAATACTACTGTGCTGGTACATACAAAGTTGTATCCAACAAGACATCTGACCTTATTAAGGAAGGTGATGATCCTATTGGTATCAAGGGTACTATCCGTAATACCAAGAACAAGTTAGCTATCCCATTTAAGGAATGTGACTTTAAGTTGATTTACAACACAGGTTTAGATCCACTATATGGTATCTTACCCGCTCTTGTTTCAGAAGGTATTCTTACTAAATCAGCAGCTTGGTACACTCACATATCTTCAGGAAAGAAGTTCCAAGAATCAGATTTTAACGAAGGTAAATTTATTATCCCTGAGTTAACTAATTTAGGCATAGGTGGCATATAATTAAAATGTCCTCAAAGGAGACACTACAATGGATAACAATCAAATTATGAACGCAATCGACCAAGCATTTGACAATGCTACCAAGCCAGTCCAAAAGACTCAACCCAAGCCTTCCACAGCATCTTTTGCTGATCCAGAGGAATACCGAAAGTCCACTGGTAAGAGATTCCGAATGACTAAGAATGAGAAGTCAGAGTTCGGAGATACTTCGGAAGGTCGCCAGAGAGCTTTTGAGGCTCGTATGCAAGCTGGCACACTAGAAATGTGAGATCCTAATAGGAATGACAAAGGTGATGTCTGAGGATATCATACAAATCATTCGGGTTAAAGCTACGATGCTACCAAACCGTGAATTATTTTTAGACGGGGGGACACTTTCCCTATGAAGACTTATAAGTTTAATTTAATCTTTCATTTTTTAACTTTAATTGAATCTCCACTCAATTTTATACTATCTATATTTGGGTCCACAAAGTTTGTGCGACTATCTGAGTGGTATATTTTACAAACTGAGTTTAAACGCATAGTGGAAGAATATCAATCCGCTGTGGATAATAAACTTAAAATGCATAATGATTCAATAAATGCGGTTAAAAAATTAAAATTTAGTGATATGCAAGATGAGTAAGTCATTTAAAGATAGTGATGGTTCAAAGGGATGGGAGCATAGAGGCTCCAAAAAGAGATCTCGACCAGCCAAGTTTGCTGGCAAAAAGAATAAACCCAAAGAGAGAGACGGAGATGTAGACTTCTCTTGGGGAAATAAAAACGAACAAGAAGATACAGATGAAGACATATCTTGACTGTAAGTTAAATTTTACTACAACATTCTTTCCCTCTAATAGTCCATCATTAGGCTTTGAGCCTACTATGGCAGACTATTGTGAGACATTCCAATACTTCATGTTAAAATATAATCAAGGATTGGATAAGAAGTCAGAAGATTATTATTATTTCTGGCTTTACAACAAGTACCCTCTGCTATCAGAGGAGGAGTTTATTGATGGTTTCAAATTACAATCTAAAAAAGTCACCACTTACTAAGAACAGAATTCATAAGATTGCCAAGAATTTAATTGAAGAATCTTTTGAAGATCGTAAGTGCGCTTTAGAGGCTTTTCGCTACTTTAAAGATAAAGTAGATACATTTCATGCTGATAGAGAGATGCGTGAAGTTGTATCAAAAGCCGAACAGTGCATGGTAGACTGTTTGAAACTAGCAGCGCAGTCTAGAGAGAAAGCCATTAGAGGTATCGAAATGGCAATCAAGGCTGAAACTAAACTTGCGATAAAAGACCGAAAGAATTCAGAAGAAACAGAACAAGAACAAGATGACACAACATCATTTAACTTCGAAGACTTCGACTCAGATGAATAACAACTACAGAATTGTCTGCAAAGAATTAAAATCAGTATTAGTAATTAAAGTTATCAAGTTAATACATCAAGGTGAAATCCAGAAGAAGATCACAGAAATGATCATCTCAATGGGTAAGAACCTTGATGTAGACATTTACAAGAAGTGGCTAGTAAAAGACTTACTAGAGAACTTGGACGAGATTATTTCAGATATTGAAGCATCTTTGCCTGAGGGTAGTGAACTTTCCAAGAAGGAAGAAAGTAAGATTTACGGTGTCCTGTACCGTGAGATCACAAAAGTTTATCCTCAGTTTAGTTTAGAACAGATCTGTGGTATTATGAATTTCAAGATTCATCAATTGGTGAATCCTGAGATGAAGAGTATTAGCGTTAAAATGGATCAAAATGGAAATACTCTCAACGTCATCGAATTCGGAGACGATGAAAAAAATTTGGGTGGGGTCAAAAAGTCAAAAAAACGAAATCCCTCCATCAGACGAATCAACGAATTAAAGAATTACCTCCACTTAAAGGTTATTGGACAAGACAATACTATCAATAAAGTTATTGATCACCTTAAGCTGAAGGAGGCAGGATTTGCAGATTATCTCTCTTTCTTCTTTGTCGGCAAGACTGGACGAGGAAAGACTTATCTTGCTGAATGTATTGCAGAAAAGTACTACAATGGAAGAGTTGTAAAAATCCCTTGTGGTGCAATGTCTGATAAGCATGAGAAATCAACCCTATTAGGTTCTCCTCCAGGTTATGTGGGATCTAATGAACCTAGTCTTCTAGCCCAAAAGGCTGAGGAATCTAATGCTCATGTCTTTATTTTTGATGAAATTGAAAAGGCAGATGATAAGTTGTTCGATGCCTTACTTAATTTGTTAGACAAGGGTGTAATTAAAGATGCTTCCGGTAAAGACCTTGATTTCAAAGAATCATTGTTCATCTTTACTTCAAATGAATCTATTCATTATAAAAAAGCAGATGACATCATCGGTCTAGTAAAAGATATTAAAGTTACTACCCAGACCGAATCAGAAATTATAGGGGGGCTAGAAAACAGGTTTAGAATGGAGTTTCTAAATCGTCTAGATGCCATCTTTGTAGTCAATGATTTGACTAGAAAAGATTTGGAAAAGATTACTAAGCTGGAACTAAATCCAAAATACAATGTAATTCCCACTCCAGATCTAATTGATTATATTTTAGATAACGCAGACTGTTCTAAGTTTGGTGCAAGAAACATTAGAAGATTTATTCAGAACAATGTTGGTGTCCCACTTGCTTCTGCAATCTTAGAAAAGACTATCTCTGCGAAAGACTTTGTTCGTTTTACAGTAGTCAACAACAAACTTTCTTTCTCAGTAGTTAATAGTGAAAAAAAGCTAGGCAGGTCCGCGACCTAACGACGGGCTAACGAGCGCGCCGTGCGCGTGCATAAGTCCTTGTGCATCATGCACTTGCGTGCGCTCGCAAAACTCCTACGCTTTCCTGTCACGTTGGAGCGCGGAGTACGACCCACTCGTAGTGCATCCAACGCCCAAAACACTTCGCAGATTTATCCCAAAATCTTGTACGATCCGGTTGTTTCGGGCATATGATGTGGCGTGTCTGATTCACGTTTCTAACCTGTCTTAACTAACCAAAACTAACCATGACAACCTTTTCTGAACCTAAGCGTCAATACAACAAGCGTTCCCCTGAACAGATTCGTGCTGAACTGGAAGAACGCATCAAGAAGCTCTCCGATAAGGAAAAGCTCAACAATGCTGTTAATCGTGAAGAACTTCAGCCTCTGTTCGAAGCAAAGAACAAGCTGATCACTGAAAAGAACAAGACTTCTGTTCTTCTCGGTAACTCGACTCTTGGATTGAATTATAAGATTCGTTGCACCAGTGCGAAGCTGTCAATGCTTCAAGCTCGTTACGATTTTATCAACTACACTTCCAAGAACTATTCTGGTCTGATCACTTCGATCAATGATCGGATTGCATCTCTCGCTCTTGAAGATGTTATTATTGATGAAGATCTCATTGTTGCTACCAACATTGAAGACGATGAATATCACCGTCTGAAGAATGTTTACGAGAATTCTCTCGCTGCTTACAAGTCAATTAGTGCAGAACGTGTTGGTTCTTCCAAGGATTCCGACGAAGAATGATTTGCACTCGACTGAGCGAGTATAAATAGGCTACTAAGCTCAGTGCGTCCAGAAACTCAATATGAAACATTATTGAGTTTCTGGGGATAGCGACCTCGCTGGGAAAAGCGGGAGCCTTTAAACCATTAAACGTAAATGGGACCGACAAAGGGCGCATTATAGGTAAGTGCAGTCGGGGCACTTACCCCCTTAATTTAAATTGGTCTTGTGGCGGAATTGGCAGACGCATCAGACTTAAAATCTGAAGAACATTGTTCGTGTGGGTTCGATTCCCACCAAGACTACCAAACAATCCTATGCAATACATTCTTATTATCGGAGATCCTCAGACTGGTCATCGTGCTTATGGACCATTTTATTCTGAGTTGAGTGCTGAGTCTTTCGCAGAAAAGCACGAATTTAAGAATGTGCGTTGGGAAATCATCCCTTTAAACGTAGGGATCTGAAACAAGTCCCCATAGCTCAATTGGATAGAGCAACAGATTTCTAATCTGTTGGTTACTGGTTCAAGTCCAGTTGGGGATACCAATACAAAATGAGACTGTAGCTCAGTTGGTAGAGCAAAAGACTTTTAATCTTTTGGTCGAGGGTTCGATCCCCTCCAGTCTCACCAATACAACTTTCTTTTACAACTAAACAAACATTATGATCATCGTTCGCAAGTCACCTTTTACTAATAGAACTAACTCTATGGATCTTCCTGTAACTCAAGAAGAACTACAGAGATGGCGTCGAGGAGAATTGGCGCAAGATGTTTGGCCTAATCTAACTCCTTCTCAGAGAGAATTTATTATCTCTGGTTCCACGGATGAGGATTGGGAAAAATACATGAGCTACAAAGATATGGATAATGCTCCTTCTGGAGAATAACGATGCAAACATTTCTTCCGTATGCAAGTTTTGCTCAGTCTGCCAAAGTTCTTGATAAGAAAAGACTTTGGAAGCAAGTAGTTGAGGCTGATCAGATCTTGGACGCTCTTTTAGATCGTCCTACAAAGACTGGAAAGCCCAGAACAGGATGGAAGAATCATCCTGCTGTTATCATGTGGAAGGGTTATGAATTAGCTCTTGCACACTATCGTAACATTATGTTGACTGAAAGTATTAATCGTGCTAAGATCAATACTTCCAAGCAACATATTCAAATTAACAATAACTATCTGGAATTTCCTTGGTGGTTAGGCAACCAACAATTCCACGATTCTCACAAGTCTAATCTTCTTCGTAAAGATTATTCTTTTTATCTTCCTTTGTTCGATGGATTTACTGATCCTTCTATCCCTTATATTTGGCCTGTCTCAATTAGTCAAAACACCCTCAAGAGGAATTTCTAAACATGAGAACTTCAGTTCACGTTGATTTAAGTCGTGATGAATATTGTAAGATTTCTTACAATGTTGGCAAAGATGACAATGGTAAGTTCTCTTACATTGCAATTTATCACAATTATAATTCTGATAAGTGCATTGGACCACAATACTCAGTCATGATTTTTGATAAGGATCAAGCTCTTAAGTATTTGCAAGATATGAGCACTTACGCTTCAACTATGATTAATCACATCAATCAAATGGAGATCCAATGAAAACTTTCCGTATTGATCGTAAGAAGTGGTTGCGAGGCGAATCTACCACTGAAAATTTACTCTGGTGTGCTGATCGAAAAGCTGGGTGCTGTTTGGGGCACGTTATTCATCAAACTACCAAATGTTCTTGGGATGATCTCGAAAGTTTGGGGGAACCTAAGAAGTTCTACAAGAAGTCCTCGATGTTAACTGAGATCTCAGTTGACACTGAGTTCTCGTTTGATGATTATGTTTCTCTCGAAAACAATAGATTGGCCCAAGAAGCTATGCTGATCAATGACGATGTTATGTGCTCCGACGAAGATCGAGAGAAGGATCTCAAGGACTTGTTTAATCGTCACGGGTACAACTTGGAGTTCTACAACTAACCATGACTAACTTTACTAAAACTTTCCACATTGATCGTAAGAAGTGGCAAAGAGGTAATGATCCAGATAGAACCTATTTGTGGTCTAGTGGACAACAGAAAGGTTGTTGTTTAGGTCATGTTATTCACCAGAGTACCAAGTGTTCTTGGGATGAGTTGAATAACTTAAAAAGTCCAATGCATTATTATGGTAAAGCCAGCATTTTGACTATTAAAACATTTAATGGATCTTCTGATAATGTTTTAGCAGACAATGCTATGAGTATCAACGATGATCGTTGTATTTCTGATAAGGAAAGAGAACGACAATTGATTGAATTGTTTAACAATAACGGGTATGGATTGGAGTTCTACAATTGAATATCTCCTTTAATGTCTTAGAATACATCAAGACTCAGCCGTACTATAAGCGTCTTGAGGATGAAAATCAGGCAGAAGATATTATTCCATACATTCAGAATCACTTTGATATGGCAACCATTCAAATTGAAATTGATTACATCGTTTCGGAGTACATGGAATATATGGATGCATATCTTGAACCTGTAGATGAAAGTAAAACCGCAAATTCTGACTGAAGCATTACGTTTCAGCAGAACTAGAAACAACATAGATTTGCATCCTGAGTGGGGTAACTATCACCATTTCAGTTTTTTGATATGGGGAGGTAAAATCCTAACTTGGGGTACAAACAAACGTGATGGCTGTTCTCACATTAAATTTGGATATCTGGAAAGAAGTAAAGTACACGCTGAATATGAGGCTGTACGAAAAGCTAAGTTCTGGGCAGATTTGAGTGAATCAGTTATTGTTAATGTCAGATTGAATAAACTCAATCAAACTAAAATGAGTGCGCCCTGCAAGTCATGCAAGGCATACTTAAAATCGCAAAGTATCTCCACTGTTTACTACACCATCGAAAACGATGAGTTTGAGAAGCTAACCCTATGACGAACAAACTAGAAAAATCACAATACCTTCGCAAGATTCCAACTAATCCTGTCGTATTTTCATATAATAGTTCGACAGACAGCACTCCCGTGGTCCTAGTTCTTAAACTTCTTCATGAAGAAAAGAACGCAGGGTTTATGGGTATCAATCTCTCCTATGTTTATCCTGATGTCAGGAAGAAAGTTCTTGAAACATACTATATGTATGAAGACAAAGAACTTGCAGGTGAACAAATTGTTCATTTGACCAAGGACGCAATCCGACGTTATAACTACGATAAGATTGCATTCTTCATTTACCGTGGAACCGTTCAAGATCACAAACTTACTTTCGACTGCGCTAACTTTAACTAACTTCTAAACTAGGAAACATACACAATGACCACTCTTATTATCAACGATGATACCCGTCACAAGTACCCTGCTGTTTTTGCTACTGCTCCTAAGCAGGGACTTTCCAATCGCTATTCTTTCGTGAGTAGCGAAGATCTCATTCAAAAGATGAGTGTTATGGGTTGGGATCTTAATCGTATTAAGACTTCCAAGTCGCGTACTGAAACTTCCATGAAGCACGGAAAGCACATGATGATTTTCCGTGATAAGACTGGGGTATCTGTTCCTGATCCTCGGAATACTAACAAGCCTATGTTCTTTGAGATCATTGCAACTAATTCTAGCGATGGTCGCTCTGCACTTAAGTTTGATGCGGGTATTTTCACTCTGGTTTGTTCCAATGGCTTGACTATCAAGAGTCATAATCTTGGTTCTCTTTACCAGTCCCATGTCAACATCAATTTCGATAACTTGAATGAGATGTTGGGTCGATTCCAACAATTCGTGAACTATGGTGTTGAGCGTGTTAATCTGTTTTCACAAAAGCAGATCTCCACTCAACAGGCTATTGATATGGCTTCTTTTGTTGCCAAGGCTCGTTTCGGTGATAATCCCACCGAGAAGATTAATCCTAACGAACTGATTATGCATCGTCGTGAGGATGATCTTGGTAATACCGTGTGGACTTACATGAATGTTATTCAGGAAAACCTTATTCGTGGTGGTGTCCTGAATCGTTCTAATCGTCGCGTCCGCAGTCTTTCCAACATGAATGTTTCGAATAAGGTTAACGATTATGTTTGGGAAGCCGCAGAACAAATGCTAGAGGTTTAATGACCGAAGAGGATTTTAAACTCCTGCAAGATAAGTATGGTAATTTAGTTTACTATACTGCGTTGCGAATCTCTGGGGACAAGTCGCAGTCCCCAGAAGATTATGTCAATTCAATTTGGGCTTATGTACTTCATTTCCTTCCGAAGTATATGACTCAAGAGAATGTTCCCACAGTCAAGGAGTTTATTTCTAAGTATGATGGTTGGGTCAAGCAGTGGATCTTTACTTATAAGAACATGGCTGGAGCCAACATCAATTCCAAAAGACTTAATCAAGTTAGCTCTCTGAATGATAGTGAGGATCGGGACTTTGATGTCCCAGATAATAGCTACTCAGATTTAGAGAACCTAGAGTTTGTATCCTTGGTTGATAGATTTCCAAATACAGACTTAGGAATCGTTGCCAAGGCTATTTTAACTTATGATGATGTGTTCACAGATGGGGGCAGGTTAAATTTACTTGCTCTACAGCGTAGAACTAAGATTTCAGTCCCAAAGTTGCGTAAGATTTTATTGGAGCTTCAGTCCTCCATTCACACCTATATCGACTATGAACCTAACAATTAATTACCATTATGACCTTACCGATGAGCGGAAAGTTAAGGTCTATAATTACATTATTCAAGTAAAGCATATCCGCAACAGTTCTAAATTTTCGACGGGGGGAGGAATTACTGTCATTTCGGCAGTATCTGATAAATCCCCAATGCCGAGAATTTATAACGCAATCTGTATGCCAGAAGATCAGTTCTGTAAGCGCACAGGTATCGTTTACTGTATCCAGAGATTGGCTTGGGACTTAATCTCGAATAACTCTGTAGTTAATTATGTGACCTATACAAATGGTGGTAAAGGTATGGTAGTTGGTATTCAAGCTAGGACTTCTAGCTTTGATAAACCGCACGCTGAAATTGTATATCTGATGGATCATAATTTGTTAACTGTTTTCAACTCTGAATCCTACAAGAACATTGAGGATCAACTCATCAAAGTATGATCTTACCACCAAAGGATTACGAGCCTGGATTCTTTCAAATGCTGGCTTGTGGCTTATTACTATTCTTTAACTGTTGTGTGTTAGGTAAACGACTCCCTAAATGAAAGATAAAGTAAAAGTAACCATCTCATACTCATGGGAATTCGATAGTAATCAATGGGATGAGACTAAGTTACATTGGGAAAAAGTAAACGAAGACATCAGTAAACAGATCATGTACGATCCAGTTAATATGTTCTTCTGTTTAAGAAATATTACCAATCCAAGCCTCGAATCCTTCAAAGTGAAGAAGGATTAGAATTCATAATTTCACCTCGATTTAGTCTCAAAAACTAAATCGAGGTGATGTACTTTATGCCCAATTTTGGGGCAAATATAAAATATTCTTAATAAATTTCAGGGCATTTTCAACCACTAGTCAAATATCAAACTATGACTCTAAAGTTAACAGTACCGAACTTATTTCAAACTCACGACCCTAATTCGTACATAGATTATGAACCTTCAGAGGAGAATGATGATGATTTATACCTAGATGATCCTCTTTTTAGTACACCATATGAAGATTTGCTACATAAAGTAATCAATACATCCAAAGATTTACCTTACAATTTGACCCAATGCGAAGGAGATTTTCATGTAACAGATTCGCTTGGCATTATGCACTTTGATGCTTCTTTGTATTGGATGTGGGCAGCATCATTAGATAAAAATAAACTGTACACAAGACAGGAATTTACTGATAGTTATAATCAGGCTAAGGCTAATGCTGAGTTAAGATATAAGTATAACTCAACCCATGACCTGTTTTTCGAGGACGATAAGTTTGTAGTCCGTGAACGTAACCCCGATCAAAAATTTTGTAGGGGGGGTCTACAATAGCATTATGGATTTGACAAGTGTATTGGCACTCGCTCATTTCACTGCTGAAAAGTTAGCAGAAAAGAACAATATAAATCCAAATACATTGGAAGGATTTAGTTCTCAGTCTGCTTGCATTTTACATAAATTTTTAAATACTTACAATCACAATTCATTTTTATTGTTTGCCTCAAATTTTGACAGGGGGGGTAATTTTCATGTATTAAATAAATGCGAAGATTTATACATAAACATTTCCTACCTTGATCCCTTATTGAATAATAATAAAATTTGGGTGGATGCTCATCTACCGGATTTAAATCTATATAAAAATATCCAATACTTCGACTCCATTCCAAAACTAAAAGATTTTCAAACCAGACTTTGTATACCGAAGGCACAGAGAGCAGTAAATTACAAGATGAGCACTTTGTCTGAATACGAAAACGCATACTTTATTTCGCAAAAAATTTTCTAAGTTTTCGCACCCGTTAGGCCGATGTTAGGCGCGCGCGCCGCGCGCGTGCGTAAGTACTTGCGACGCAAGTACTTACGCACTTTCCACGCTTTCCTGTCACGTTGGAGCGCGGAATACGACCCCCCACGCGGGAGCGTAGACTCCCAAAGTATTTCCCTTTTTTTTACAGGACAACATGATGGCACCTAACATTGTCGAAGAAGTTGTTCCCATTGATGGTTTCGAATGGATCATTACTGGGAAGGTTGCTAACAGAAAGAATGTTTGGAAAGGTACTGTCGAGTATTTCCAAGCTCGACAAGTTCTTCCTCAAGACTTCTGCGGACCTTTTCTTCAGATTTCCGTCCGAAAGACGGAGTATCTCGATGATGTTTTGGCTGTAATCATTTACCCTGAAATGAGGGTGCAAATGTAAACTAAAACACTTTATCGGCCTCGGCACGCCATTTAAAAAATCGTAACAAAAGCCATGCGGATAAAATCCGCGTGGCTTTTTTTATTGGATAGAGACTTGCCAAACCATTTTAGGAGATTGCACTAACAATGAACTTTTCAACGGAAGAACTTGTCGATTTTATCAAAACCGACATAAATCCTGATCCCATTCTTTCCGCCAGCATTTTTATTTCCATGCTTCAGCATGGCAAGGTTCGTGCTTTCTATAATAATGGAAAGCCTCAGTTCAAAATCAATCTCCAAAAGATCCCCTCCACAACCTTTATTCCTGCCAATGTTTCTCTCTTGGACATTCTCCAAGTTTTGAAAAACATTGAAGATAAGTTTCCTTCAGGGAACGCAGAAAAGGATGCAGAAGTGTTCATTTCCCACATTTCCTGTGGGAAGTTGAAAATCGTCTACAAGAACAACCGAACTTATTATTACGAGGATAACAAGATGTGATGTAAAACATCCTTTATCGGCCTCGGCACGCCATTTGAAAATCGTAATAAAGCCATGCGGATTTTATCCGTGTGGCTTTTTTTATTGGATAGAGACTTGCCAAACCATTTTAGGAGATTGAAATGATCAAGCACGACATTATTTTTCTGGAAGAACGTAACGAGTTCGAAGTTTATGTTCACGAAAATAATCAACTGCTGCAAGTTTGGACTTACAATCTTTCTTCGAACAAGTTGAAGAGTATGGATTTTCTAGACGGAAGATTCTGGATCTTTGATCATGTGAACGATTTTATCAAGGTCACAAAGTTCGATAACGCAAAAGCCATTTCTTGTGAAATCATCAATGAAGAAGAGTTCAAGGAAATGACCATGTGATGTAAAACATCATTATTTATCGGCCTCGGCACGCCATTTGAAAATCGTAATAAAGCCATGCGGATAAAATCCGCGTGGCTTTTTTTATTGGATAGAGACTTGTTTACCTCTTTTGGGAGATTGAAATGGAAACCTTTGCGATTATGGTACTCAATGACGGCAGCACTTATTCTGGAGTTGAAGGATGCAAGATTTTGATTTTGAATAAGGAAGCATTCCAATTTCTCGAAAACGGAGATTTGGAGATTCGTGATTTGGTACATGATTCTCGTCGTTACATTGTTCACACAATTGAAATGGGAAACTAAATGTACAAGAACTACGATCAGGCGATTCATTCCATGAAGATTTTTGCCAAGATGGCAGAGTCTAGGGGAGATTTTCTCCCCATGAATGATTTTGAACTCGGTGAATGTGCAAAGTATTTGCTCCACGGAATGATTGAATGCGGAGCAATCAAAATGGAAATCATTAATTCCGAAGTCATGTATTATTTGGATCTTCCAGAAGAAAACACCAAGGGAAACTGAAATGGATAACTTTCTGTTGTTTTTGTTCATTTCCGGTCTGATTTGTCTCCTCTTTTCTGGAGTCTTAAAAATGACAAAAGACGAAGGCTTCAAGTTCATTGTTGGGATTGTTTCTCTGTGCTTCATTATTATCTGGTTCATCATTCTACTATGAAGCAGTTCAAGGATCGCGGTACTTTCTTCTTCTTCCTCTTCCTCTTTGGCATTACTTTCTTCGTATGATCAAGTATAGTTACGGGACAATTCCTTCTTTTCAAATCTTTGATTCTGCTTTCGAAAAGGAAGTGGGATGGAAGGCTTACGAAATCAGGAATTGTAGGTCTGACTTAGATGGGAATTATTCTTCCAAGGAATTGTATTCCTTGGTTGAAAAACTTTCTTCTTCTGATAAGGAAGAAGATCTAAATCTTGCTTCCTGTGTTCTCCAGAGTTTGGGGATCGAATGGATTTAGATGTTCATCTTTGTGAAGAATGTTTCAAGGATGCCTTGAAAGATTCGGAACTTTGTGCAGACTGTTTAGCCGATAAGGCTGGACAGTTCTTTTTGATCGAAGAACAAAACTACAAATTGGAGATGATTGTATGGGATTGAATGAAGTTTTCTGTGATCATTGCGGGGATGATCTTCCCCGCGAAAATAGAAATCCTATTTCCTGTCTCGATCATGATGTTCATTCCGCAAATAAAGGAGAAAGTGCGGTTTTATGTGATTCTTGTTGGATTATCTATTGCGAACTAGTTCGCAAGGATAAAGTTGTTTGCAAGATCTGTGGAGAATCTACCACAGAGAATACAAAATCATCCTTTTTCGGATTCGTACATAAGTACGGACCCACAGATCATAAGTTTGAAATCTAAACATGGCAACTAAAACAGAACTTGCGATTGCAGAAAATCGCACAATTTTCTCCACCAAGGTAATCTCTCCTGGGGATTATTCTGGTAATCTTCTCAAGCCTATTTCCTCTAATAGCAAAGTTGGCAAGGGAAAACAAACCATCCAAAAGGGTGCATGGAAAGATTTTTCAATGTACTCTTTAACGCTAGAAGAGAGGGCAACTTGCCCTTCTACCTGCCATCATTGGGCAGATTGTTATGGCAATAATAGTTTTCGTGCCCAAAGATTCCAGAATGACGAGTTTCTTATTCCTCGTCTGGAAGCAGAACTAAATGTTTTGGCAGTGAAACATCCTGGCGGATTTGTTGTCCGTCTACACATTTTGGGAGATTTTTATTCGCCGCAATACGTTTGTTTTTGGGAGAAAGCACTTGAGAAGTATCCGCTATACATCTATGGTTATACAGCGAGGATTAGCGGACCAATACATGATTTTCTTAGAGCAAAACTTCTCTACCATGAGAAGGTTGTTCTTAGGTTTAGTGTTGATCGTAATGTTCTTAGCACTTTGGATCGTAACTTATTCCCTAATGATGTTTTGGCACTTGACGAAAATGTTACAGACGCAGATTTCGTCGTTTGTCCAGAGCAAAAAGGACAAACAGAATCATGTCTAACTTGCGGACTTTGCTTCAATCGTAATTTCACCAAAGCAATAAAGTTCCTTTCTCACTGATGAGAGTCATTTTGATTTTTGTGCTAATTATTATTACCATTCTCACAGAGCAATAAGGAGATAAAATGTTCATTACTTTCAAAGCTCGCGTTTATCGTAATCTGCGCAAAAATACCTTTTCAATCCAAAAGAAAACCAACAAAGGCTGGCGGGTGTTTTGTCATCTGGATGAATTGATTCTGTCCAACGTAGAGTTTAAAATCTACGAGGCGGGAAGAAGCCGAGTTTTGAAAGAGAAGAAAAAGAATGTCCACGCCTTCGTTGTGGGGGACATCACTCTTTCGGAAACCAAAAATTATTTTGGGCAGCAGTTTTATTACTGCCCCATTTATTTGAATGAATACGATTACGAAAGGGGTTTCAAGAGCTTTACTTACAATCCCTACAACTCTAATCATTTCCAAGATAGGAGAACAGGAGAAAATCTGACCAAAGCAAAGTATGTTTTGCTAGACTGTTCTAGCGAGTTTGGAATCAGTTCTGTTTATTGTGCCTAGGAATATGAAAGTAAGAATCAGGAAAATCGAACCGTTCGAATGGTTTATTGAAACTCTAGACCCGTTTGAGAGTTGGACGGTTCAAGCCACAGCTTATAACTATAAGGTTGCTTTACAAATTTACCAAATGTTGAAGGAGCAAAAGTAAAATGAGCGAAAACCGTGGACCTAACTTTCAAAAAGATTACAAGGGCTGTATGACTATTGAGGAATACGAAAAAGAGCTAAAGACTCACGATTGGTATTATAACTACAGCGACGATCATAGTGTTTATTGTTCTGGTAGTTATAATGATCAGCGTTTGTATTATACTGCAAAAGATAATGGCTGGGAAAGCCTTTGGACAGAATACAAGAGAAAGTACAAGGACTAATAACCATGAACATTAAAATTAACTATAGTGTTTTTGCCAAGACAATCCACCAAGAAAGACTGGAGAGGGTTTATCGTGGAGATTCTGTTTTAGTGGCAGAATCTGTGGCAAACGCTTTATCTCAGATTCTTCAATGTGGTATTTCTACCAGAGTAAGTGAAAAGCTACTCCAAAACCAAAACGTCGTACTTGTAGAAGTAGATTGTAAGTGGGAAGAAGATAAGTTTCAGGGTAATCTAAAGGAGACTTTTTCTAATGAGTAAGTATGTCGAGGTTGATCTTTATGTTCTAGAGGAACTACTAGCCGAGTTCAAAAATACTAAACTTTCTCTAATGTACGAAGTAAGCGTAGACTTAGATAAGGATAGGATGAAAATCCAATCGAAAATTGATGAGTTTCGCTTATGGCTTGATCTTCCCCCCGATAAAGACCCTATCAAGAATGGGTAAGAATAAAATGCCTATCTTTATCTTGTACCACGATAATAAATTTATTATGGAGGGTACAGAGTTTGAGATGATGAGATACATCCATAATAAACATGGCTATTCTTTTAGCTGGGCAATCAGTTTCCAAGGATACTCCTATAAGAGGAAAGAATGAGTATCCTAATGATAGCTAGTATTACATTACTAGTTATTCTATGGGTGGACCTTGTTCGTCGTATTTCCTCTTAGCTTTTACTTGTTCATACTAGTTTTTACTTGTTCATAACAGCTTTTTGCTGCACATAAATTTAACTAAAAACAATAATTCATCTAATTCATGTAAGTTTAGATCTCAAAATGATGCTCTAAACTAAATACGAATAGTTATCAATCATCCCCGTGTATTGGGCTATTATTTATGGCTCAATACATGGGGATTTTTTTTACCCATTTTTATGGCTCTAACTTTATTGTTTAATTAAAATTACCTAATTTTTAATTAAAAACAATCAATTCGTAATAACCATACCACAACCTATTGTGGTACAAATCTAAAGTATTGCCAAAAAACCCCTGCATCAATACTTTTTTTATTACTCATACCACAATATGTTGTGGTTTGTATTTATTACCACTATTCTATTTTTTGATAGGGGGGCATAAAAATGGGATTTTATAATTTATTACCCAATACTCTAATCTCATTTTTGATAGGGGGGGCTAAATCTGGGGTTTTCACAATTTATTCCCTATAAGATAATCAGTCCCACACAATCGACTAACTATTTCCCCTAATAATCAAACTAATAATCAACTATTATTTGCCAACTATTAGTTCGATTATTAGTTCGATTATTAGTTCGATTATTAGTTCGATTATTAGTTCGATTATTAGTTCGATTATTAGTTCGATTATTAGTTCGATTATTAGTTCGATTATTAGTTCGATTATTAGT